GAGAAGACTTTGTCAACTCCTGCTCGAAAATACATAAGAAAAACCAAGTAAACCAAGAATCTGGGGGTCAGTTAAGTCTGGCCCCTAGACGCTATTAATACAATGAAAAAGAATAAGAAGAGTAAGAAAAGAAATAGAAAGAAGAAGAAAAAGATTACTGCACGTAATCCTTGTGTAGCAGATGGCTCTTTGTTTAACAAAAAGGGAGGCCTCCTAAACCAGGATAAAAAAGAATTTAAAACCAAAAAAAGAAGACAAGAAGATAAAAGTGTAATAGAAGATGGGCGAAATAACTTATAGATTTTAAAATTAAAGGAAAGAACGAATGACTGAAGAAAAGAAAGAAGGAATATTAGCAAAGATTAACACAGCATTTAAAAAGATATCAAATGAGCTTTTTGATGGCTTAGATGCAAAAATGGCATTTGATATAGGAGCTATTATAGGAACTATAATAGGTGCTATATCACTTGGTATTGGTCTTCAGTTTGTAAATAAGATATTTATTGTCCCAGGTTTTGTGTTGCTAATAATGGGAATATTCCGTTTCATATTCAGAATAGGCGGCTTTACTCCAAGCAGATATTAATGAAGAAAGAGCTAGAAGATAAATTATTTTCAATACACTCCTCGTTGTTCGCCCAGAGAAACCTCTCTGGTAGCGTGACGAGGATGTGTGATGGAATTATGGTTAGCGATTCTTGGTACGATGTTGTTGATCGTATGTGTGAAGAACTTCAAACATTATCTGATGAAACTGGAATTCAAATAGAATTCTTACAAGTTAAAGAAAAACTAGCCGGATTAAGAGTCTACATCAATAAGTATAGTGACAAAGCCCGAGCAATCATAAATAAGTACGAAATAGAAGCATCACAAACATGTGAACAATGCAAAAGCACAGATGAAACTGTTGATATACGTGAAGTTGAAGGTTTTTAGTTAGAAACATTATGTAGCAAATGCCATGCAGATAAACAAAATAAATAACTTCAATTTAATAGAGGTCAACTTAAGAAAACTCTATCCATCCTTGTTTTATACTCTGCCAAATAATAAAGAAGCGATAGCTCCTATAGAAAGAAAAGCATTAGCTTATGCACTTGGCAACTGTGAAATACGTAACCCATATATTAATAATTGTATGGATGTAATCAAAGATCAATATAATATTTCTCTTATGCCAGATAAAAATTACGAACAGTATGAAATATTTTTAGGCAAAAATATTTGGGTCTTATGTTATAGACTTTATAATAACGATGTAAGTATTATATCAGTGCTGGAGGCACCATGAATAAGCATTTTGTAAATGGAAAGTTCAATTTTAATTCAGATGTAGAAGTATTAATAAAAAGAAAAAAAGCACATACATACCTTGCTGATGCTAGATTTCGTTTTCTTGATTCTTTAGTAGGACGAACAACAAATGCGGTTGATATACTGCAGGACATAAAACCATCTAACAATAATAGTATACATATGCTAAGGTATCTTAAAAGATTCGATCTTATGAGAAGGACAATCGTATATAATGACGCTATAATCGGGAGACTAGTAAACAATGGAAAATAAAGAAGAAATGAAACAAACTTTAATTGCTTCTGCAGGTGTAGCGTTGCAAGCATCAGCGTTATCTGTTTCATACAGTGTTGGGTATGGATTTGGAGCATCAGTCAAGCAGTTTAAAAGACTTGTGGGCGACAGTGATGATTTAGGCTTTACTAAAGAACTATATAAAGAGATGGGCAATGGCTATAATGATGCAATCAATCGAGAAGAAATAGAAAAGAATTTGATAGGAGTTACAGAGCAGCCAGCATAACAATAAAACATATATTTTTTTCCTTGAGTATTAAGAATGTTAAAGCTTAAATTAAATCAAAGGAGAAGTTATGAACAACGGTTATTCTGCAGAAGATATATTTAATGGAACTAATCCTAATGAAAACATTTTCATAGTAAAGGGAGAGAAGGGATCAGATGGTTTGCTTGAAAATGATAACAGGCACTCTATGATAGGCGACGCTGTTAAAAAACATGAATCCAGCCTTAGTGCAATAGATAGAGTATTGTTTCATGAAGCAATACACTTCGCAGATGGCAATATCGTTATGAAAGAACCAAACATGTATCAGATCGTTCATGATCATAGAGACATGGACAAAGGTGCAGCGGCTGAATATCTGGCAGCCAAAGGCGTATTTATGGATATAGATCCCAATGATATGCTTGAAGCAGGAATTATGACTGGAATATCCATAGAGGATTACGAGAAAAATATAGAGCCTCGTGAAGTTCCATCAACCCCGAAGGATAAGTTCAGATACTGTGGAAATTCCAGACAATCATTCTATGATAGTTTTCCAGAGGACCATCCAGAGGCAGACAAAATCAACATGCTTCTTATGATGTTTAAGAATAATATAGATAAATTCTTTGGCCCTTATAAACATGTGTCTGCATCAGGTAAAAAAACTGAGTATTCTGACTGGCATGAATATTATAGTAAGCTAATAGAAAACTGGCATGAAAATGGCACATTAAGTACTGCTGTAGCCTGTACATTTCTTGATATCACAAGATTTATAGCTCATGAGGATACAAATGAGAATGAAATCAAAGAAGTTATAGCACAGCATCTTACAGAACTAGACGCTGTACATGGTGCAACAGTTCGTTTTGAAGCAGACTGTAGAACTCTTATGGGATACGAAGAGGGAAACAATAGGCATGCTCCAAATGAGGCATACCAAATACTTGCTAAAAAGGAAGTAGAGTGGGAAGAACAGTATTCTAAGAATGCCAGCAGCACTAGTCTTAGAACTATTTACTCTGATATATGTAAGACCGGCTTTGATATGTACAGTACAGAGTATAACGAAGCAGACAGTGAGATCACTCAAAGAAAGAAAATGGGTCTTGCTTGGTTTAAATATCGTGCACTTAAAAGAAGATTTGCACCAAGAATTGTTTTAAAAGGTGTCAATATTAATAGATGCTTCAATACAGATACTCTTTGTAATTTCGTAGGCTTTACAAAGAATCAGGCAAGTGTTATAATAAGCAGACTGATTGAAAAGGAATTCAAAAGCCTTAATGAGGTGTTTACTGTAGCAAAAACAGAGGCTAACAAGCTTATGACTCCAGTAGACAATGATAAAACAAAGATCATTACTGATATAATTGATACTGAATTCGATAAGGCTGTTAAATATAAAAATATTGACAGATTCTTAAAAATAGCGCCAGATCTTATAAGAAAACAAAAAGCAGGAGAAATTACCAAAGAATTTAAAATATGGAAAGAGGTATGGGCTCACTACAGCGAGAAAAAAGAAGAAGCTATGGTAGCTAAGGCTAAATTTGCTAAGAAAGCACAAGCACAAAAAGGAGGCGTTAATGTCTGACAAGGATGAGAAAAGCAGAAAAAAGAGCCTGGATATTTCCATAGGAGATGTATCAGGTAAGATTGTCAAGAAAACACAGGCAGCTAACAATGAAGGTAATGATACTCCTTCTAAGAAAGATGACGAGCACGAGTGCTGTGGATCATGTAGTCCTAAAAAAACTGATCCTAAAAGGACAAAGGTAGTCGACTTTCCTAAAGAAGTAGGAGAAGAGACAGAGATACGTATCCAAATTGGAAACAAAAAGATCTCGCTTGAAGACATAAAAAAAGAAGACCTTATAAATTGGGTAACAAATGCTCTTCATTTACCTGACGAAGCATATAGCGATCTATCAGAAATAAAGTTAGATACGTATAAGGAAAAAAGATCTTTATTTAATAAGACCATTAGAAAGTGTGAACAGCAACATAAAGTTCAGCTCAAAATGGTAAACAAAAATAGGACAGGGTTCCCTATTGTTTAGGAGGCAAAAATTGAAAACTAAAATCATTGGAACTATAATAGCTATTACAATAATTATAGCTTCAGCTACATATGTTAGTGGAGATATAAGCAGAGGAGGCTATGCATCTCCTATAAGTTGCGCTCAAGTGGATTGTGAAGCAGCCTATAAGCTATTTATGAAAACAAATAATCCATATTTAACTGATGCAGAGATAAGAGAAATATTAACTGCTATCAATAAAAATGCTCCTAAGTACTTTGGAACAGGTACTACTCTTGAAATTGGAAAAGAGATGACTCTTGCAATTATAGCAGTTGAAAGTAGCTTCAAGACAGATCCAGGTGATGCTGGACTAGCTCATAAGTATATGCAAATACACAACTCAGCTGCTACAGAAACAATAGAGTACCATAAGTTCATAAGAAAGTATGATCTGAATAACACAGATCACAATATAGATCTTGGAATGGCGTATATAAGACTTCTACTTGATACATACAATGACAGGTGGAAGCCGGCTATACTAGCATATAATAAAGGACCAAGAAGCGTTAATAAATTAATAGCTAGCAAAAGAATTAATAGTTATGGCGGCTATTGGCATAAAGTCTGGACCAAGAAATACGATATCCATTGGGATAAAGGAACAATTTTTAGAAAGGGAGAAAAAAACAATTCTTAAACAAAAAAAAGAAAGGAGAGAGAAGATATGCCGAAGACAAGTATGAGTGAGTTAGTAACAGATGTCAAACTTTGGAAAAAGGACTGGGATTCTACAGTCGCTACAGGCCACATAGTACTAGGTGGATGTATCCAGGTTGATGTCAGGCTGATCAAGTACGGTGATGGCTACTTTGTATCTTGGCCACGTAGGAAAAGCGTGGATCCAGAGACCAAAGAAGACGTGTACTACGATCAAGTGAAACCTATTGGTGATGATGGTAAGATCAGCAAAGAACTCGGTAACGAGATCAGCAAGATCGTCACTAAAGCTTACACAGATATGGATGATGATATTCCATTTTAATTAACAAGCCATGTTGATTACCTTAGCCAGATACGAAAGTGTCTGGCTTTTTTTGTCACTAAGTGTAAACATATGAAAAATAAAAATATAAAATATATAAAAATAGAACTTGATAACGGAAGAATACTTGACATTGTTGAAAAAGTATCGTATGCTGAATCTGAGTTCTACGTAACATTTAAAAACTTCGAAAAAATAAAGAAGTATATAAAAGCGAACAATACAATTACTCCGATCAATGATTCTACTTTTAATAGCCTTATGCAAGCAGGCTTAATACAAAAGAAGGTTAAAAAGAAATGAATAAGACTGCAAGAACTAAGCTAATAGCAGATATAGTTGATAAGCTAAACGAACAGAAATTGAGCAGTGAGGAACTTATAGATGTGTATTCCCATCTTGGAATAAATATAGGATGCTCTATAGCAGAGATAAAAGAAGTCCCGGATATGAAAGTCCTTGAAGAGCACTACTATACTAATCCAAATGCCGGGGAAGCTCTTATACTACAATCTATGACTTTAATGGTATGGGCAGGTCCACAAGGAAAAGACAATGCTTAAAGCAGGGGATATAGTACTTTTAAAAGAGGAATGTAATAGATTTGGGATAGTTACTATTGGAAATGAAGATAATTTAGTTATATATCCAATATGTCCGACACAGTTTACATTGATACTTAGAAGAGCTGCAAGAGTAAAGGGATACAATATAAAGGATACTGTAGAGAACTTATTGTTTATGGATCCTATTGAACTAGCTGTTGAGTCATCGATATACGAGCCAGATTACGACAACATAATAAGACTTGACAATATAATCCTTAAGGATATAAGATTTCCAATCAGCGCAACACTATATAAAGGTGATACAGTATTTGAAGTAGAAGGATACAATAATGGTTTAACATTAATAAAGGCTCCTTGGACTGATCAAAAAGTTGAAATGTCAATAGAAAAGATATTGAAATACTTTCCTGACGATTTTACAGTAATGGCAATCAAGGAGATCATAGAGGAAGTACTTGGACATAATGATGGAATCAAACATAATAAGATGATTAAAACTGCAGCTATTTTTAATGGAGAGAAAAAAGTTGTGGCCAAAAAGAAAACGAGCAGAGTGTTACGAGGAGCAGCACTAAGAGCTGTAATTAAAAACACATAGGAGAGAGAAATGGCAGGATTTATAAAGAGTTTTGATATATATAGAAGAGGGAAAGTAGCAGCACAATTTAAGTTGGCAGCTGATATAGATAGACCAGGAATATTCGTTGAAATGTCTGATAAAGCAAAAGGCGATGGCTTTGATTGGAAAGATGCTACAAGATTTAAGCTTGGTTTCAATGATATAGCTAAGGTTGCTAATGGTTTAGCTAACTCAGATGAAGAAATTAAACTGTTTCATGATCCAAAAGCAGGAACCACTGAAAAAGGACATATAAATAAGAACATTAGCTTTAAAAAGTCTGACAATGGATATTACATGAACGTAAGTGTCATGGAAGATAGAAAGCTTGTAAAAAGAATTAGTATAGCAATGAGTAAAGACGAAATATATATTCTTAAAGTACTACTTGACATATCAATACCAAAAATACTGAGGTGGACATAATGGCAAATTTGTTAAAGCTTGAAATGGAATCAATTAGAAATAGTATAAAAACATTAATGACAAATGAGACCATTACACATAAGGTTCATACAGATCTTGAATGTATTGCTGATAACATAGAAGCTGCAATAAGAATGATGGATGTTCTTTACTCAACAGATTCTCCAATGGCTGCTGCAACATCAAAGAATACTGCAATAGTAGCAGTTGCACTTGACGGTAGTCTTGAGCTTCAATTTCAAGATAGAATAATACAAAAAGGAATTATAGATATAAGTAAAAAGTCAAGCTTGTTAAGTAGACTATTAGATGCTGTTGCACTAAGCTGTAATACAGGAAATATAGAATATTTGAAAATCAGCTTACATAAAGAAGTCTTAGATTATAGTAAGACTCAACTGACTGCATTCTTAGAAAGACTCGCAGCATTCTCATCAACATCAGGAACTATTGTAATTATTCCTCCTGATGTAATTGTTTCTATAAAATTAAAAGATGAAAAAGCTAAGAAGAAAATAGAGAAGGAAGAGAAAAATTCCTCGACTGTGCCTTTGGTGAGGATGAAGTTGCAATACAACAAGCAGAAGAAAGATTTAAGAGTAGTAAAAGTAAAATAGAGACTAAGGATTAAGAATGAGCTTTAAAACACATGGAATACTAGAGGTAACGACTCCAGCCAGATTAACATATGAAGGACCAAAATGGTCAAGAATTTCATTTGATGGAGTATCTATTGATCCTCATAATAAGCTATGCCAAAAGCACTCTTACTTCTTTGAGATGTTAGTTCCTACTGAGTATAAGAATTTTGTAGATCAGCTTATTCCAGGAACATGGTGCGCTGTACATGTCGCCAAATTAGAAAGCCCATATAATAAAAGCTTTACAAAAATACAAATCAACTATAAAGATTTTGAAATATTAAATATAACTAATACTAAGGAGCAAAAAGATGGCTGAACATAAGTTTGACGATGAAGGAGGCGCTAAATCTGCACCTAAATTAGACGCAAGAATGATAGATAGACTGTGTCAATTATACGCTACTGCTCAACCGATAGTAATAAATACAGAGGCCATGACAAAAGTTACTGCTTCATTGGAAGATGAAGATGGTGACGAGGCTTGTATGCAGGAGATCGTCAGAAATGTCCAGGAATATATAGAGGAAAGCCTCAAAGATCATGATAGTACTTTGGCTACACAAATACAGCCGTTCCTATTTAACTCGATAACGACCTTTATACTTGAATCTTTCCCAAAGGAAACTGCGTTGTTCTTGCTTACAAATGATCTTGCTAAGCATGTATGTGCATCAGCGGTATTACATGGCTTTCTTATGGGAAAAGTTCTTACAAACAACAACTTACAAATTGTATCTACAGTTGAAGAGATTAGCGAAAATGAACTTGAGTTAATGAGAAAGAACGGAGAAGTTCAAGATCTTGCTACTAAGGCTGTTTTATCCGGTGACATGGAAGAATCTCTTAATGAAATATTAAGACAAAAAGCAGAAGAATTTAAAGAAGAATCTGAAGATGAAGGTGACAATGAAGACGAACAGTAAATTTTTTGTATATACAAGTGAGATAGCGCTTGCAAGGAAAGCATTTCATGTTGCTTTTAATGAAGTTGTTCCAGACAGCGATCCCAATGACTTCATAGTAGTAAGAGATATAAAGAGTCATGCTGGTAAGATACATGCTGATACAGATCAGGTGTACGTTACTAGCGAAGCTATTCATAAGAAGATGCCAAAAGCTACTTATATATATATCTCTGAGGATATGACTACAGATGCTAAGAAGACTGTTATAGGTGTCCTTAAGGAAAAAATTAAAGAATTTAAAAAAACAAACAGTAAAAATATTAGCATAATAGACATTAATATAGGATCTCTTCCTGAGATTCTTGACAAAGATAAGATAGTTGGTTTTATAGAGCAATACAAGAGAGCATATAAGAAGCCAATAGTTATTGTCGATAATGATGGAAAGAATATAGGAATCTTTGATTCTAAAGAAGATTTCGCCGGTAAAGAAGACAAGTACGATATATTATTAACTGTAGATGAATACGTATCAGTAATGTTATCAGTACTAGGGTTCAATGCAAAATTAATAAAAATTGAGAGAAAAGAAGAATAAAATAAATATGATTATAGAACAGCTAGTTAAAAATCTTATAATACAATATGGAACAGCATTTTGTTGGTACCATATAAAGAAGCAAGGGAAGCTTCTCATAAATAGTATAGATGAAACACTAGTTAATACTCTCAAAGAAATAGCAGAAAATGGTAAAGAATTTCAGTATTATTGTCCATCATGTAAAAATACAATGGAATTATTCGGAGAAGAAGATGTAAAAAAACAATTTATGCAAATAAAAGAACAGTGTATATATTGTGATTCAAATAAAATACATTTAAAAACAAAAAAATAGAAAAAGGAGAAGTTTATGAATAAAGCTGCAAAGAAGAACGAAGAAAAGGAACTGACACCACCTGCAATATCTAAAAAGACTGTAGAGGTGATGGAAGAACCAATGAGTAAAGGTCTGGCAGAGCTAAACACTCTGGTAATGGCTAATACACAGATTATGTACTGTGTAACTTCTGAAGAAGATCGTCTTATTAAAGATTTCAGAGAGAAAGTTGCTTTTCCAAATGGAATTGAAGTTATTCATTGGTCATCATTCTCTGGTCTTATAAGAGACAGTGAAAGAGGCAAAAGGTTTCATTGCGACGATGTTGAGCCTACAAAGCCAGAGTTTCCAAAGTCATTTAATCCTGTAACTGCACTTAAAGAGATTGCCAAGTATGAAGTGACAGAAAAAGCTACAGGCGCTGTCTTCTTTATGAAGGATATGCATACGGTTTTTAATGAGCCTATTCCAAGACAGTTAAGAGATACTATCAATTGGCTTGGTAAGCGTGATGACAGTGATCCTATTTCAATTATCATCGTTGCTCCTGAACTTGGATTTAGCAAAGGCAACAACGGTGGAGGACTTCCAATAACATTGGAAAAAGACCTGGTTGTTGTTGATTATGATTTCCTTACAAGGCTTGATCTTGAGGATATAGTAACTACTGCTATTACTGAGATCAACAATGCCAAGAAAGACGAAGGCATGGAGAATCTGATTGAGCTTAATTCAGACCAGATACAGGAAATAGCAAGGGCCGGTCAGGGAATGACATTTGATGAGTTTACAAGGGCAATGGCTACATCGCTCATAGATACTCAAACAATTGACGTCAAGGCCATCCTTGAGCACAAGAAACAGGCGATTAAAAAGTCTGAGATTCTTGAGGTAATCAACTTGGACACCTCAATGAATGATGTAGGTGGACTTGATGAACTCAAGGCATATTTCGAAAGGTATAGCACTTCATTTAGCGACGAAGCTAAAGCATTCGGTGTTGAGCCACTGAAAGGTGTGATTATGACCGGTGTAGCAGGAACAGGAAAGTCTCTTGCAGCAAAAGCGGTAGCAACTCATTGGAAAATTCCTCTTCTCAGAATGGACGTAGGAAAGATCATGGGCTCACTCGTTGGTCAATCTGAGCAAAGGATGAGGGACGCTCTTAAGCATGCTGCATCATGCGCTCCATGCGTACTCTGGATAGACGAAATGGAAAAAGGTCTATCTGGTACTCAAAGCAGTGGAAGTACAGATGGAGGTACTACTGCAAGAGTATTTGGTACTCTGCTTACCTGGATGCAGGAATGTGACAAGGACGTTGTAGTTGTAGCAACTGCAAACGACGTTTCCCAACTTCCACCTGAGCTAATCAGAAGGTTCAATGAAACTTTCTTTGTTGATCTTCCATTAGAAGACGAAAGGGAAGAAATACTCAGGATTCATCTCAATAAGAGAAAAAGAGATCCTGAAACATTCGATATCAAAGCAATAGTCGAAGCAACTGTTGATTATACCGGGGCTGAGATAGAGAAGATTGTTAAGGAGGCTATCGCAGCTGCATATACACAGGGCGATGCTATCGTCACAACAGATCACGTCCTTAAGGCAGCTGGTGAGCTTAAGCCAATTGCAAAGCAGATGGCAGACAGGATTAGCGAACTCAAAACCTGGGCAGATGGAAAGGCAAGATTCGCATCTTCAGGAGCTCTTGAAGCAAGAACTAGTAAGAAGAAGAAGCTGAAAAAAGATCTTGATGCAGACTTGAGAAAGTCTTCAACACTTGCTAAGGTTGCTACAAAGAAAAAGTAAACAATATAATTGAAAGGAGAAAGAAATGTCACATTGGATCAAAGTTACGACAAAAATGAAGAATGTACAAACAGCATCAAAGGCATTAACTGCACTTGGTCATAAGCACGAGGTAGCTGAAGCAGGTAAGAAGCTTTCAGTAAGTGCTGCTGAAACTACCTCAGATGTTGATATCAAGCTATGTAAAGATCTTGGTTTAAAACAACAAGCTGATGGTACACTTGCATTCGTTGGTGATTTTTATTACAACGAGTACAACGAAAAGAAGCTTAAAGAGTCTCTTTCAACCAAATACTACATAGAAGACGCTGTTGAAAAACTCGAAGAGCAAGGCTTCTTTGTGGATGCAGACGAATCATTTGCTGTAAACGAACGTGGTCAAATTGAGTTTACTGGTAATAATCCACACATGTAAAGGTCCTAATATAAGGGTTTTTGAGAAAAATTTTTAATAGGCTTAAGGAGTCAAATAAAATGGCAAATATTATAGTATGTATCGACCCAAAGAGTGGCGAAACTACATTCGAAGTAAATGGTATCAAAGGTTCAAGTTGCACAGCAATCACTGATGCACTTGCAGCAGGCCGTGAAATAGAAGACGAAGGTGTAACAGAAGACATGCATTACAGAGAATCTTTACCTGATTACCTTTAGGAAAGAACTCTATACCGTGGGTCTAGGAGACTAGGCCCACATTTTTTAATCTATATTTTTTTTCTTTTTAAATATTTAATAAATCAGAGGTTATAATGATTAAGAATTTAACAAGAGGAAGAATTCATAAAACATCACTGTTTGTTCAGCCAGAATACAAATGTAACATAGGATGTAAAGGATGCTACGCTGTTAAAAATATAAGTCTTACTCATGAATTAGTAGAAGAACTTACGGATTTAGGTGAAGGAATCCATAATGATACAATTCAGATCGAACAAGTAACAGTCAGTCTTAATGGTCTTGATCCGATAGATACTGAATATTCAGTAGCAATTGCTCATAACATATCAGAAGACTTTGGAAGAAAAAGTACTCACTATGCATGTGCAATAAATAACATAGCAATGTATAGAGGCCTATTAGATTTTGATGCATGTGGTGTTTTAAACATATCGATAGATGTAAATAAATATAATAAATTAAACGAAGAAGAGTGCATGAAAGCTTGTGATACTATTAACTCTATAAGAGTAAAGCATAGGAATCTTCATATAAATGTTAATCTTCTAGCTCTAGACGATTCAGTAGATAGTGAAGATGAGAATGTAAATGATATGCTTGAAGAGATATTTGAATCATCAGACTCTACACATCTCATAATGAACAAGCCTATAGATGATCTGTTTAATTTTGAAAAATTAGACGATTTTAAAAATGGTTTCGAAAATTATATCATTGGTGTACTAGGAATAGCCGAAGTCCTTGGAGATAAATTTCATATGGATGCCTGTGTAACAACAGTGCTTAGTAATCTATTAAATAAAGAAACCTTTACTTGCAGAGCAGGAACAGACCATGCATCATTGTGGCCTGATGGAAAGTTTACAGGATGTGCTTATAGGATGCCTGATACAGAATTCTTTACTGGAGATGGCTCTACAGTAAAGTTTAAAGACTATGACAACATAAAAGATGTTGACGTAGCAGAGTTTAATCTGTGCCTATACAATAAACTTGCAACATTATATGGATCTTTTGACGAGCTATGTAAGAAACTTCATCTAGACAAAAAAGAAATAACACTGTTAAAATCTGTAATAAAATAAAACAAGGAGTAGTACAATGAAGAAAGCAGTAAAAGCAGCAAAGCCGGACAATTTTGAAAGAAGATTTTATAATCTTAGTGACAGCAAAGGAAGGCCGGCTGTAACTGTCTGTGTTATGAGCAATAAGGCTCGTACTAGATTTTCAAGAGGACTATCTATTTGTTCCCCGGATTCAAATCCTACCAATAAGGAAGGAAGAGATAAGGCATGTGGTAGGGCAACACAAGCACTCTTGAATCACATTACTACTGGAGTAATCCGTAGGCCAGAAGCTCTTGAGCAGCTTAGAAATGTCGGAGCATTTGGAAAGAGTACAAGTAAAATTACCGAATGCAAGTCTTCGTACTTTGATAGTACAAAAGGTCTTACTGCTGATGAAGTTAGACTCATCGAAGTAGGTATTTAATCATTAAGGCTGCTTCGGCAGCCTATTTTTTGAGAGAGGAGATGAGAGGAATGACCAGCGGTACAAAAAAAATAGTAAATTCAGCAATGAAAGCTATAAAAGGCGACAAAGAAGATGAAGCTAAAGAATTTATAGCAAAAGTGAGAGAGAGTAAAGAGACATTTAACCGTGTACATGACAAGTTCTATGCAAACTATAGGATAAACGGAAAGACAATGCCTGAATGGCAAGATTATTTCAGAGTAGATATACCGAAAGATATATCTCCAATTGGATGCATAGGAATGCTAGCAGAACTAGCAGCTAAGTATCATGAAGCTTCGTTCTATTATTCAAGCGCAGGTGCATTGGATAAGGCGTATGGATCGGAACGAGAAAAAGAATATAGAAAGATATATAAAAGAGTAGCTGACGAAAGAACTGGTACAGATAAGAAGACAGCTGCTGCTACAACATTAGCTACATTGGCTGATCAAGAATGTCAACAGTTTGATGACGTTATATATAACGCTCAGTTAACTAAGGATTTCTGGAAGAGTATACTAGATCAGCTCAAATATACTTTCAAAGTGCTTAACGATATAACAATTAACAATAGTTTAGAGCTAAAAATAGTAATGAAAACAAGCTAACATGGTATAAACTTATTGCTCTTTTCAGCATTTTCAGTAGCTGTAATAAAAGGTTTGATTAGTCCACATGGACCAGTACATTTTTTAGTTTTAACAGTTGTCATAATATTAACTATAGTTGCATAAAGACATGCTAATATATCTTGTTTCTTTAATAAAAAATCTTAAAGAGATAAAATAAACAGGAGGATAAAAATGATATTTAATGCGATAGTCTTAGCTGTAGTAACTTTTATAGGAATGATGTTAATATACATAAAGCTGCCTAACTTTGTCAAGAAGATAATGCTTAAGGGCGACATACTGACTGATCTCGGATGCGCAGCGTTGACTTACACATTCCTAGGAGGAACAGCCACAGCAATTATAGCTGCTGGTCTAGTAGGAATTATGGTAAGCATGTCATTGGCATATGTTAAGAGTCCACAATATCAAAATATTAAAAATAATATAAACGTTAACAATTCAACATTAAAAAAAATATAAAACAGGAGAAAAATAAAGATGGCTGAAGAGAGTAAGGTTACAGGAGAGGAAACATCAGAAGTTACTGGAGAGGTAGCTGCTGAAGAGAAGAAGGTAGAAACAAAACCAACAGATAATCCTAAGAAAATTAGATTTAGATGTGAAACAGAAGGAAAGTTCACACTACTTAGTAACACAGTAGATAGTGATGGAACAAATGCTCTTGCTGGATCAAAGGTAATAATCAACAGCAAGATAAAAACTAAGCTTGACCCACAAGAAGGCGAAATATTTTCTTGTACTAAGCTTAAGCATAGAGCAAAAACAAATGCATTTTATGGTAGTGGAAATATAAAGAAATGCGAAGATGCACCAAAGAAAGAACTGAGCATGTTTGAAATTCTAAGCAGGGCTCCAAAACCAGAAGGCTTTATAGTGACTGACGCTATTTGGACCCTGTTACTGAGAAATATTTTGCGTGGCAAGCACACAGTGCTTGTTGGCCCAACAGGCTCAGGAAAGACAGAGCTTGTAGCACATGCAGCTGAAACAATTGAGTATGCTTTTCACTCATACAATCTTGGAAATGCAACAGACCCAAGAAGCAAGCTAATAGGTTCTATGAATCTTGTTATGGATGAAAAGGGCGAATGTAACGTAACTAGCTTTGTAGAAGCAAGATTTGTAAAAGATATTCAAACAGATAAGACAGTTATTCTTCTAGATGAAATCAATAGAAGTAATCCTGAAGTAAACAATATGCTTCTTGCTCTGCTTGATGGTCAAGGATATCTTGAACTTGATGAGCATCCAGAGCTACCTGTTATACACAAGAGTAAGTCATGTGTTCTGGTTGGAACTGCAAACATCGGTGACGAATATGTAGGCACAAACATCCTTGATAGGGCATTTAAGGATAGGGTGTTCATGATAGAGATTGATTACCTGAGCAAAGACGAAGAGAAAGCTCTTCTTATAGAACGTACAAACATAGACGAAGAAAGCGCCGATATGATCGCTGAATTTGCGGAAACTTGCAGGGCTATGTGGAAAAGAGATGAGCTTGGAACACCTATATCTACAAGGATGACTTTGGAAACAGGTTATCTAATGGCAGACGGCTTTGACTTTAACAAGAGTGTTGAAGCAACTATACTTCCGCATTTCGATAACGATGGTACTGCATCATCAGATGCTACAAAGATCAAGCAGGCCATGCAAAAAAAGGGCTAATAAATGAGCGAATATAAAAAGCTAACTGATTTAGCTAAAAAGGACGATGATTTTTCTTGGATAGACGACTATCTAGAAGAGACTCGTCACTCTGATTCAGAACCAGGACATAGCGGGTATCAAGGTACCCGCTCCATGTTCGATGAGAACTATGAACGTGGTGAAAGAAAAACATATGATCGTGATGATCATAGATCTCCTTCTTATGGAGGTCATGGAACCTACAAAGGCTATGGAACCTACGGAAGCGGCAAAGCATGGTGGGAAAGAGACAGAGTAGAAAGGAAGCCAACGTATTACGGTGGTGGCTCAGGGTCTGTATTTGGTAATACATTTACTACTGGATATTCATCAGGATCAAGTGACATAAAGAACTCGAAAGAGTTACTTGATGCTAAAGCTTTTGTTTCTAATTTGGTAACTATTCATGATCCATTAACTGCAAAGCGTGTAACAACACAGGTTGATGGGACAGCAAGAGGAATAGGGAATATTTTCTCTGATAAGTCTACAATTATACCTCTTCTACCAGAGATAAGTACTAAATTCAGTCTTGCATTTAATAAAAGACTTGACATTCTTAGTGGACAAGGGCTAATGACGTCTACAATTAGTCATTCCAAACTAAAGGATAAGATTGTCAAAGAGAATGCTACTAAAATAAAAGAATACAGTAAGAAGCAAGCTGATCCTGAGACTGTTCATAAGACAGTAAAAGTAATAGCGTCGATACTAAGCGAACAATACATAGAAGAAGACATTATAAGTAATAGCCCAGGATATGAAAATTATATAAAAAGCTTTAGAGACTATTACTATAATGAAAGATACGAAGATGGGATAAAACAACATAGAAGCTTTTTACCAATAGACTTATTATATGTTAAGCTTAGGGATCCAGAGAAAGTAAAAGGACTACTTGAGCTTGCACGTTCAAGAGTTGGATCAGAAGAGTATGGTGTTTTAATCAAGGTTAACGAAGCTATTGAGAAATTGCTTAGACATATGAAGCCTGGAACAAAGAACATCTTTGGGAATGCTATAGCAATATTAATGACTCTTCTCTCTTCTTGCGTAAAAGATATCGAAGATGTAGCAAGTGCTGAAGCTGCACTTATGAATGCTGCTGCTTCTGAAGGAGCAATGGAAGGCATAGGTATGCATCGCAACTTAACTGAAATGATGGACTCAAGAAGTTTAAGTAAAGCAGAAAGCAGTAGCTTAAGTGCTCTTGCACAGCTAGAAGAACATGATTATGTAAGTTATACAATGAAAGATCCTACTATTAATGGTCATAGTCATTATAAGAATTTTGAAATGAATTTCTATACTATGAAAGGAAACGAAACAGCTTATGCTAATATCAGAAAAGGTATGGATGCATATGTAGCTCCTTTGAAGAGAATGATGAAATTCAGGGACTTCGTGAAGAAAACAACATTGACATCTCAGAAAAGAGGCAAGCTTGACAAAGGTAAACTTGCTATGGTAAACAGTACTGATAGAATATATAAGCAGACATTTACTGATAAGTCAAGTAATGTTTCTATCTGTCTATTGGTTGATGAATCAGGAAGTATGAATGGACCAGGAATAACAGCAGCTAAGGCACTTGCTTGTTTGTTTTCAGAAGCATTTACGGGTTCTAAAACAGTTGATCTACATGTGTATGGTCATACTGCTCAAGAACGGTATAGCGATGGTCCAGTATGTACTATCAGAAAATATCCAACGAAACAATCTATATCGGATATAAAGGCAAGATGTCAGAATCTAGATGGCGCAGCTATATATGGCACTGCACAGGAATTTTTAAAGGTAGCTACAGGTGAACAAAAACTGATGATAATCCTATCCGATGGAAATCCATATGGATCTGGATATTCAGGTTCATCAGCAGTCAACCATACTAAGGAATGTGTTGACGCTGTTGAGAAGCTTGGGATTATTCCAATGCAGGTTGCTATAGCTAGCCATGTAAATAGCGACAGAATGTTTAAAAGATGGTTTAAGTTTACTGATATGAATAAGTTTATTCCCGAGATGGGAAAGATGATTAAAGTCCTACTTAAGGGCTAGAGAGAAGAGAGATGGAGAAAGTACTTGGAATACAAAAGCGGAGAAATATTTGTAGCAATAGAAGAACTTGTTAAAGAAGACATGCTTAAAGACGGGGTACCATACAACGATACCCTTAGTCTATCGAATGTCAATAAGAAAATAAAAGGCACAAACATAGCAGGAATTGATACATTCAGAGGATGTAGACATGATTGTTTAGATTGCTATGCAAGGAAAATGAGTAAGATAGCAAGGAAAGATTTTGGTCATGCTGTTCCTGTCATTAAGTTTACTGGTAAGATAATTCCAGAGAAAACTTATAGATTTGGAACTGTAGGTGATCCAGATCATGACTGGGCTCATACATCCTTTATAGTAAGAACGATGAAAGACCTTGGCCTTAAGAACTACTTCTTTATAACAAAGCTTCAGTCTATAGTTGGAATAGAATCCGGCGACATAAGAAACGTCCAAGTCTCTCTTGATCCTCTTAATAAGAAGCACTTCTTTAAGACTTTAAAGAATATCAGAGACATAACAGGTAAGATAGACAACATAGTTATAAGATTAAGGACTGTACGGACACATAACAGAGATATAAATCGTCTACAAAATATAGGCGTTGCTTTTACTGAAAAACATAAGCTACCTATACTTGAGACTAAAATGAAGTTCAGTAAAAAAAGATACATTGATGACCTTGAATTACATGGATACGAAAGAATCAACAATGGATTTCAAATTAAAGGTTCAATCTTAAGAGATTTTAAAAAGGATATCATGTCATGTGATGAGTTCAATACAGGATCATGTACTGGATGTGACATCTGTCCTGTTCATGGGAGAAAGTAATGTTAAAAGATTTTAAAGAAGAAGACTTAGCTTTACTAATGGATTCTGACCTAAAGAAAATAACAGGCAGAAGAACTGGAGATATAGAGCACCGTCTAGATGGATGCAAAGTAGAAGATCTTGGAGCATTAAGTCAAATGTTAGCAAATGAATATGGGGCTAATGGAATCATTAAAGTTGAACTTGAATATGATTGCGGAGATACATATCTAAAAGCTGAACTTGAATATGATCATATAGAATCAGACCAGGAACAGAAGACTAGGTTACAGTATTTGATAGGAGATATTAAAAGATTTAAGGCCTCTGAAACAAAGCGAAAAAAGAATAAAATTGCACAAGAAAAAAGAGACCTAGTCAGATTAACAAAAAAATATGGAGTACCAAAGGATGGCAAAGGATGCATAGTAGAAAAAGATTTGGGCCCAAAGAAAAAGACGATAAATCTATAGGCGATGAATGCCCAGGATGTCAAAAGAAATTTAAAGTAGGAGACTATACAACACTGGTAGCAATAGGCCCTGGTGCGGATAAAGAGCAGCAGGAGAGAGCTAAGCTAGGCCACTCGTATAACGCAGTGGCACTTGAAGCACACTGGGCCTGTGTTACCGGTGAATTAGATCCTACTGATCCACCAAAACTTACGGTTATAAAAGGAGGATCGAATGTCTGAAGATGGTCTTTTATGGTGGGAATATATCCATACAAATAAAGAGCTACAAGTGAAGAGATTCTTTGGATACGAAGACATAAAGGAAGCTAAAGAAAGTCCATTTGTAAAAGAATTGTATGGTCCATTTGAAGCAAACAGTAAAGACGATGCTAGGGAGGAACTGAAAAGACATTTCGGATCACTAGGACTATAGCAGAAGGAGAGAAAAAAATGAGAAGACAATTAGTACAAATAGAATATCCAGTTCATGGAGAGGGAGTTACATTACCGAGAACTGTTCTTGTAATGGAAATGTATGAAGACAGATTTGTAGGAGTAGATATAGGAGAATACACTAGGACACACAGTGTAACAGAGTCCTATAGGACATTCAAGGTATCAAAGATCCCACACAGAGGAATGACAACAATAAGCTTTCCAAATCTGCACAAGAAAAAAGACTTTCCTTATCCAAGAAGGGAAAAAATGGATAGGATAGCATTAGGATTAAGAAGAGATCATAAAAGTTTAGCGAGGTAACAATGGATAAAAAAGACATCATAGAAGGAGCAATGTACTCAGTCATATCATCATTTGAACTTGACGGAGAAACATTTAATCCTGGTCATGAATTTAAGATCTTAAAAATAGTAAAGCATGCAACAAACATCTCATATCTTTCTGTAGAATGGGAGCATGTACTTGTACATGGACATGACGCTGAAAGTCTTGGAAAAGAAAAGCATTGCTGGGACATTGACCAAGATTATATAATGGATAATTGCAAGTTAACTACTGCTCGTACTGAAACTAAAGAAGAGCCAGTTGTTATTCTAAAAAGATTTACTAAGAAAGAATTTTTAGAGACACTGAAATCAGTTGTATGAAACTTGAGATAGAACTGGTTCCAGAGACAGCATGGTACAGTAATCTCAGAACAATACTGGTAGCATCTGGATGGAATAAAGTAAGACAAAAGGTTCTTGCTAGAGCAAATGACCACTGTGAGATATGTGATGCTAAGGTCAAGAGATTAGAGTGCCATGAGATATGGAACTATGATGATGAAACTTTAGTTCAATCATTAGTAGATGTTAAAGCTCTATGCAGGAACTGTCATAGAATAAAGCACTTCGGACTGTCTCTAATGAAGTCACAGAAGGGACAAGCAAACATACAAACACTTGAGGATCATTTTACAAGAGTTAATGAGTGTACGTATGCTGAATTTAAAGATCATGTAAACGAATCATTTAGAGTTCACGGAGCGAGAAGCAGGGAGGAATGGAGTATAGACATATCTAACGTAGCACTATATTTAGACGATTAAATACTGACAAGTCATATATGCCTATTGCTATCGGTAGGTGCTATATATTCCATTCTACGAATGGAGCCCCGCAACTGAATGTGTTCACGCGCTGGCTAAGTTTACAGTGTGTAACAATTGCGCCTGATCCACCAGGTAGAATCATGAGTTACGGGGACCCGGTGTATTACTAACATCGAACAAGAGAGCTGGAGACCAGGGACCGGTTATGTGCACAGCTGCAGTAGAAGAGCTCGGTTCCGCCACGCGTCGTATGCATCGATACACTTCGAGGCGGTCTGCGGGCCCGGACAAATATTGCTGCGCCTGGCGGAACAATGATTATACAAAGCTCTAGAGGATCCATGGACCCTAAACACTTAGACTTTTAAATAGTTGTCAGGAGAGAGATGAGTTATAATATTTTTAAAATACCGAAGAGAGACGGTAAATTTAGAACGATTGAAGAACCATGTTATGAACTAAAATTAAGACAAAACAGATTATTAATTGAACTTGAATCCTCACTCTGGATATCAGAGCATGCTCATGCATTTATTCAAGACAAGAGTATTGTAACAATGGCGGAGCCACACATTAATAAAGAATTTGTTGCATGCTGTGACATAAAGGATTTCTTTCCTTCTATTACAGCAGAGAAATTAGTTAGGATAACACCACGAACAACATGGACACATGCAGACATAGCTACATATGATTTCGAAGATGGCAAAGGCAGAAGATTACCACAAGGAGCACCTACATCACCAATCTTATCTAATGCGTACTTGTATCATTTAGATCTTCACATGTCAGCAGCAGCAAACATAAGAGATTGTTCTTATACTAGGTATGCAGATGATCTTGTATTCTCTGGATCTAGTAAAACCAAGATGAGATTCTTATTGGACTATGCAAAAGAAATACTTAAAGATGAGTTTCAATTAAACATAAACAATAAGAAAACTAGAATTATGCATCGATCACAAAGACAAATAGTATGTGGCGTTGTAGTAAATGAAAAATTAAATATACCGAAAGAGAAAAGAAAAAATCTTAGAGCTGAGATATACCAACAAAGAGCGAACGAGAAACTCAGACGTGACACAATAGGAAGGAGAGCCTTCCATAGTATGGTAAGAGGAGAAGCAACATGAGTCTACTGATAAATATAAAAAATGACATAATGCTTTTAAGGAAAGCTAAAAGTAAATTTGCACTAAGTATAGTTACTACACTTTGTGGTGAGGCAGCTATGGTTGGTAAGAGTAAAGGTAATAGAGAATCTACTGATGCTGAAGTAGTTCAGGTAGTTAAGAAATTTATTAAGAACATACAAGAGACTATGCTTAAGGTTAAGCTTTCTGAATCACAAATATATGATATGGAATATGAGGTAGAGATATTATCAAAATATTTGCCTGAACAATTAACTGCTGATGAGCTTACTACATTAATAACTAAACTAATAAGTGATGAGTGTTATTCTCTTCCTAAAGATATGGGTAAGGTAATGAAACATTTATCTATTGAGTATGCTGGTAGGTTTGATGGTAAGGTTGCTAGCGATATAATTAAAAGAATGTAAAGGAGATATTATGTTTGAAAAGATATTCGCCGCCATAAAGAAAGCAGTAATATTATTTGTAGGTCTAGCAGTGTATCCGTTTCTACACATGGCACATCAAGCATCACAAGGATTTCAAGCCGGCATAGGATAGTAAATGGATAACTACATTCTTGATGATGAGTTTAATACGATCCCTATCGCATATGATGACCCACGTAATATTATAGGAGACAAAGAAGACTGGGAACTTAAGAGACGCATGGCATTAACCGAATTTACTTCTGGAACAAGAATCTCTACTGTCTTCCTAGGAATAGACCATAATCACGGAGATGGTGTGCCGATACTCTTTGAAACTATGGCTTTTGATGATGATGGTGTTGATGCTGATATGATGGTAAGGCATACTACATTTGATAAGGCTATAACTGGGCATAATGCAATGGTTGAGCGAGTGCAAAAACTTGCCAGAAATTCTTTGGTACTTGAAAACGAATACATCAAAAAAAGACCACCAGTACCTCCAAGAAAACTTGAGTACAGTAACGAGACCAGCAACTCCATATTAAGAAAAAGATTTACTAAAAGGATTAAGCTATGAAAAGAGAAGGCATGCCAGATACAGGAGTTATAGTAGGAAGATTTCAGGTTGATGATTTACATGAAGGACACAAAAACTTCATAGATGCAGTAGTCAAAGCTCATCCAAGAGTAATAATCTTTCTTGGTATAAGTGTAGCTAAATGTAGCACTAATAATCCGCTTGACTATGATGCTCGTAAGAAAATGATTAACAGGCATTATCCTGACGTAAGCGTTCTTTACATAAGAGATACTAATAATGATAAGAAATGGTCAATGTATCTTGATGAACAGATCAAAACTATGATTGGACCTGGTCATACAGCATGCTTATACGGAGGAAGAGATTCCTTTATTAGTCATTATACTGGTAGCTTTGATACTACAGAACTGAGACAAGAAGTCTTTATATCAGGCACAGCTATTAGAAAGCAACTTGCTGTACAGTCTAAAGGTACTGTTGATTTTAACAGCGGCGTTATCTGGGCCACATTGAATCAGTATCCAGCTTGTCTACCAACAGTTGATATAGCTATTTTCAATGATAATGGACGCAGTCTTATCTCAATGTGGGGCAAAACAAAATGCAATCGCTCGCTATAAAGATGTTATCAAAAGGAACAAAGACAAGTGATTAACGTAGCATGGAGCAACATTTGTAAATGTTATGTTGCAATTGACAGTGAAGATGTCTTTCTTCAGAAGAAAGGAATATCAGAAGCCAATGCTATAGTTAGAGCTAAATACACTAGAGATGATAAAGCTAAGAAAGATAAAGATAAAGGTAAGATTCGTTTCAAGCTTACAGCAGCAGATCTAAAAGCAATGAAGGCTGCTTGTACCCCATGATTAAAGTAGTGCAGAACAAACACAAGAACGTCTACCTTGCATATGATGATGAGGATGTCTTCAATCAGAAGGAAGGTGTATCAAAAGCTAATGCAATAGCCTTAGTCAAATATGCTAGCAATAAACATGGCATTAAGGTTACAGAAGCAGACATGAAAATAATGAGGGCTGCATGTACTCCATATTAATATGAAAGGCATAACAATAAAGCGACTTGAAAAATGGACAGGATATAAGTATGGATGTTACATGGCAACCTTTGATCCGTCCTCTTATGTTCTTAGACTAGGTATATCAAAAGCAAATGCCATTGCTAAACTTGAAAAGCTTCTAATCAGCAATGGTCTAAGATCGCCCTAATATACCAAAAAATAATAAAAAAATTTTTAACCAAGATCCGGTTGGATCTTCCAAAAAGTTAATTAACCTGGGATAAACTTGTTTCCTTTGCTGGAGTTCTCAGTTGATGTAATTATTTGTAGATTGTATTCAACATGCAAACCAGAAACTAGCTTACCTTGAAGTGGAACAATATGATCCACAACAAACTTATCACTACAACCAGCAGCTTTAGCTGCTAAACTTATTTCTACACAGTCAACATATACTTCTTTAATCTTGTCAAGATCCGCCCAACCAATAGATCGCTGTAGTTTTGCAGCTCTACGTTTGGCACTGTTAGCTATGTGAACGTGCTTGTTATTTTGATAGTATTCTTTATCACGATCAGGATGAGCAGCTTTATATCTCCTGTTGTGTTCAGCGCTCCAATTAGGATTGTTCTCACGCCAATCTCTACTATGATCACGCATACAAGTCTTGCACTTAGTTTTTAGCCCATCTCTGCCTAGCTTCTCAGCCCCAAACTCAGACACCGGTTTAACCTTACCACACTTCTTACACTCTTTTTTCTTGACATATCATAATCTCCTTCCTATAATATTAAACAATAGTAACAAACATACGCCTACTATTTTTTTAACCCTTTGCGCATTTGGCTTATCGAAAATGTTATTTTATATTATTCTGCAGAAAAGGCTTGACAAAACCTGAAATTCTGCTATAATAGACTAATCAATAAGAAATTTGTTCATAAAAGTGCTTGCAGCATCAGATTTTACTTGACAAAACTGAAATTCCTTGCTATAATATATAGATAATCAAATGAATACATAATTAAGGAGGAACATCGGATGACACATGAAAGACTGAACAAGTTGATCGCAGATATTTTAACTGAATCAGGAAAAACATTTGCAAAGAAGAACGAAGAATACTCAAGGGAGGACGCACTATCAAACTTTAAGAAGGCAGGTAACGCAAAGAATTGTACGCCTGAAGACGCGCTGCTTGGAATGCTAACTAAACACTGGGTGTCAGTTGTTGACCTGATCCAAGATATAGATCAGAACAAACTAGCACCATTGAGCATGTGGCAAGAAAAGTGTGGAGACATCAGAGTATATATGATGCTGCTTGAAGCATTGGTAACTGAAAGACTAGACGAGAGAGGAGAATAAATGGGAATAAAAGACGACATATATCACCAAAGGTACAAGGCTTATGGAGAAGAGACATGGGAAAAAGACTCTTCACTGAGGATTGGAAAGACTGCTGCACAAGCAGAAGCTCCTGATCTACAGGACGAGTGGACACAAAGGTTTCATCAGACAATAGCATCATATGATTTTATTCCTGGCGGAAGGATCATAGTTAATGCAGGTAGGCCTAAGCCATATATGATGAACTGTAATGTCATTAGTGTTGACGACTCAAGAGAATCAATAGGCGAAATGCTTAAAGACATTCTTGTGATATCAGGTACTGGTGGTGGAGTTGGGGTTTCATTCTCAAAAATAAGACCTAAAGGCGCTCCTATCCAAACTAATGGCGGAGAATCTTCTGGAACAATCTCTTTCATGCACTGTGCAGATCAGGTTGCTGGTACTATAAAGACTGGTGGTGGCAGAAGGGCAGCACTTATGATGAGTCTCTCTGTGTATCATCCTGATATCCTAGACTTCTTGCATGAAAAGCTTGATCTTAATAAGCTAAAGAACGCAAACATATCTGTTGAGATAGACGACAAGTTTATTGAAGCTGTCAATGCTAATGCAGATTGGGATCTGATATGGGCAGGTAAAGTATACAAGACTGTTAAGGCACGAGAGATATGGGATATACTTGTAAGTAATGCTCTTGCATCTGGAGAACCTGGAATACTTAACATAGGTCACATAAGGGAGATGGCTAACTCTTCTTACTTTACGCAGATAGAGACTACTAATCCATGTGGTGAGCTTCCATTACCTGCTTACTCAGCATGTTGCCTTGGCTCTATTAATGTTGCTAACTTTGCAAGGGAAAAGTATCTCGATGTAAAAGGATTCAAGCAAGCTATAGAAACTGGTGTTAGGTTCTTGGACGATATTATTACTGTTAATGAATATCCCCTCGAAAGAATCAAGCTCAATGCCACATCAGACAGAAGGATAGGTCTTGGTATCATGGGTCTACACTATGCTATGCTTAAGCTTGGCATCAAGTACTCTTCAGATGAAGGCGTAGCTTTTGTAGAAAAAGTATATGAGATACTTAGGAATCATTCCTACTGGACTTCTGCTCAGATAGCATCTGAAAAAGGATCGTTCTCAAGGTTTGACAAGGAGAAATTTCTGAGTATGCCTTTTGTTAAGTCTCTACCGTCTAAGATTAGAGATGAGATAAGAGAAAAAGGTATGAGGAATGTATGCCTCAATACACAGGCTCCAACAGGAACCACATCACTGTTCGCTGGCACATCATCTGGTATCGAGCCTATATTTGCTCCAGTATATGAAAGAAAGTATCAGTCTGGTGGAGAGGACAAGACCGAGATCATAGCTGATGAAATGTTTGTTATAGCCAAGAAAGAAGGCAGAGATATTTCTCACTTCGAATCATCACATGATATATCTCCAGAGGCTCATCTCAAGGTGCAAGAGGCAGCACAACGTTACATAGATAGTGCTATCAGTAAGACTATTAATCTGCCCAGTGACTTTAAGCAGGGAGAACTTTCAGATCTTATGCTTAAATATATTCCCGGCCTAAAAGGTGTAACAATATATAAAGAGGGAGCCAAAGCAGATCAACCACTAACCCCGCTTGACCAGTCTGCATACGAAAACAGGACTGTTGATGCGGAAGACATAGGGAAGCGTGCTGGATGCACAGCAGACAAGTGTGACTTATAATGAGAGATCTTAACTTTGAAGAGTGCAAAGAGTTGATGGGCATAACAATAGATCAAGCAGTAACAGACTATGTCTTGTTCTTTTATCCAAAAACACAGAAGCAAAGAAAGGCGCTATCATCAGCAGAAGGTTTCCTGTTTGATGATACCTATAAGCTGAACTGGGGTGGCAAAGAATATAGTCTTGAAGATATGCTTCTTGTTGTAAACGATGAAGACAAGAGGAAGCCGATTGATGTTGGCTCTCTTAGGAAAACAGTCAAGAAGAAAGCTTATAACTATAATATAGAGCAGAATAAAATAAAGAAGAGTGCTCAAATAACGCTTGACTTTATGGGAGTCGTAAGAGAGAATGAGGGAGAAGAATAATGGCAGATAAAAAAATATCAGACAGAATTAATGCGCTTGAGATAGCGAAAGCTATGATCATGAAATCTCAAGGTAAAGAGGCAATTACAAACTTTGATGAAAAAGAAATCACAAAGATAGAGGCATTTCCAACTGGTTGTCAAGAGATAGATGAGGCCATAGGTATAGGTGGAATACCAAAAGGAAGGATGACTGAGATATTCGGTGGAGAAGCAACTGGTAAAACTACAATAGCATTGCATATGATAGCAGAAACTCAGAAGAATGGCGGAGTGTGTGCATTCATAGACATAGAGCATGCTATTAACTTCCAGTACGCAGAAGATATAGGAGTAGATTTCAGCGCTGAGAAGATGGTGTTTAGTCAGCCTGACAGTGGAGAAGATGCGCTTGAGCAGGTAGACTTTCTCATTAAGAGTGGCGCTATTGATATTATAGTTGTTGACTCTGTAGATGCTCTTGTGCCTAAAGCGGTACTTGAGAACGGCATAACAGATGATACTATGGGTCTATTGGCAAGACTAATGGGCAAGGGATGCAGAAGGTTCAAGAGTACATGTAGTGAAACTGGTACGTCTGTAGTCTTTATCAATCAGATCAGAGACAAGATGAACAAGTTTGGCTTTGGTGATCCAACCACTACAAGTGGAGGAAAGGCTCTACCATTCTATGCTTCTCTTCGTATGAAGGTCACAAAAGGCATGGCAATCAAACAAGGAGAAGAGATTGTCGGCACGAAGACGCATGTCAAAATAGTAAAGAATAAGGTGGCAGTTCCTTTCAAAGAAGCAGTGTTTGAGTTAGAGTATGGCAAAGGAATATCTAGTCTCAGAGCCACAATAGCTAAAGCAATTTCAGCAGGCATAGTAGATAAGAGTGGTTCATGGTACTCTTTTAATGAAGAGAAGCTTGGACAGGGACTCAAGCCTGTGCTAGAGTTCTTTGAGGCGCATCCTTTGGCACTAGAAGAAGTAGAAGACAGACTTAAATAAGAGGCAACTCAATGACTAAGAATCAAATAATTCGTGAACTGATGGTAGAGATTCTAGAGAATGAAAAACTACTAGAATTAAATGGAGCTTCAAGCGAAACTAAAGAGAAGATTAAAAAATTTAAAAGCGCTATTGAAGTGATAAAAAGCCTGCCACCAAGATGCAAAAGATGTGACGACAGGACGTTTGTAAAAAACCATGCCGGAGAACTGATCCACTGTCCAGAATGCAACCCATACGGAGAAGCATATTGAAAGAATACACGCACCTACATTTGCATACCCACTACAGTACGCTTGACTGTACCATAAGGCCAGAACCTTTAATGCAGAAACTAAAAGCTGATGGACAAAAAGCTGTAGCAATAACAGATCATGGAAACATGCATGGAGTTGTTGACTTCTACAAGACTGCAAAGAAGTATGGAATTAAGCCCATACTTGGCTGTGAAGCATACTTTACAGACAAGCATAGAGTACACGATAGAAACATGGGCGATAAAATATTTCATCTTGTTTTGTTGGCTATGAATAATACCGGCTACAAGAACCTTCTTAAGCTGGTATCGCTTGCGTATGAAGAAGGCTTCTACAGATATGCTAGGGTAGACAGAGAGCTACTAGAAGAGTATGGTGATGGAATAATAGCTATGAGTGCGTGTATTAGTGGTGCGGTTCCCTGGATGCTTCTTAATGGAAAAGAAAGAGAAGCATACGAAATGGCAGAGTTCTTTAAATTCAACTTTGATAAAAGATTTTTTCTTGAGATACAGGAGAATGGGTTAGACCTACAGAATGAAGTAAATCCAAAGCTCATTAAAATGTCTAAAGAAATGAACATACCTCTAGTTGGAACGTGTGATTGTCATTATCTTAACAAAGAAGACTCACAAATTCACGATCTTATTAAACTGATTCAAACAAAGTCTACAATTAATAACAGAAAGATGGAGCCGCTTGACCCTGAGTTTTACGTAAAGACACAGAAAGAAGCAGCAGAGGCTTTCAAGAATAACCCCGAAGCTATCAAGTCAACTCAGCAAATAGTTGACATGTGCAACGTTGAGATTGAGCTTGGAGAGTTTCACTTCCCGGTGTTCGATATCAAAAGAGACCCTGACTATAAGGAGTTTATTAAATGTCAAAAGAACTAGATGACTATTTCGAATTCAAATGCAAGAAAGGATTTGATACTCTTAATCTAAGTGGAACAGAGTACAGTGACAGACTTGACTATGAAATGAAGTGTATCAAGAAGATGGGCTTCTCTGGCTACCTTCTTATAGTTCAGGATCTTCTCAATTGGGCTACCCGTAACGACATATTGTGTGGGCCTGGAAGAGGGTCAGCAGCAGGAAGCCTAGTCTGCTATGTCCTTGGGATAACTAAGGCCGACCCTATAAGACACAACCTTCTATTTGAAAGATTTCTTAACCCTGACAGGATATCTATGCCTGATATAGACATGGACTTTGAAATCGACAGACGAGAAGAGGTTGTCGATTATGTAAAGACAGTGTACGGTGAAGACAAGGTTGCCAGAATCACAACGTTTAGCGCAATGAACTGTAAGGGCGCTATACGTGATGTTGGTAGAGCTATGGCTCTAGAGTACACAGAAGGTGATGCAATGGCTAAAGCTCTGAATGATGGTACAGTTCAAGAAAACATAGATAACAATCTAGATTTTATAGCTATCCTTGAGAAGGACGAAAGATTTGAAGAGGTTGCCAAACTTGCAGCAAGACTTGAAGGTAACATTAGACACAGTGGAATACATGCTGCTGGAGTCGTGATAGGAGACAGGCCTCTCAACGAATACATGCCTGTTTACACATCAAAGAAGACTGGTGACAACCTTACACAGTTTGCTATGAACGAGGTTGAGGAAGTAGGACTAATCAAGTTCGACTTTCTTGGACTCAAGAACCTTAGTATCGTACACTTGACTCAGAAATTAGTCAAAGAGAGATACGACATAACAATAGACCTTGACGAACTCACAAATACGTTAGACGACAAAAGAGTATACGAGTTGTTTGCCAATGGAGATACAACAAACGTGTTTCAGTTTGAGTCAGGAGGTATGAAAAAGTATCTCAAGAAGCTTAAGCCGACATGTTTTGAAGATATAAGCGCGATGAACAGCCTCTATAGACCTGGGCCACTTGAGAGTGGGATGCTAGATGATTTTATTGAAAGAAAAAATGATCCGTCACTGGTTGAATACCCACATGAATGTCTAGAGCCGGTCTTAAAGGATACATATGGGGTTATGCCTTACCAAGAACAGGTTATGAAAGTGTGCCAAGTGCTTGCTGGATATACGCTATCAGAAGCAGACAATGTTAGGAAATACATAGGCAAAAAGAAAGAAGACGCACTAAAAAAAGAACGTCCAAAATTTGTAAAAGGATGTACAAAAAATGGTATGCACAAAGATGATGCAGAACAACTTTTTGATGATATTGAGAGGTTTGGTCGCTATAGTTTCAACAAATGTTTAGTCCCAGAAACTACAGTAGTATTGGCAGATGGAACTGTATCTTCAATAGAAAAGATAAAGACATTAATGGATTCAGGCAAAACAGTTGATATCGAAAGCTACAATACCGATAATGACACGGTCTTTTCTGATAAATGTGTTGAAGTTATAGATTCAGGAGAACAGGAAGTATACGAGATTGAATTATCAGACGGAAGCACAATTGAATGTACAATGCAGCACAAGTTTCTTTGTTCAGACAACAAGAAGCATGAACTACAAGAAATAATAAAAAAAGATTTAGAAATATTAGCCATTTAAAAACACTATGCGTTTAATACTATAACATGCACATGAATACGCATGTGAAAAAAACACACTAAAGGAGAACAAAAAATGGCTAACACTGGAAATGCATGGAACAAACGGATAACAACTGAAGACGAAAAATTTATTGTTGATGAGTATAAGGCAGGCAAGTCATCAGGAGAGATCTTAAAGTCTTTCAAAGGAAAGTTTAAAACAGGTAAAACTATACTAGATGTTCTTAGAAAATATGATGTAAAAAGACGAGATGGGATTACAGACTATGTTAAGCTTGACCATTTTTATTTCTCTGACATAGATACAAAAGAGAAAGCGTATTTATTAGGGTTTATTATAGCAGATGGATGGGTACATTCTAAAAGAAACCAAGTTGGGATATCATGTCAAGATAAGCATATCATAGAGTTGGCTAAAAAAGAATGGGAAACCTCAAATAAAATAGTTGAAATAATAAAGAAAAAACCAATTATCGGAGATGATGGCCAAGAATATTTTTCTAAAAAACCAATGCATCAGCTTATAGTTCATTCAAAAAAAATGATAGACGACTTAGCTATGCTTGGAATAGTTGACAGAAAATCATTAATTACTACTTTGCCATTGTTGAACAGAGATTTACAAGGTGACATGATGAGAGGCATAATAGATGGAGATGGCACAATATATATTCATTCCAACGGGAAAGATCCTTGTATAAGATTTTTAGGCAGCCATTACTTAATGGCACAAATATCTCTGTTCTTACATCTAGAGTTAGGTTTAGCATATAGGATTCCAATGATTAAAGGCAACATATCAGCCGTAGAATGGACTATAAAAAATGAAGTTATAGTTTTGGCAAAATATCTATACGAAGACTCAACTGAAAACACACGTTTTAGGAGAAAATATGAGAAGATTGAAAGTCTTATCTGTTAAGCCAAAAGGAACAAGGCAAACATATAATTTGCATATGCAAAGCAAGTATCATAATTTCGTACTTGGGAATGGAATAGTTTCTGGCAACTCTCACTCAGCTGCTTACAGCATCATAGCTTACTGGACTGCATGGCTTAAAGTATATTACCCGCTAGAATATATGGCTGCTGTATTAACATATGAAATAGATGACACTGAGAGTCTGTTCAAGTATACAAATGAAGCCAAGAGAATGGGAATAGAGTTCTTGCCTCCAGATATAAACAAGAGCAAGTCATCATTTTCTATAGAGGACAATAAGATAAGGTATGGCTTTGCAGCACTAGAAACCGTTGGAGGAGATACTGGACAAGAGATAGTTGAGAAGAGAGACAAACATGGAGACTACACTACTATAAGAGGACTGGTAGAGCTGACAAACTCTAAGAAGGTTACAAGTCAAGTAATAGAAACGCTTATTAAGTCGGGCGCTATGGACTCAGTAGGACACGAAAGATGGTACATGCTTAAGCTTATAGAGCCGGCAGTAATCTTTAAGAAAAAGAAAGCAGCAAAGTTTCAGAAGAATCAACTTGCATTATTTGATAGGAAGTTAGAGCTTGACGATTTTGAGGTAGATCGTACTGACAGGCCTACAAAAGCAGACAGAGATAGGTATGAGACAGAGGCACTAGGATTCTATTTGTTTGATAATCCGCTTAGAGACCATGTTGAGCTTATAAATCAGAGCACAACCCACTCTATATATCAGGTAAAAAACAATGAAGTATCAAAGGAGGACAAAAATAGTGTAGTTGTAGCAGGATACATAGGCTCAGTTAAGAAGTTAAAACGTAGGAGTGATGGTGCACCAATGGCATTCTTAGAACTAAGCGATGGCCTTAATACCGTAGAAATATGTATATTTACTAGGGAATACAAAAAGCTTGAACATGTTGCAGTCAAGAATGAACTCGTAATGTTTCAAGGTCAGTTCAAAGAGTCTGAAGAAGGCGGACAAGTTGTAGCAAAAGGAGCCACTCTTTTGGATAGTCTACCAAAGCTTAAAGATGACGAAGGATTCTTTTATTTTACCACTGAGAGTGGACATAAAATACTATTAGAAGCTAAAGAGAAGATAGGATTTTTACATAAATTAACACAAACATTTAACAATTGCACAGAAGGGAGAAAATAATAGGGAAAATGAAGATAGTATCTGATGGTACGCCTGTAGGTACATATATTTATGATGAGAATGGCAACATAATGAGCAATGTTTTTCGTGTAGAGCTTGACTTTGAAGTAGACGACATAGTTGTTGATGCAAAACTTACTGTTAGAGATATAGAATTAGAGTTAAATCTTGATAAAGAAAATGTAACTATAGAGAAAGAGGAGAGAAAATAATGGCAAGAAATGATTGGAGCTTAGAAGAGATTGGATTGCTTATAGATAATTTCACTAAGCAAAAAGATGAGATTGGAAAAATATTGCTAGAGAATGGATTCGATAGAACTATGGAAGCAATAAAAACTAAAAAAAGGGATCTCAAAAGACGTGGAGAAGTAGCTGGATCTAGAGATGAGCGAGAGCCAGATGGTATGGAGCCAATAGGTTCTCTAGGTGTAGAGGCTGTTGAGTACGTAGGTGGCAAAGAAGAAAATGAAGGCGCTAGTGGGAGGGTTGCACCGGGATCAGGTGGAGCAGGATTTTTTCCATCGGCAACAAAAAGAGATATTTACGGAAATTATAAATCCATGATGGAGGAACTTATAGCAGAAACTAGAGCTTCTAGTGTGGTTGTAGCTGATGGTTCACCTGTTGAGAGTGAAAATGAATCGCTTGTAATTATGTTAAGCGATTTACATATTGGCAAAAATATCAAGGACGAATGTGGTGTTGAACGATACAATGTTGAAATCGCTCTTGAAAGAATAGAACAAATTGGCACCGGAATCAAGAGAGTCATAGGACATGTGAAAAAAGGTGCAAGGGTTGATGAAGTAGTCGTATGCATGATAGGTGACATGCTAGAAGGCGGAGGAGATATATATAAAACGCAAGCCCATCATCTAGATGACCATGTTGCAGGCCAGCTAAAAGCAGCTACAAGATCGCTATGGAAATTAATCACAGATCTTGCAGACATAGAAGGGATTGAAAAAGTTCGTGTGGCTACAGTGCGCGGTAATCATGGCAGATTATCTGACTTTACTCACGAAGACAGTAATATAGATAACTTGCTTTATGATAACTTGGAATTCGCTGCAACATTACATGGTGATGAAAAAATTTCAGTTACTACTAAGTATGCACCTTATCATATTGTGACTGTAAAAGGCCATAGGCTACTATTAAGGCATGAAGCACCACTAACTTGTGATACATCTGCTGCTAGAGCTAAACTTGGTGGTTGGTGTGAAATTCATGGCCCAATTTCAGCAATTTTGTCAGGCCATTATCACCATACTCAGATCTCAACTTATGGTGACAAGTATATTTTGAGAAACTCTAGTCTCTGTGGACCGGACGATTTGAGCGAGAAAATGGGGGTTCATGCTAAACCTGAACAAATAGTTTTTGGAATATCCCAAAAAAGAATGCCTACATATATTTATCCAGTTACACTTGCATAGAAATCTCGAATTCTTCTAGTATGATTAGCGCAGACGCTTCAATAGATGAAAGGAACCACTCTGTACGTCCATCACCACTTTTTGGACTTGTACTTTTTCTTTGAAGCGTTTGTGCATTTTTATTTCTAAAGCTGATGCTAAACCATATGTAGTTGAGACAACTTTAATGACACTCGTCAATCCAAACTGATTTTTAATCTTCTTGATACGCTTGTCTAAATTAGTGCTGATACCTATCTTTACGATACCTAAAGAAGCATTGGCTACAAGATAAATATCGCATGGTGTCGTATCGTTATTTTGCCTAAGCCTTGCATAGTGTTCTCTTAGGCTATACTTGTCTTCTCAGAAGCTCTTAGTTGTATATCTGGATTAGCAGCCAATGTGGCCTTAGTTTTTCTGACAATCCGTTCTATTAGGCCAGGAGTTGTACACTTAGTTTCTACAGATTTCTTGGCTCTATTCTTTGCTATATCAGGATTTGCTCTAAGTGTTTGACTATTCTTTTTACCACCTTCTATTCTGATATTTGGATTTACTGTTAAAGTCTTTATAAGTTTTTTATTAATCTCTACTTGTATATGAGGATTGTCTGCCATTGTTTTTTTACGCTTAATGACAGCTTCTTTTTTTATAGAAGGATCGTTTTTGCAAGTTTCAGAATGTTTAGCACCTCTTTGCTTGCATAGTTCTGGATTATTATTGGCACATGCAATAGAACAGAATATCTGATAGCCTCTAGTCATACTGAGAAGTATAGCTGGATCTCCACAAGTTGGACAATAAATAATATCAGGATTAATATATTTAACATAGTAATCAGTGACACTTGTATTGTGAATTTTATTCACATGTATCCCCAGTCCATGTGAATTTTTAAACTCTCGGTCACACAGCCGACATTTAGTAAGATTGTCTTTTTGATTTTTCTTTTGAGGTAGGTATTGGCATGATTGTCTCCTAGTGTATAATAAGATTTAAGAGGGACAGCAGAATCCCTTATGGGCTCCGTTCTGTTTCCTGTCTGCGTCAACAGATAGGATTATCTCTCATTTCTATAATATTAAACGATCTATGTCTATTATAAGCTGATTTAATTTAAAAAGAACTCCCGCCAAAATAATGCTTGACAAAACAGAGATTCCTCGCTATACTATATAAATAATCACCAAGCAATCACATATAAAAAAACAATAACTTAAGATTTTACTTGACAAAAACGAAATTCCTCGCTATAATATAAAAACAATCAAACGAAACCAAACAAGGAGAATGAACATGGCATTTGCAAAGAAAGGAAAAGCACGGATAGAAAAAATAGTTGGATCATTTCAAAAACATATTGATGAACTTGCACTAGGCGTTCAGGAGGTACAAGATGAGATCTCTGGTAATGAGGGTACGCTCACCAGAGCAAGGCAAGTATTTGAGGCGTTAGAGACAAACACTAGAGATAAAAACGGGGTGCTTGAGGATAGCAAAGACCAAGCGAATAAGATCAAGACAAACATAGAAGCACTTCTTAAGTAGGAGGATATATGACAAAAGTGATCGATTTTAAGACAGGACAAACAATAGAAGAGGAGACAGAAGAAATGGAAAAGAAAAAACCAACAATGAAAGAAATGGAAGCAAGGGTTAAGCAATTAGAAACAATAGTTGGTCAATTCCAAGGGGCATTACAGGGCATAAATGGTGAGCTTTTCCAGAACAACGCAAACGCAATTTCGTTGTTTCGTGCTCTCGAAGAGAAAGGCATAATCGGAGAAGACGACATCAAGGAATCATGGCAGAAGCACATCGTGGAACCATACGAGCAAGGACAAGAAGGTGAAGGAGAAGCAGCAAACGACACTATTCGTGGACGGAGCAAAGACGCAGTACACCTTGATGAGGCAAACTATAACGACACTGCAACAGAGCCTGTAACAACAGATGAAGAGTCCCATGAAGGATAAAGATCCTATCATAAGCAATAAAGGGTTTTGCGATGAAGATTGTCCATTTTATCATCTTCGTTTTGAAGACCTTGGAAGCACATGCACTAGAGACAACAAAAACATTGAACACGATAGTAGCTGTAATGGCGCATGGATACCACACTGTAAGACAGAGGCGTAAACTATGAATAGAGAACTGTTTCGTGAAGCAATCGAAAAAATAAGAGTACATCTACCCGAGTACCTTGAAGAGCAAGGCATAGACCCTAACTTCAACTTTACATGTATTCATCCTGACCACAATGATGGCAATCCATCAATGGGATTACCAGGAGAGAAGGTAAACTTCAACTGTCTTGGCTGCGGAGCAACTGGAGATATATTTACAGCAGCACATTACCTTGAAGACAAACCTCTACTTGGACCTGAATGGATAATAGAAAATGTAAAGTATCTGGGCGACAAATACGGGATAGAGATGCCTGAGTACGATCTATCCGAAACAGATCTCTATGAAATAGACACATACAAGGCATACAAGTTAGCATCAGACTACATCGCCAGCAGAGAGAACGGTAACTATGAGCTCTTCGATAAAGAAATGGAAAGGCGAAAATGGAACCCTGAATTGCTGACTGAGTTACTTATTGGAACTGTATCTCATAACAAGTATAAAGAGTACATGAAGTCTCTTGGATTCACAGTAAAATTCTTAGGAGAAATAGATCTTATAAGAAAAGACCTCTTCAATGATGATCATATGGTATTTACCGTGTGTGATGAGTATGGAAGGCCATGTGGATTTGCAGCAAGAAATCTTACTTATGTTAAAGGTGATAAAAGTAGTGGAATAAAATATGTTAACCAAAAGACAACTGGCGCCAAATGCAATATTTATAAAAAAGGATCTAGGCTCTATGGTTTTCATCGTGCAACCAAAAACTCTCCACCCCTGTATATATTTGAAGGCTATGCAGATGTTATCACAGCCATACATAATGGCATCAAAAACACTTGTTGCATCGGCGGCACAGCTTTTACAACAGACCATGTGATAGCTCTCAAAGAAGCTAAGCAGTACGATATAGTTCTGGCACTAGACTCTGATGAAGCAGGACAAAATAAAACACAGAAGATTCTAGATGAAAAGCTAGCCGGTCATAGAGATATGAAGATAAGGCTTATCAATTTTCCAGAAGGACAAGATCCTGATGACTTCATAAGAGACAATGGAGCATCAGAATTCCACGAGCTAACAAAGTATGATGCCTTTGCGTGGAGGCTTGAAAGGTATGACGACTTAGTAGAAGACCCTCAAGATATATGTGACCAGATGATTCCTTTTATTGTCAATGAACCTAATCATTGCACTAAAGAGATCATGGTCAATACGCTTAGTATGCACACAGGGGTCAGCAACAAGTCCATACAGAACGAGCTTAACAGGCTTGACAATGTTCATGATGCAGAGCTACAACAAGAGAAAAGTCTTATAATCGACAAGATGAATAAGGAACTCAGGCGTGATCCTGATAATGCAGCACACATCATGAGTATGGCGCTCAACAATATCGACAATGTTAGTAAGGTATACAACCTAGATAACTTTAGTAAGGAAAGCTGGACAGAAACTATCAGGTCTAATAAAGAGAAAGAGGAAACAGAAAGCGACCAAGACCCTGGGTTTAAACTAGACGGCTTACCATTACTTGAAAAAGTATTAAAAGGTAACTGGAGAGAGGATGTCTTCTTATGTATAGGCGGTAGCCCTAACACAGGCAAGACAGCAATCATGGCATCACTAGCATATAACATAGCAGCATACAATGATGATGTTTGCGTTATCTTTCATACGATAGATGACAGTGCAGGGCAGTTTCTACCAAGGCTTGTATGTATAGCTAATGATGACCCTACTCTAGAAATTAACCATGTAATGAATCCTGTGTATTATAAGCGTCCTGATCTGCTTGATAAAAGAAGCTTTGGATATCAGAAAATAGATCAGCTTGCACAAGATGGAAAGCTTATAGTTAAGGATGCGTCAGCAGGTGGGTCATTAGCATATGGAGAAAGCCTTGTTAAGTATTATCAGGACAAGTATCCTAATAGGCAGATAGTGTATTTTCTTGACAACTTTCATAAGCTTAACGAAGCATCTGGTATGAGTGAGAAGGACGAGAGGTTAAAAATTAAATCATTCTCTCATTATGTTAAAAATAATATCGCCGTCAAATACCATATACCTGTGATAGCTACAGTTGAGTACACTAAACTTGAGCCCACAAAGAGACCTACTAACAACAACGTTGCTGAGTCTGTCTCGATAGAGTACGACTGTAACCTCATGTGTCACCTATACAATGATATGCATGCACAGGGAGCAGCAGCAAAACTGTACCATAGAACAATAGTAGATGGAGAAGAAGTAAGGCTACCAAGGATAGAAATGAGTATAGGAAAGAATAAGATCACGTCCTTTAAAGACAAGATGTATTTCGATTTTTATCCTGCAAGCTCCATGTATAGGTGCTGTGACAGAAGCGTTGCTGAAGATGAATTAAGCAGTGCAGAGCAAGTATCACGACAGAGTTTCGATAATTCAAAACGAGCCACTCCTGGTGGCAGAATGGTAGGAGTAAAATAATGCCGATATTCGAATTTTCTTGTACGAAGTGCGGATTTGTTACCGAAAAGATAGTCCAACTTAATAGTGCAAACGAAGAAGAGTATACCACAGTAGTAGAACCGTGCCCTAACTGTGACAATAATACGTTTAATAAGATTATGAGTAGTTCAAGTTTTCGCTTAGAAGGCGGAGGATGGGCATCTCAGGGCTATCAGAAAAAGAAAAGCTAATATTTCGGCGGGAACATTTTTAAAAAAATAAAGCAACAAAGGAGGACTAAATGATTGGCGAGATAAGACTTGGATTTCATGTAGATGGGATAGGATGGTACAGAGACTGCAGTGAACTAATATATAAGATAGATTCAAACTCTAACCTTAAGTGCTTTAAGGAAGGAGAGATAATTGAAATGGATGAGTCACTATTTAAAATAGAATCTATTGAGCTTGCCTTTATACCGTATCCAGGCAGGAAAAACTTTGAGAGACAGAAGCCTATAAAGCTTGTCTATGTATCTAAGGCTAGTGTTCTTACAGGAGATACTAAGATAAGAAATGCTGTTAAGCTAGAAGACATAGAGCCTGCAAAAGAATTAAATATCAAAGAAGAAAATATTAAGGTGGATAAAGGGTACGATAAGAAAGAGTTTAACGAAGAGTTCAGTCACGTTGTTAAACCAGAGAAGCCAAAGAAGAAATCAAAGAGGAGGACCAAGAAAGATGAAGCACCAACAAGGAAAACATCAACAAAGAAAGCTAAGACTGAAAAGAAAGCCGCGTCCGAACCTGAAGTTTCAAAAAAGTTTCAGAAAACTAAAGTGGAAAGAAAGAAGCGAACTACTGGAAGAGCTAAGAGTGTCAAGATAGTTCCAGCTGAGCCTATTAAAAAAGCTACTAAGGCCATGGCAAAGGTCAATGCAAAAAGTAAGGCTGAGGACAGCCCTAGTGTCTCTAAGAAGCACTCTAGGAGGAAGAGATGTCCAGGTTGTAAGGGATTATTTAAGAGTTTAGGGAGGCATAAATGCAAGACGAAGTAAGGAAAGCTACAAAATACAAAGTAGTATTAGAGAGAGAAGATGGAGAACCACTTGACAAGCTTACGACTTGTATTGAATTGACGTTTTGTTCAGATGAGTACCTCACTAAAGAGTACTTGCAGAACATGAGAGAAGGACTTAGAACTATTATAGATAGCGAATCATATCGTTATACTTCAAAAAAGGAACAGGAACTCTATGAAAAACTACACAAGAAAACAGATTAGCACAGACGATATAGATGCTTACTCTATGTGTCCTAAGTTCTATGAGCTTAGCCAAGATAAAGTCGAGACCGTAGATGAAGACGATGACACTATCTTTAATACTTACATCAAAGAAACAATACTACAAATGCATATCATGGAGTTAAGCACAGGACACAAGACAGAATTTCATTCTGTAAAGATTTTTTTTGACAAGGTGTTTTGGAAGTCTTTTACTGATGATATCTTGGTAACTAAAGCGTTAGAGTATTCAGAACGTGGACTAGATATTCTTCATAAGTATCACAGTACTGTGTACTCTATGTCAAGAAATAAGATAGTTGCGGTTAAAGCACCATATGATTACACACTCAACTCAGAGAAGATAGCTGTACCAGCAGAACTAGAAGTTATATCTGTTGACAAGGAGAATGATGTGGTGTATCTTATGGTTTTTACGGATAAAGAAAGTGTTGCCGCGATTAGAGAAGATGCGATTACATCGGCATGCAACATGGTAAAAATGTCTGCAATCTTTAAAGAAACACCTAGCAATCATACTGTAAAAGCCACATTCTATAATGCTGAAAAAAATATAGGGTGTACTTTTGATGTTACAAATGATATGGTTAACGAAATAGATAGACAAGTAAAGTATCTTGCTCAAGGTATACATAATAAGGTCTACTATAAGTCTAAGACTGACATGTGTAATGAATGCAAATATATAAAAGAATGTGATAAGGAGTAAATAATGGTTTTATCTGATAGACAAATAACACAAAGATGTAGAGAAGAAAGCATGATTTATCCATTTGAAGTTGGACAAGTCAAAAGGAATGGCAGCAAAGATATTATTAGTTATGGTACATCTAGCTTTGGATATGATGCACGTATAGCCAATGAGTTTAAGATTTTTACTAATGTAAATCATTCTGTTGTAGACCCAAAGAACTTTGATGAAGGCTCATATGTAGACGTTATTGGAGAGGAAGTAATAATCCCGCCAAATTCTTTTCTTCTTGGAAGGACTATAGAGTATTTTAAGATCCCTAGAGACATTCTTACCATATGTCTTGGGAAAAGCACGTATGCTAGGTGTGGTCTTATAGTAAATGTAACTCCACTTGAGCCTGAGTGGGAAGGCCATGTTACAATAGAGATATCAAACACAACTCCGTTGCCTGCCAAGATATATGCAAATGAAGGGATCTGTCAGTTCCTATTCTTGAAGGGAGAACTCTGTACTACATCGTATGCAGATAGAAGAGGAAAATATCAAGGCCAAACAGGCGTAACTTTACCTAAAACATAAGGAGATAAAAGATATGACATGTATAGTAGGATACGTTGATGGAAATGATATTTATATGGGTGGAGATAGGGCAGGAGTTGGTGGTTATAGTTTAAGGGTTAGAGATGACACTAAAGTGTTTAGAACTGATGACTTTGTCTTTGGTTACACAAGCTCTTTTAGGATGGGACAGCTTATAAGGTTTAAGTTTAAGCCACCTAAGCATCATCCTGATATTGAGAACTTTGAATATATGTGCACCTCTTTTATAGACACACTTAGGGATTGTCTTAAAGATGGAGGCTATGCTAAAAACTCTAATAACGTAGAGACAGGCGGCACATTTTTGGTAGGTTATAAGGGAACCATCTATCAGATATGCAATGACTTTCAGGTCTCAATCCAGTCTACTAATTTTGATGCTTGTGGTTGTGGTGAAGAGTATGCGATGGGGGCTATGAATATTTTATATAAGGATAAGAAAATGTCCCCGCAAGAAAAAGTAGAAACAGCATTGAAGTCAGCAGAAAGTTTTTCAGCAGGAGTAAGAGGCCCGTTTGATGTCATAAAGCTTGAAGGAGAAAAGGATGCTAAAAATAAAAAATAAAAAAGGAGAGACAATAGCTACACTAGAAGACGAAGATGAAGCACCACAGTTCATCAAAGATAAGAAAGACAAAGATGAGGACACAGACGATGAGAGAAAAGACGAAGACGAAGAGGTATAAAGTTTCACTTTCAATAGAAACGATCAAAGTGTTAAAAGAAGTTATGGAAGATCATCTTAAAGAAGAACCTAAAAGCAAATGGACTAAAGATTATCATAGAACTATCTCAAACCTTAATACAGTAATCAATAAACATAATAAGGAGACAAAAGAAAATGGACATGAATCAAAGAATTAAAGACAACTCAAAAAATATGAAATGTGTATGCGGTAACGCCTGGCTACAGGAGATTAGTGTTGCACAGTTCAATGGAGACATGGTAGTTGCACTTGGACAGAAGCTACAGAGATTATCTGAGACATTTATAGCATATTACTGCCCAAGGTGTGGAGACTTCACAATGCCTAAGGTTCATCTGACTACTCAAGATGGTATTAGAAAAGAGTATGACGAAATGTATGATGAGCTTGCAGCGCCTATGCCGGTGCCGGAAGAAACAGAGAAGTAAGGTGGCACTTGTTAGACTAGAGGAGGAGTATAGTATGGAAAGCGTATTTGAAAAATGGAAAGAAACGATAAAAACTATAAGTCCTACTCCTTCTACTTGGACTACAATTGGTACGTCTGCGACTGGAGAAGTTTATATCGAGCCTTATGTTTCTTCTGAGTTTATTTCCATGTCAATGGTAGTTGACGAAAAATGGATTGGAACTATTGTTAAAGATGAGCCAGAGCCAATTAAACCAGCTAAGCCTATTAAAAGGTACAGTAAAAGAGAATTTAAAAAGAAGCTGAAGGAACTCTGTGGCTAAAGCATCTAGATTTAGGTATAGTTATAGAAGCAATGCTAGCAAGTTACACAAGGCAGTTGGGGAGGTCCTTAGGACCGACCCGCTGCTGAAGTGTTACAAGGCCTACCAAGAATATCCTGTCAATAGGATTAACCCAGATTATCCAAATGGCTCACATAAGTTCGATTGGTGTATCCCTGACTTAAAATGCGTGATTGAAGCACATGGACAACAACATTATGCGCAAAATTCTTTCTTCCATAAAACAGAGGCTGACTTTATCGAACAACAAAGAAGAGACAGAGAGAAGAAAGCTGCTGCTGAAGAAGCAGGTTGGACTTATGTCGAGGTTAGATATGATGAAGAATTGGATCCAAGCATATTAGTTGACCTTGCTATTAAAAATAGTGCGCCAATTAAAAAGAAAGAGAAGAGTCCTGGGATGTCTGATGACCAAAAGGCTTGGGCCAGGCTCAAACGCAAGGAAGCAAGCAAGAGTAAAAAAGAGTATATTAAAAAGCTCAAACATAGTAAGTCCTCTGATTAGGTTAGTTTAAATTCGGCTGAATAAATGATTAGCTCTGTGTATGACTCTGGTACTTTTTGTCCACCTATGCTACACCTGTGCTGAGATATATATTTATAGCTATCATCAGGTATGACTTCTATCTCAACTAGACTATCACATATTAGTTTGTTAGCACATATGTAGTTGTCTGGATCTCTTCTACGGTTGTCTTTAAAATGAGAGATAGTTTCTACTATTAATGGATAATCTGACTCTTTTATAATAGGGACGCTTTGCTTATTGATTTGAAAATATCCCCGCCAAACCTTCTTATGCTTGTCTCGTTTTGACCAGTGGTTCTGGCTATACCATTCGTTCAAAGAGCAGCTTACCATCGGGATCTTTAGTCTAAATAATTCTTTCATCGTATAACTCCTGGCGCGAACCTGTTTCCCTTGTTAAGGTTTTCTTTAACCGTGATAATTTGTAAGTTGTTTTCCACGTGTAATCCACTCGCCAACGAAGCTCTTAATGGGATTATGTGGTCTACCACAAATGTTTCCGTACACCCTGATGTTTTGGCTGCAAGATTAATCTCTTCGCAATCCTTGTAGATCTCTCTAATTGCGTCTAGATTAGCCCAGGATACTGTACGCTGAAGCTTAGCAGCACGTCTTTTTGCAGTCTGATACTTAACCTTGCCTAAATTGTTCTTCACCCATTGTCTTCTGTTTTTTCTACACTTATCAAGATTGTCAACTCTCCATTGTTTAGCTCTATCAGACTCTTGCTCTAAATTGTCAAGCCTATATTGTCTTTGGTAAGCTCTAAGTGACTCTCTATTATTGCTTCTGTAAATAGCTCTAAGTTCTAGTGTCGCTTCTTTATTGTTGTGTCTATCCTCTCTTGATACAGTATTGAGCCTGTCTTTGTTTTTGTCTCTAAAGCCTTTTCTTTGTAAGCTAATCGCATCACTATTGTTTTGCCTATATTCTTTACTATTAGCGGCTAGTCTTTCTTTATTCTTAGCGTAATAGTTACTCATACACTTTTTGCAATATGTTTGTCTATTGTCTTTAGTGTTTTTGTTTTTTCCGAACATGTCTAGTAGCTTAAATTCTCCACATGGCCCAGTACATTTCTTAGTTGATGTTTTCATATTATAGTATTAAACAAGTACTAAACTTATCTTCCTTCTAATATCTTTATTTTTCTAAATATCTTTTCCATGTGTACTGTTATTGTGTCTTTGCTGCGCCCTAGGCGTTTAGCTATTACAGTAATCCCTTCTCCTTTTGTGAAGTAAAGATATATTAGGAATCTTTGATATGGGGTAAGCTTTTTAAAAATCCACTTATCGCAGTGAATCACCCAGCAAAGCGATATGTCATCTGGATGAATCTTCTTGTCATCTAACAAGTCGCTTATGCTTTTGCTTTGCTGCTCAAAAAATAATGTGTTTTGTGACACTAGTTCTATAGCTACATCAGATTCTATAGCTTCTCCTTCATATTCAAGCTCTTCAATATGAAACAAAGGATCACGACTCAATCTACACAAATAGTTTCTCAGTTTCCAGCGAAAATATCTTGTAGCATAACGCATAAAGTTTATGCCTTCTCTCTTCTCATACTTGTCTAGCAACACTATGAAGATAACTACGTATTCATTAAAAAGATCTGAGTGATCATAAGCGAACAGAGTTGCAGCGATGTTTGCCTTGACTTCACTAAAGCTCTTCTTTGAACCGTCCTTAGTACTGACAAACAGTCTTAAGAACTCCTGAGCATCACGGTTGTCGTAAGCATTCTCTTTGCTTCCCTTAGTTAGCTTAACATACTTAAGAAGATAAGGAGTAAAAATATCTATGAGAAGAGAAAGAGCGGCAGGTTTTTTAGGCCCACCACTCTGATATGTTGCTACAATATCGTCTATCTCTTCTAGAGTATAGTCTGTCTTTTTAGATGCCATCGTCTTTATCACAGTGTTCCCTGTACGAACAATACGCACAAGCCCAGTCTCCTATAGGATATTTCTCTGGGTTACGCTTGTAGTTCTCGTACTTGGTCTTGGCTACCTCACCACGTGCCTGTTGTATTTCAACTTGCTCTGGCGTATAGGTCTTAACAAAATCAGATGGAGGAAGCTGCTTCTTGTCTATATAGTCTTGAGCTAACCTATACCTGTCATGTATGTCTTCTACCGCGAATGCTTTAAAAAGTGTTCCGTCGATTCTTGGATAGTGTCTACCATCATCTTCAACAAGCTCAATTATGAATTGCTTACGTTCTTTATTCTCAAGATTGAAGTAGAGCAACACTCCTTTTTTAACTTGATCCCTAAACTCATACAAATAGAGCATCAACTGTAGTAAGTGTGCCGGCTTAGCCTTTCCTTTAGTAGACTTGTTTCCAGCTACCTCTTTCCAGCTGTAGTAGCCCGCAGTGGTCTTGAGCTCTACTATAACAAGTTCTTTTGTAGCTGGGTCTTCTACGAGAACGTCTATTTCCCCTGAAAGCTTAATGTCGGTGTTAAAAAACTTTTGGCTATTTGCTCTCCAAATTCCTGCTTGTTTACACTGCTCAATGTACCAGTCTTCAAATATATTGCCGCAGGCAAACGTATAAAAAGTCCTAGTATTAAAAGGCTCTGGTGTAGCACCAGTACAGCGATAATACATAGCTCTGATGCAGGCTCCTTTTATCATGTCTTCGTCATAACCAGTGTGGTGATACATAACGGAGGCCTGCGAGGGATACATGTTTGATCTATTTCTATAGCTTTTAAGAATAGATTCTTTGCCAACATGATTGTCTATTAGTTTCATTAAATCCATATGTATCCTCCTTATAGTGCGTCTTGAATTATTTGGACTGTAGCTTCAAGCTGTGTCACCCTTGCTTCAAGAGTCTCTATCTCTTGTTGCTTCAATAGGCTTAGCTGCTTAAGCTGCTTCTTGCTTGCCAAATTAACTATGATTGTTTGAAGTTGAGAAACGGCTTCTTCTAGAGCGTCTAGTCTCTGATCGTCTGTTAGTGACATTAGATGCTTTCTCCTTCAGCAGTAGTTTCAACTAACGCCTTAAGAGCAGAGATAGCTCCTGCCTTTATAGTAATTCTCTTTTCTATGTCCTTCATTGTCTCATAGCACTGCTTATATTCGTCTCTCAAAGCGCCTATGTCTTCTGCATACTTCTGTATCTCTGACGAGATTGTATCGCTACTTATTTGTTCTATTTTTTCTTTCTTTTTTGCCATGTTTATTTCTCCTTTGTTATTTGTTTTTATATATAAATTATATCATAAGTTTTGTTTTTTGGAAGGCCCTACAACTGGCAACATTTGCTCATATTTCAAATCGTTTAATGGAATATTTTCCGGTGCTCCTGGGCCAGGATGTACCTGCTCTATCTTGTTTTTGTTGAGCTGATTTTGAGTTCTAAATTCAGTAAGCATTGTTTGAAAACCATCTCCTAAAGACCTTACTTCTTCTTTAAGTTTTTCAACGCAATAATCATACAATTCAATATCTACACTATTGGCCTCTTTTACAATACTAATAATGTCACTGTCAATGTCATCAGCCTTAATCGTATTATGCGAAGGGTTTTCTATTACGTAATAAGGAATGCTCCATGCTAATTTTTTTCTTATTAACAATATTGACTCGTCAAACATCTCTGTAATCCCTACAACAGAGAAGCTATTATTTAAGTTATGGATTGCTAGATCGATATCGACTGTTCCGCCTGACAACATTTTTGTTTGAAGGTTACTGCCTTGTTCACGAGTAGTTAGAGACTTAAGCCATTCCATATCTTGCTTGCCTGTTCTTGCTGTATGCCTATATGTTGAGAGCACTCTCTCGATTGGGTCTCTAAGCATCGTAATATAGGCACATGGACCTTTAATGTATTCGTGCATTCCGAAATACTGATGACCAGAAATAACTTCAACACTATTAAGAGTATCTATTCCGTATATATCTACAAAGCCGCTATTATTATGTAATCCTTCTATCTGAAGCTTTCTTTCGAGACCATATTCTCGATCTATGATCATCCTTAATGTTGTACCAGCAGTCTTTGGTATGTGTAGGTTTATCAGCATGCCAGTCTTTCTACTTCTTCGTAAAGTAGCACTGATATTTCGCGCTAACTGTAATCTCTTCTGGTTTATCACTTAAGAATTCCTCCAAAGACTTTTTAATACCAGGACAACCTTCCCACTCATAGTCGTCAAACACTATGATTCCACCTTTAACCATCTTTTGATAAAAGTATTCCAGAACATCTACATTACATTGGTATAAATCTACATCAGAATGAACAAGGCTAAATTTTTCGCTAACCATTTCATCTACAGTTTCTGGAAACATCCCTTGATAGAATCTAGCATTACTACACTCATCCAGTGCACTCTTAACGCCATCTAACGATGTATCATTGAAGTCTCCCTCTTTGTGCATATCAATTGAAGGATCATCTTTTGCAGGCATCCCTTGAAACGTATCAAACAAATGCACAAGCTTGTCTGGACAAGACAACGATAACAGCTTTGCTGTACCACCCTTGTATACTCCTATTTCAGCAATGTCACCGTCTAGTTTATTGGCTTTTTGTACTAGCTTAAATAGCGCTTCACACCTGTCCTTAGATACTAGTGTAAGCCCGCTCATTTTCTCATGTATTTGTTCAAACTTTTTTGACATTATATTACTCCTTTAAGTACAAGCTCATCCTTGACTCTATTAAAATCTTGCTCTATGTTATCTGTTTTCCAGAAAAAGAAAGCTCCTTTACCGTAATCCTTTTGATGCCATTCAGGACAAACCACCTTAGCATATCCAGGAAGATCTTCAGGTAACCATCCACTCTTATGTGTATCTGGATCACTATAATCTTGAGACACCATGAGATCACCAAGAGGAGTAAAGAGTATCATCTTACATATAGATAGACTATCCATTCTTCTTAATAATTTTTGTCCATCTTCCTTGTTGAAATGCTCTATAGCATCCATAGCAAAACACATGTCATACATCCGCTTGCTTACTGCCTCGTGATCTCCCAATACATCGGTCACATAGAATTCTCCTACATCTGAAGTAACGCCTCTATCGTCATCTATTATATCTACAAAAACCTTACTAGCAAAATCTAAATGCCTAGTGAATGGAGCGTGGCAACAACATAGATCTATCATACTAAGACTAGACGTATTGTCTCCAACTATAGCCTTTAGTATGCTACTATATGTGTCTCCTGTTCCTTGTCCATGTACGATTATTTCCATTATTTTCTGAGCCTCTCTACTAAATTGTGAGCCACTTTTGGATGAGGAATAGTAAGCTCTATAGTATCCTCTATGTCCTTGCATTTCCATGGACTAAACTCTTCGTTATTCTCTTTCATTGCAACAACCCTATGATCAGGGGTGCTATCTGGACCATGAAACCATGACTGCATATCTATTACCTTATCAACAAAAATTTTCTTGTCTCTTACCATGCCATAATGAAAGATCTTAATCTTATCTGTATGATCTTTATTGCAACTTGGTAGCTGAATTGATTCTGCATCACTATACGTATTATATTGAGTTTTTGCTAATCTCATTACTGCATCACTACATGGCTTAGTATTATTTACTATATCAAATCGTATATACCTATCGACATCACCGTAAAAATTATATCTTCTACACATGTATCCTTCTGGTCCCTTATGATTTATGAGTCGCCTAATATGATCGTAACTTTCTTCATGTAACACTTCATCAGCCTGTAGCATAAAATGCCAATCAGTTTTTAAATTACTCTTTACCTTATTGGCTAGAATAGAAAGCCTTTCATAATTATTAGCACACTCCCAGTCAAGACCCTCTATAACAGTTATGTTAGAGTGTTCTCTAGCAAGCTTTCTTAAAATGTCTAACGTACCATCAGTACTCTGTGCATCTCCAACTACAACCTCATCACATACTGGTACAAGGCTCAGTATTGCCTCTTCTATACAGTAGTCAAGCTCAATTGCATTACGTATAAAAATAGATCCGCCCAAACTATTCATGTAAAGCCTCCACAACCTTCTCGTACATCATATCAACAGTAACATTCTCTATGCACTGTTCTCCGTCAGCTCTGATACATGCGCCTGTTGCATTTTTGTCTCCTTTTTTCCAATGATGACAGCCTATACATACAAGGTCTTTTACATTGACTCCTATAACATTGTCATTTACGATCCTGTACTCAGGGTTTATGCACCCAAAAAATACTACGCTAGGAACATTCTGGCTTTGTGCAATATGAAAAGGAGAGGAGTCTATTCCGATAAAACATCTTGCCTTTTTTATCACACTACCAGTTTGAGCAAAACTAGTCTTACCTCTTAAATCAATATCGCATGTGATACTAGGAGTTCCATCAGTGCCTATCAAAACTACACTGTACCCTAAAGACTTTACTTTTTTCGCTAGCTCATCAAATCTGTCTTGTCTCCAATTACGTCCAGCCCAAGCTGTTGGGCCAGTATGAAAGACAACATAGTCTCCGCTTACATCAACATTATAGTTTTCGGTACTGAAGCTTATATCTCCAAGTTCTTCTTTTTTAAGATCACATGAATCAGCGTAAGCATCAAGAACGTGTATTTCTTGTATGTTTTCATATGAGTCATCTAAGTCATAAAATATGTCGTACTTGTCTCTATTGATACTTGTAACACACTTATGTACATGCTTGTTCTCTGCTAATATTTCTGCACATTTTGTTATTACCGTTATATTGCTAAGTGGATACTTGTTCTTAAGGCCTTCTATAACAGGGGTAGCTAGAAGAACATCTCCTATGGCGCCTAATCTTTGAACGCCAATCTTGTATTTGAATGTCCTGTTTTTTAGATAATGTTTCCATCTGTCTAGAAAGTAGTCTCTATTTTTTGCCTGATATCCTCTAAGATCTTCCTTGATAGTTGACGATGTCTTCTCTCTGTGATGCACTATTGGTACATCTATTGTTGCAATATTCCATCCTTGCTCTCTAAGCCTTAGAGATAGATCGCTATCTTCTTGGTATGCAAAATGGAGATTCTTTTCGTCAAACAGGCCATATTCATCATATATTTTTCTTGGCATTACCATACATGATGCTTCTACATACTCTGTAGCATGTCCATGTGTTCCACATCCATCATTGCTTATCGCTGTACACGTGTCGCTCACACCTATTTGAGCAAGTGTTTCGTCAGACTTAAGCTTGTCAATCATGGTCTTTGCCCAATCTTTGCACAACGTCATATCATCATTAAGCAGACAAATGTATTCGCCTTTGGCTTTTTTTGCTATCACATTATTAGGCTCTAAAAAACCAGAATTCTTTTTATCTTTAATTAGCTTTATACTTTTATTCTTCATGCATAGATCATCAAGATATGCTGACACTGCACTGCCTTCAACCCTAGCATTCTGATAGATTATTAGCTCAAAATCTATTGTATATTTTAATACATCATGAATAGTGTTTCGTAAGTAACCAAGGTTGTCCATTGTTACCATCAAAATAGACAGATTGCATTTTGTTTTCTTGGCTTTTTTTGTAATCCTTCTAACAGGAAAAACCTCATTCTTAGAAAAATCTAAAAACTTGTCTTTTCTGCTATATGTTATGCCATAAAAGTAGTCTATATTCTTAAGCTTAGACATGTCATTACTAGTTCCTACATTCCATTCGTCAAGCATGAATAGCGTAGCGTTAAATACATCGTCTATCTCTAAGGCTTTCATACAATAGTAGTGGTTCTTACATGCCTTATACCAACATGGAGCGCAAGCAAGATCTTTTTGCCATACTGCTATACAGTTCTTAAACCAATTAATTCTTGACTGAGGATGAGTAGACCCAAAGATAGAAACTATTTTACAATCTAGTGCTCCTGCCAAATGAAGAAGGCCTGAGTCATGAGCTATAACTAAGTCAGACTGTTCCATTAAAGCAGCGATGCTTCTTATATTGTACTCGCTTATATTAATACAGTTTACAAGAGAGCTCCATCTATCCTTGTATTCACCTACATTGAAATCATGTATCAAAAATACTAGAGAATTATCATGCTCGTGCATCTCCTTGATAAACTCTATCATTGTATCTCTTGGCCAGTTTCTTCTGTCTGCAAAACTTCCTGGCTGTATAACTATGAATCTGCTTTTTCTAACTTTCTTGTGATCGTCTAACCAATCCTTTGCCCACTTACGCTCGTCTTCCTCTACAGCGTACACGCATTTACCATCGTCTATGTCTATACCTACATAGTTGCCCCACATTGTTTGTCTATCTTTTGGTGCACCTAGTATGTATTCGTCTCTTACTCCTATAGCTGTTAGGTCTGCATATATGTCGAATGCTTCTTTCTTAATCTGTTGATAAGGAACTAGTTCGTCTATGTAAGGATTGTTTTGTAATACGTCAAAAAGTACCCCGCCAGAATATTCCTTAGTAGTACCATAAGTGATATGACAATCAGGATACTTTTCCTTAAGTGCCTTAAATGTTGGAGTCACCATAAGAGCGTCACCAAGCCCACCAAGAGTTCTAACAAGCGCAAACCTTGGAGGTCTGCCATGCATAAGACCATCTATCTTACTAAGCACACTAGAATTTCTAGGTCCTTTAGCATCTTTTGCTTTTTGGTTTGCTTCTATAGCTGCATTAAGTCTTTGTGTTTTAATGTCTTGTCTTCTCCTGTCTCCATGACCAGTAAGCATTACTCCACCATGAAATTTTCCTTTTGCCATTCTTATTCTTCCTCAGCTAAAGACGCACATATAAGAAGCCCGTTGGCAACTGCAGTAAGAGGATCGTTAGCATGTTTTACCTCAGACACTTCAACAGGAAGAGGATTTCTCTCCAGTGATTCTCTAAACTTGCCTATAAAGTTGCCTGCCAAGGATGTTCCGCCTGACACCACAATAGGAACAGGATTCTTAAAGCTAGGTAAGTCATCGGACTTGGATAGCCTACCAGCTATATTCTTAATAACATAATCTATTAGGTTTCCATAATATATGGAGATCGCTTCTTGTATTCTTCCTTCAGGACTAAGTAGATCAATACCTTTTTCTTTCTCGGTCTGAACCTTACTTGCTGTAAGATCAAGTGCAGTGGCAACGCTCTGATCTATCCAGTCTCCTGATCTTGCTATTGAGAACTGAACTGCAGGAACACCCATGATTCCAACTGATACGTTAATCATACCTGCGCCACAACTGATTGCTATACCAGTAAGTCCATCGTCCAAGAGTTCTGAGTAGGCAATAGCTTCAGCTTCATTAAGAGAGCATGGCTCGTACCCAAGATCAGAAAGAATCTTATTGAATACGTTCTCGTGATATATGATGTCAAAGTTCTCGTCTACAGGCGCAGCCGGCACTGAGTAGTAACACTTTTCTCCTTTTTTAGAGGCCTTACCTATGGCCTTTTCAATAATGATTTTTATAACAGGAAATGCATCTTTTTCTTTCGGAGAGATTACACCTTTACTCATTGGTCTCTGAGCATTTGCGTTAAACATATTGGCAAACTCAACTGCTTCGTTACCTATCACAAGGAGCTTCCCATCCTTAGCAAGAAAATTAGCTTTAACTTGCTTTAGCATCTTTTGCCTGAAAGGATTGTCTTCTATTTCAAAGAACGAATCCCGGATACTTGTAAATTCCGTGTTCCCATCTTTATCTAGACGTCCTCCTACGATAAAGCCTGTTCCGATATCTAATGATTTTCCCATTACGTGTCTCCCTTTATTTTTTTAAGTTTATTCATTTTTTCTTTAATGCTTTCGCCTTTAGTTGATTCTATATTATCTAAATTGACAGAGAAATCCTCTGACTCAGTAGGATCTACGAAGCTCGATTCAAGTTCTATTGTATCAGAGTCTACAGGTTGTGGAACCCCTGCGTTACTCACTACTATTTGTTGTTGTGGGATATTTTTCGATATTTCTTGAGCCATCTCTTTAGCCATTGCTTTGGCCATCTCAAGCATGTCTTCTTTGGTGAAGCCTTCTGATTTCTTGGGAGATTTTTTGTGTGTGATTGTTGGCATGATTGGCCTACCTTTTGACGCAGGCCTATTAGAGCATACTACGCCACCTTTTAGATATACTTTCGGATATGATGTATTCATGTTTCATTACTGTTGTAAGCGTCTAGATGCGTTCCAAGTAGGCTCCCCAGTTAACCCTACCGACCCAGTCTTTGATCCTTGAATCCATGGCCTTAATACTTGATGCCAACTTAATGTACCAGAGGAAGCATCGTATAAGTTCATCCAAAATGGGAGGTTATTGGAGTTGACCCTTCAAGTGACGTTAAGTCAACTTTTATTAACCCTGTCTGAGAACCAAATCTAGCAGCTACAGTTGAAGCGACACCAAAATTCCAAGTAGGAACATTAGAATAAAGATAAGTATCTTCAATAACACCACCGTCAACGCCATCTTCAATAGTTACTTCCATTAAGCTATTGTATCTCCAGATATAACAACTAATTGAGGATCTATTTCATGAACATAGCTATCGCTAGCTCTATATATTTGAACAGATAAGTAATATGTTCCGTATGTTAAGTTTTCTCCTGCTATAGCAGCCTCTTGAGCAGTAGAGCTCAGAACAAGATTAACTGTTCCTCCATCCACTTCTGCATCTGCTACAACGCTAGCTATAATAGGTACTGCTTGAGTACCTAATGTTCTTGACGGCTTATCATATAGTCCAGCAGTAGCTGTGAAACCGTCTAATGAAAATGGAGCAGTAACCGTTACTACTGGTGTCCAAGTATTTCCTAATCTAAAATTTAGTTGTGTTGCCATAATAATTACTCCGGATCACAAGTTATAGTGTATGTTATTTCGTCTGACTCTATGACAACTGTAATGGCTGGACTGTCAGCAAAAGTAGTTTCAATCTCACCATCAACAGGAACAACTTGTCCTGCTGTGCCACTACCGCCTATTCCTACTGGAAAAAGATTTGCCATTATGCTCTTATCCTGCTTATTGGATTGTCTACATTTGGAGCCAGATCCCATCTTGCTATCTCAGTATCATCAGTGTCTTTTAGTATCAACTGAGTACCTTCTATGGTATAGTTACCTATTCCTGCAACAGATGCTTCTTTAGATAGGTCTCCTACAACCTCTAGAGAGTGCTTTGTTCTGTCGAATAGCTGAGCTCCATCTTTATTCTTCATCTCATTTAAGTTGCCTAGTACCGTATTTGTACTATAAGCTGATGACGATGGAACATAAACTGCCCCGGAAAAATAGTGTGCCTCAAAATCATTGCCGGGAGCATTTGTCCCACCGTTATTCATGTACACATTATATATCTCTGCTGTCACATCTATATGAGTAATATCAAGAGCGTATACTCCAGGAAGATTAGTAGCATCTACTTCATTTATAGTAACATCATTGTATCCACCTTGCCACCCGTCTAAAGAATCATTGAGCCACTCATCTGTAGATTTTTTCTGTACTGCAATAGCAGGTGTCTCTCCAGTTTGGCCAACATTATTTTTAAATATCTCAAAATACAAGGTTACAGTGTCTCCCATACCGTGCTTAAAATATGTTTGCATTATCCATTCACCTCTACTGGTTCATATAGCCAATAAGTACGTATACTTAATGCAGATGCAGATGAAGCACCTATATCTGCAAAATTACAAATAGGCTTATATCGTCTATCACAATAAAATAATTGAGCATCGCTCTGTATAAACTTTGTAGTTAAACTTGTATCATTGTGAAAAACATGACGAATTATATCATCTTGTATTTGATCAGTTTCGAAATCAATAGTATGAATTAACAATTCACTCGAACCAGCACTTTCATCAGTCTTTACCTCTATTTTAGTTAGCAATGCAGGGCAAGCACAATATATTACAAAGTAACATGATCTTTCTGCATCTGTCATTATATCTGAGCCATTGACACTGAAGCAACTAGCAGAATTATATTTTTGAGTTGCACTACCATATATTTTACATTCACCGCTAGTAGGATTTTTAATATGGATTCCATAATAATTACCGACAGTCAATTGATTGCCATACTCATGCGAACCATAATGCATATGATAAATGCCAATTCTCTTCGTAAGACCTAAAGCAGTATACAGTGATGTATTACCATTATCAAGAGTTAACACAGTTCCTTCTACAGTAATATTGTCACTGTTAACAGGAGCAGTTAGTCCGAAATCTATTAATTCGATTTCAATCTCTCCCGCAGAGCCATGTAATTCTATATCATCTAAATAGAATGTGTGGAGCGCTGAAGTACAACTAATCATTTCAAACTGTACATACCTTATATTACTCCAATCCATATTAGCAAAATTAGAAAAATCAAAGAAACTTAAATCTTGTTCGAACCACTGACTAGGTGGTTGATTAAATACTAGACTAGCTACATTCGCTGAATTATCTATTATATTTATTTGCCATATACAAGTTAAATCTACATCATTCCATATCCAAAAGTTTATATTTGCATATGGTGACCAATCCACGCCACCAGCACCTAAATCTCGTGTTACTGTATCTCCTGGTGATTGGTTTTTTCTACATTGAATAGCCATAGATTGTGAACCACTGTGAACTGTAGAGGTATCTAGAGTAACAAAAGTATTTGTTGGATCAGAAGCTACCCATTCTGTTTCCAATTCTGACGTATCTGCATAACCTTCGAAATCTTCTGAAATATCCTCACTACCACTTCCTTGTAAAGTTAAGTGAATGTCATGTAAGTTATTAGTAGATGCCTTGAAGACTTGACATACTGTGTCTCCAGTGGTTGTCAAAGTATGCGTAATTTCACTCTTGTCGACCATATTCTCATTAGGAATGTGTGGAGATATATCAAACTCTAAATTAACACCTCTAGAAGTTATAATTTTATTAGTAAAGTCCAATAACTGCTTAGATTTTCTAGAATCAATTACTTCTTGTGTACCATATATTGCCATTTTAAATTCCTTAGTTAAGTTTTAGATATCCATTCCAAGAAGCAGAAACATATGAACCAACAAAATCTGACCATGCTGTTACCTTTATTAATGACAACTCTGGTATTTTATATGGTTCTGGAAAAGTATTAGAATAATTCGAATCTTGTAAAAAACAATCATCAATAAAAATAAATGCTCCTGGATATTCTGTATGGAATTTTATACCATCATGAGATGTAGAACGAATACGTATTTCGACAGGTTTACCGCCAACACTATTTGCTCTCCAAGAAGTTAGATACAGTGTATGGCCTTTTGGGACCATTCTCATAGTATTTAGTGCCATATTCCCACCAGTCGATATCTCTTGATAAATCTTAGTAGAATCACTAGTTCTGTATATAGTTATATTTCCAACTGCTACACCATTACTACCAACAACCGCAGTATGCATGTTCTGAATAAATCTTACATTAGGATCTGAAAGATTAACTGGAGTAAGACCAGCCATCGTAACTACTTCAGTTTGTGAATCACCATTGGCATCCAAATAATCAACACTTAAAGTATTAACACCTGTTCCGGCATTAGTGTCATTACCATCATCAGATACAACACTAATTTGCTCTCCTGCTTCTGGTGGTACTGGAAGTTTTGCATTTATTCCAGTCCATATATCACTACCTTGTGGAACAATACTAATGCTTCTTCGTGAAGAATAGCCAGCAAACGGTATTCGATCATCTACTAAGCCTTCAGCTATAGCGTTTCCTAATGGTATATTCTTTACTTCATCTACAATATTTATTGCGCCCATAATATTATCCTATTTTATTTCCAGTTTCTTTTAAGCTGTGCTGACCTGTATCGAATCCCGTGCCTTTTATCTCGTCTAAAGATGCTTCAATTGCCAAGGTGTCAAGCTCTATATCTATACTGTCGATGGTATCTTGTATTGACTTGAGAGTTTCATCAGTCCAACCAGCACCCTTTATCTCATCAAAAATATCTTTTAATGCAGACAATCCATATGCTGTGTCCTCTAAAAGGATATTAGTATTTTGTATACCAACGTTATCAGCAGGTATATACAGTTGTTCTAGATGACCAAAGAATATTGAATCTATCCACAACTCATGAGTTGGCCACGATGTAGGTTCGTGAGTAATACGAATTCTTGCAGTATATGGAGCGCCGCCAGCAGAATAGTAGTCTGCTACAGTCCCAGGAATATTAAAGTCAACAACGATATCCTCATTTGAATTAGGAATATCTCTAGCACCAGCTCTGATATTGTCCCACTGAGCTAAAGTATAGTTCCAGATTAATACTTCAACTTGATGACCAGCAGAGCCTAAATATCTACCTATAAAGTGGAAAGAAGGATGCAATTCATCAATGTTTTGAAAATCGAAATCTATTATAAAACTACCATCTTCTGCAAATTTCATATACTGCTGATTGACAGTCTCAATGTCTGAAATCGTACCTTCTATTACAGAAGAGTCTTGCACAATATCATACGCATGAGGATAGTGACCCATTATATAAGGAGCTGATGCAAGTCTAGTCTTTATAATCACCATAAGCTCTTGTAATGTTTCGGTTGAAAAGCCTCCGCCCATAATAGTGTCTAATGTAGCTTCTTTGGCTACTGTACTATTTAGTGCTATGTCTCCGTCTGCTATACCAAAGATCCCTATTGCAAAATTGTCAGGAGTAGTTGTCTCTTTAATGTAGAAATCAGTATCTTCAGTTATGTTTGGATTTGTAAGCCTATAAAAACCATTTCCGCGCTCTACTAATGTCATGCCTGTTTGAGACACGTCTGTATTGTCTGATATCTTCTTACACCAATCGATAGTGAGATCTCCAAATACTAATCCAGTACTTGTTAGATTTATTATTGCTTCCATCAATATATTCTCCTAGATCGCTGTGGCGAATTTATGCTAGCTATTTTTCTATTTCCATAATACGAATTTGAGTTCCATCCTGGTGCTGCTTCCGTATATTCCATATAAAAATAAGGTTTATTTCCGGCTACTGTTTGAGAAGATCTCCATGCTATCCTCGATGGATTCTCAGGCCTTAACAAGAGTCCAAAGTTAGTTGATGAGTTGTCAATCCAATCTTGAGTTAGCGTATTAGTTACAACTAGATGTTGGTCTGAGGTTACCCCTGTTATAGAGACCGTTCCATCTGCAACCGATTCCCTGTCTGGGTCTGCCCCTTCTGTACCTTCACAACCTGCGGTATCCCATAAAACGGAAGGTCTTATCGCAAAATCCCAATCCGAAGCACCTACTTCTGGCCCGTCTATCTCACTACCTTCACCCCAATCGCGGAGAACTTTATACCAAGCTGCACTCATAGGTACTGTGGTTGCAGAATGCACATCAACCCCAAAATGTGCTGTGGTTACGGTGACATCTGAATAAGCAGTCAGTATTATTTTAAATATCGCATTGTATCTAGTACCGTCTACACTAATTGGTGAGACTTCAGGCCTACCTCCTAGATTCCATGTTGGCACGTTACTGGCTAAGTAGTTGTCTTCTAGTATTCCACTATCGTCATCAATCGTTACATTCATTACATCCTTACAGGCGCTGCAGCTGCTCTAAGCCAGGCTTCGTCAACCACCTTTTTAAATGTTTGAAGTCCACCAACAACCTCAGTCAATACTAAAGTAACAAGACTCTCTTCCTCATTAGCATCTGTAGCAGGATTGACTCTCATTGTAATAGATTTTAAATCGTTACCCATTGCTACTATGGCACCTTCTTGCTGAATATAGGTATAGTCCTGACCATATGTTTTGATTGAAAAGGTATACTCAAAAGGAGCTGTTGAAGGATCGCTAATTATAATGTTTATAGCTACGCCTTTATATGTAGGAGTATGCTCAATCTCTACTCCATTATCGCTAGTGAATTTAGGTTTACCATTAGATACATCAGGTAATGCACTGTCTCCACCAAGATATTTAAAGCTAATCCCTTTGTTATCTTTGTATTTTATCTTACATAGATGCTTGTTGGTTTCACCGGAATCTGTAAATCTAAGCTCACCATATCTACCACGATTCACCTGATGAGTTGTCACTCCATCAACGACAGAATCTATGCTCATATCACAAGGGACGAACGATCCGTCTTCCTGTATATCGTTCAGACCATTTTGAAAGGTAGTGCCTATAATAGGTTTGCCATTCTGGAACCTACCAGTTGAACTTTCATTAATATCCCAATCCTTATGCTTAATCATTATACGTACCTCATACTAGTGTTATTTTTTAAATCTCCTCGTAGCTTTGCCGCTAGTTGTGTCCTAGAGGTACCTAAAAGCTTTGCTGCATCTGCTATACTATTAAAAACTCTACTTCCAGCTACACAGATCACTTTGATTGACTTTGCATTATTTTTTTTCATTTCTTGCTTAGACTTATCCGTGTGCTTTATCCCAAGTTTAGCAAGACTATCATTCTTCCTGTGTTCATCAGTGTGTTTTATCCCAAGCTTAGCCTCGCTCATTTTCTTCTTTGATTCATCGCTATGCTTCCTTCCAGCTATAGCAATACTTAGCTTATGTTTAGGCTCGTTGGATAGCTTGCCTGACCTATCATATGTTCCTATTAATTTGCAGTTCAAGCCTTTGTCTTCTATTACACTATGTAGATCTTGATAGAAACGTTCTCTTTCGTTTAGAGATGTTCGCTACACAGTTCTATTATTTCAAGCATGTGATTTTCTACGCCATGTTTTTTAAATGACCTATACAATCTAGTCTGCTCTTTGCAATCTAACCGCACATACTTTTTAAATCTTTTCTCTATATTTACAGACTGGCCAATATACACTCGTCCTGACGGACTCGTTATCTTGTATATTCCTTGCTTCTTATTCATAGGTCCTTATAACAATAATAACAGTGTTAATAGTATACTGGCGCCTGCACTCTTGAAGTCAATCTTCCACCAAGGAAGCTCACCACAATCAACTGAATCTTCAACACAAGTTGAATACTTTTTTTTCCAGGCTCCTGCTTGCTTATCTTTTATCTTAAAGTTATCATCGCACTTATCGTATTGCACAGAAAAATTGTCAGCTCTTTGTTTTTCTATTTCTAGTATATTGCTAAGAACTATGATCTTCTTGTTCTTAGTGATAATATTGTCTCTGCAAGCGCTAAACTCTGCGATAAGCTCTTTTGATTTTTCTATGTTTAGCTTTACTTTACTGTTACTTGCCATCGACGATGATGTCGTCGCAAATATCAAAGCCAATATCACTAAACCCTTTACAAGCCTCTTCGACAGTCTTAACATATTCTAGCATCTCCATATAGTCTTTTGATTCTACATCTCCACCACTGTTTAAAGCATCGTATGCTGTCCATAGGTCTTGAAGTTTTTTATCTAACTCTTTGTTATCTTTTTTTAATCTATTTATCCAGTCAAGATTATCTTCAAGCTTTGGTTTATCTTTCTCTATTCGTAAAGCATCTTCAGAAAGCGTTAAAGCAGCCTCTAAACGATTAGACTTACCTCTATAGTGATTGGCTGACCAAGAAGTTGTTGCTATTCCAAGAATACAAAAGATAATAACAATGTCTTTCTTAGATAGGTTTAAATTCTTTAGAAAACCTGTTATATTATTAACTATCGCTACGATATCAAACATTGTTTATTCCTTGTCTTTCCATGCTTTTATAAGCTCTATAAACATTGGAATCTTTTTCCAACCATTATATAGCAATAAAAAACCAAGTGCATAAAGATGGAGTATCTTAATATCTTCTCCAATCCACCATGTGTGTACAGCAGGGATAAGAGTTAACCACAGAGTTACTCTGCCGATACTCATATTTTTATTCTTACCTTCACAAAATAACGTATTAGGCTTCCAGAAAATTGCCATCTTGCCCTCCAAGTCCAGGATTAAATTTATTACCTTTACTATTGTTTTCTGTTTTAGTGATGATTTGCAGATTCGTATGTACATGAAAACCAGAAACCAGCTTACCTTGTAGTGGCACTATATGATCAACAACAAATTTCTCAGTACAGCCTGCAACTTTAGGGCTAGGTTGATTTCCTCACAGTCACAATAGATTTCTTTTATTTTGTCTATATCTGCCCATAACGGCATAGCATTTAGTTTTGCTGCTTGATATTTTCTGACCAAAGCATTTACTTTTCCCTTATTGTTTTGCCTATACTGTTTGCCATACTCTAATATTCTACGCTTATTCTTTACATAGTATTCTGCAGAGTCATTAGGGTCCCTTTCATCATGATATTTTTTAAAACGCTCCTCATTGCTTTCTCTATATCTTTTACTGTATTCTAAAAAATATTCTCTATTATTTTTGCGATACTCTATGTAATAATCTTTATGTTTGTTTCTATAGGCCTTATTCTTTATTCTCATACATGCTTTGCATTCTGTTGCAATTCTTTTTTCATTCTTGCGACCTTTCCTAATATAGAATTCTTTCAATGCTAATTCAGGCCCATCTGTGTGTACACATTCATCTTTGTTCTTGCATACCTTAGTCATTTTTAAATCCTATATCATCCATAAACTTGCATACAGGAAACGATGACCCTGGATCTACTTTACGATTTGGACAGAGTTCGCTGTGAGTGTTAATCGATTTTATCTCATGCCTATCACACAATCCTTTAACTAGCTCAACTCCAGCATTATATTGAGCTTTTCCTAAGTATGGTTCTTTAATTCTTTCTACGAATGTCCCATATGTGTGTAGCCCTGCTACTAAGAATTCTACGCCTATACTGTTCATATTATGACCTTTGCAATGCCAAGCTACCTGATCATCTTCTCTACACTTGATAATTACTCCTGTAGGGGTTATAAGATAATGTGCTGATAGACCTATTTTTTTAAGAAATTCCGGCGCATAATAATCGTTGCCTTCTGTATCTATAAATTCACCCATACTGTGTATCACTATTAAGGAAGGCGTCTGTTTTCCTCCCCCATTGTCTGATGGTATATTTGCTACTCTCATACTGTCTCCTAATGATTGTAATATACTTCGCCGATAACTGCTAAGAACTGTGCTGAATTAATCGGCTTACTTATAACCATTATATTATGTTCTATGAAAGTCTGAAGCCCTCTACTGTCACTATAAGAAATAATTATCGTAGTTTTTGGCGAGCACTTTTCTATCTTCTGAACCAAGTCTAAGCTATTCATGAATGGTAAACGACTATCTAATAAAATAGCATCAGGACTTTCATTTTCTATACGACTACAAACATCGGTTGACTTTAGCTCTTCCACTTTTGCATCGCTATACTCTTCATTAATCAAATTCTTTTCGTAATTTGAATAGAAGCTACTGGCATCTGTCACCCATATCGTACACATATTAGAATCTCCATCCTACTAGCGCTGCGAAGAATCTTAGTAATGCCATTCCAGGATCAGATCCGGATAGCACTAGTACTATAAGAACCAGTATGATCCCAGCAAGCATTAGCTGCGCAGATAGTATCTTATTGTTTCCTACAAATTTAAAGAATCCATCATTGCTTTTGTAGTCATCAAAATCTTTTATGTGGTTTTCAAGCTTCGTTGGTATACCACTCAATTCTTCTTCAAACTCTTTTAGTTTGACAGAGAACTCAGTAAACTCGCTGACTATACCTTGTAACTGCAAAAGCACGTCCCTAAACTCTTTGCTATGGACACCATACTTTACATATATATCCTGTATGCTATCATGAAGCTCTTTAAGCTTTACGTCATGAGCCTGTATCCATACTTCTACAGCAGCAACTCTACCACTTATATCATCTGCCATAGCGTCATATCTCCTTTATCCATTTATTAGTTAAATTACGTTACAAATATATCAACATCTACATCTGTGCCAGTAATCTTTATACTAGCTACAGGGATCTTGTAGACTGAAAACGAAAATGTTTCAGATGCAGCGACAGGTATGCCCATCATTGATCCATGAACATCTTTTAAATGATTAAGGTAAATGGTTATTGGAGACGTATCATTGTTGGTAATGATTCCTGTTTTAGCAGGCCTACCAAAATCTATCTCAAAATTAACAGACACTTCTGTCGCGTCAGTCAAGTCGTTATAATACTGAGACATCTGTGTAGAAGGTACCTTCCTATCTATTGGTTGTGTATATAGGGTTGCCATACTTAATATCCTCTATTCTATTATGTTACAAAAATATCAACGTTTACAGTACTTCCACTTGTTATCTTGATCTCGCTTACATTCATTTCATATATAGTAAAAGAGAATGTTCCGCCAACATCAACAGGTACTGGTATCATTGTTCCTAGAATGTCTCTTGAGTAGTTAAGGTAAACAGATAATGCTCCTGTACCATTATTTACAACAAGCCCAGTCTTAGCAGCTCTACCAAGATCCTCATTAAAATCAACAGTTATCTCTGAAGCATGAGATATTCCATCGTAATACTGATACCTATATGTAGGTGGAACTGCTCTATCTATCTTTAGTGAATGCGAAGCCATGTCTATCTCCTTACTATAATATTAAAAATCTTTTTTAAGCGTTTGCCTAGTTATTATGGGCGATACGGAGAACCAAACGAAATACCAAATCTATAGACTCTTAGGTCTTCTTGTGTAGCGTCTATAAAAGATATATCAGTACCATTAAGTGCTGCCAAAGCTGGCGTGGATATTGATGCTATACTTAAACCGCTTCCTTCTTGAGTCCAATCACTTCCATCAAACCTATAAACTCTAAGATTATCTGCTGTACTGTCAATAAAAGCTACATCGGTACTATTTAATGCAGCTAATGCTGGACTCGTTGTTCCTGATATACTTAAACTGTTTCCAATCTTATTCCAATCACTTCCATCAAACCTGTATGTCTCAAGATCCTCTTGTATGCAGGCAATATCAGTACTACTCAATGCTGTTAGTGCTGGTATTGTTGCTCCTGTTATTATAAGATCATTTCCAACCTGGGACCACGTACTACCGTTAAATCTATATACTCTTAACTCTTGATTGCTATCATCTATAAATGCTACATCCGTTTCGCTAATAGTAGCTAATGCTGGATTTCCTATCGGAGTTACACTTAATCCACTCCCAACCAAACTCCATGTACTACCTCCAAACCTATATACTCTTAAGCTTTCCAAAATAGTATCTACAAAAACCACATCGGTACTATTAAGTGCGCATATTGCTGGATACCCTATCCCTGAAAGCGTAAAAGCGCTCCCAACAAGAGCCCAAGTATTTCCGTCAAACCTGTAGGTTCTTAGCTCGTCATTATTAGAATCAACATAAGCTACATCTGTTCCATTGAGTGCAGCTATTGCCGATAATGACGTGCCAGTAATGTTAAAATCTGTCCCTATCTGAGCAGGAGAAGTCCATGTTATCGAAGATGAACCTGCACCAACAGTTGCACCTGCTTCAATACCATCAAGCTTTATTTTGTCTGCTGCAGCTAATGTCTCAGTGTCTAAAGTAATCGCTCCAAATTTTGGAGTTCCAGTACTTGTTAAGTCTTGTGTTGCCATTTTATATCTCCTTATGCAGCTGCTATTGTTGTTACTGTTCCAGAAGAACCAACATACTTTAAAGCACCATTTTCTACGTACATTATCCCTCCACTTGTTGGAGCAGAAGGAGCTGACGTTACATTTGACAATTGCATATTGTCATTGTCCCCAGTAAACAAGCCTTCTACTTTTACATTAATTTCATGAAGCACCATCTCTACGGTTCCTTCAGTGAACTCATCGTAAAAGTCTTCTACTTCAATGTCTGTTGCATAGTGCTCACCAGTAGTGGGTTGAACTGGTCCACCACTAAGTATTTCTGTGTAGCCAGCTTTATGAGCATCGAATGTCGTAATTAAGTTATAGTCTGCTAAAGCACTCTCTAAAGCAAACACTTCAGAATGCCTTTCATTTCCATGTATTGATGCTGTACGAGCATTAGTTAGTCTGTAATCACCTTCTGAAATATAGTTACCATGATCATAGCCTTCAAGAGTATCTAATGCAGTATCTATTGCTGCATGAGTTCTTGTTCCTGCTACTCCAGTAAGATCAGAGTGATTCTTAGTTGCTAAGTCAGCAAGATCTGATCCTGTCGTGTTTAAATTATCCCAGTCAAGCTCTTCTGCACTAGCATTTATCTCAGTCATAAGAGCAGCTGCAGTTATCTGTGCAGCAGTAACACTATGAGGGTTGCTTGAATTGGCTTCATGAGCATCAAAGCCTACCTCTAGATCGTCTATTGCTTGGTCTAGTTTGGCAAGCGCTTGTGTTACGGAATCAGATACGGCGGTTAAATATCTAAGTGTAGTTCCTTCAGGTGCGAAGTCTGCATAAGGAGGTACTGCGTCTGATGCATCTATGCCCAGAACTGACCTTATATTTGAAAGGTCGTCCCCGCCCAAATCAGCAATATCAAGTCCATGAGGATTAACATCTGATGCTGTACCGCCACCAACATTGTTTATGTGTCCGTCTAACGTTACTGGTGCACCACCGTATGGCTCACCTGCATCCTCAGTCCATGTACCTGTGCCTTTCAGTAGCCTAATAATAGTTCTAACTACATTTAGATCGCCAAGTATATTGATTGGATCATTACCTATAGTAAATGTGTCTATAGCACCATCACCAGACTTAGCCAGTTTAGTCTGAAGTATATCAGCACTAGCGTTAACATCAGCATTAACTATATCGTGAACCAAAGATATATCAGTAGTCCATGTTCCGCCATGCATTGCAAGAATACTTGTTAGAGCGTCATTTACACTGGCACCTGTTCCACCAACACCAAAATGAGATATTCCGTCACCATCTAATACGCTTGCTGTACCATACAAATCTTTAGCTAACTGGTTTACATTGTACTCATTAGTTTGAGATCTAGAAAGAATACTAATGCCAGTAAAAGAATAATCTTCGTCAAATAGTTCTAGGCCAATAGCGCGTTTCTGATCATGAGTCAATACTCCAGCTGCATCAGATATCAGTGCAGCCAAGTCATTGTAGTTCGATTCGACTTCGTCTTTTATTGAGTCTATCGTTTCTTTAACTGTTAATGGCCTACTATATGTTGTGCTCCAAAGCTCACCATTATCACTTGTACTTGTAGCATTACTGTCTGTGTAAAGCTGTGTTCCATCGAGCCCATTTAAGAATGCGTCTACATTGACATCGTCTGTGCCATCTGGTACGGCAGCCAAAAGAGGATGCAACTTGCTATTCCATTCAGAAGTTATTGCTGCAAGATCAGTAGCTATCTCGTCGATTGTATCATTCCAAGAATCAGATGTTCTTGGCCCACGATATGCAACGTTTCTCTTTATAAGTGAAAGCGCTAATTGGTTTATAGACAAAATAACCTCCTGTTAATTTCCAACTTTAATTCTGTATCCTGTGAATATAGGACTTACGTCTTGATTTTCTGTTTTTAATATTACCTTAAGCCTTATAGAATCTACGCTACTCGAAATCATTCTACTAGTAATATAAAAGGATTCGTCTTGAAAATCGGATACATTATTGTCATATTTCACAAAAAACTTAAGGATATTACTATTATTTATAATAGAATATCTTGTATAATCATCGCTTAAAACGTTATAGTTAAAATCAAATAACGTTGAATACTTCATCATGTACGATGCGTACAAATCAACTCCTGAATACACCTCTGTTCCTGAGTATGATGTTGCTCCTGCATAGTCAAAGCTCTCTATTATTAGCTTATGATTATACGGATAAAGCGTGTCCACTTGTGTGAAGTCTTCTTCTGTTTCAGGATCAAATGCGCTAGGAAGAATCTTCCAATTCGATTTATGAGTTTTAAATTTATGGGCGCCACCACCTATAAATACTGTTCCTGTTACTCTCTGTGCGTCAAGTTCTGCAACGGTATCGCCAAGCTCTATGTATATGCCGGCCTCATTATCTATATTTATATATGTTGTATAGAACGTCTCATCAAATTGCCACCCACTTACTATACCTCTTGTAAGGACAGGGTCATCATTTTGGCCTACATCTCTCCATATCTTTATATATTCATATGGAGACTCTTGAGTGCTAACATCAATAGTATAATCAAGTAGCCTATCATTATTGTTTTTATATGTATATTGCGTGCTAAGATCCAGCTTAACATCCGTTCCTGACTCTACATCAGAGCTACCACCAAGCTTAAGAATTTTCGGATAAGGAGAGCTGACTTGATTCAAAGGAGATATCCCTGACCATGTTTGCATATCATCAGATGAGACTAGGTACTCTATCTCTGTTCCTTCTGGCAAAATCTCACATACCTCACATGAGATAATGTTAAAATTCTTTTTCACTGGAGGAGTAACGTCAGTATCATATACAGATAGTTCTTCTGTTATAAGTTCTCCAGACATAGCAGAATAAGATCTTGAAAAGAACGAGATATTTTTTGCTCCAAACTCATATACGTATGATGTCCCGTCCTCATAGTCGTGGCCATTCTTTGTCATTATAAACTTAATATATTTTGCATCTATAGACTGGAAATCAAAAAAACCTGTTGATATTACGCTTTGAGGATTGTTTATTGTCTCAACATTAAACCAGTTATAATCGTCTATTGAATATTGTGCCTGTAAATCTATTGTTGAACTAGTATCAGATGAATGCGATACAAACTCTATCCTATTAATAGAGATTGGCTCATCTGATATCTTTACTTTAAGCTCAACGTCAACATGTTTGTCATATGTTCCCATGAACACTCTATGTTGCCATACGTTAGATGCATCTTTAAACGCATTTAACACAGACAATCCTGGCATAACACTATAGCTTAACAGACTCTCTCTAGTTATAGGATTAAATACTACATCCTCAGCAAATAGAGAGTTCAGATTTACCATTTGTTTTGATATAGGATCAACTGGTAATGCAACTGTATGATTGTCTAAATTTATTTCAACGGAACTATTGACGATATCTAGTGCATTGGCATCATCTAAATGATCCTCAAGCATATCAAAATATCCAGCAGTATCTTTCTTTAAAAGAAGAAGAGAATTAAGGCTAGCCTTAAGCTGCTGTGTCTTTCTTGATAAGTCTATAAGCTTTAATTTCCATCTTTCAAAATTGCCAGCCCTTGTCTCTGCAATCATAAGAATAGCATCATATGCATCTTCTAGATCCATGTGTATCTGATCAATAGCAGTATTGTATGCAGATGAGCTAGACTCTGATCTTTCTTGGACTGTAGCACTCTCAAGATTAAAGTTCTTATCAGTTATACTAACCTCTTCTAATAGTATGGCTAATTCTTCCAACACTTCCGATGCACTGATATCAATCCCTTGCTGCAAGTTAGTCTTGATTATGTTCTCTAGGCTTTTATTTATTTTTATATCAATTAGTGACATATAATTCCTATATAATATTGTCTTTATCTATTATTGAAATTGCATACCCATCTACATACGGAGTGTAGTATGGCTCTAGTTCCGCTAGAGAACCTTCTTCTTTATCTACGTAGTTATACAGAACTTTTAGTATGAACTTAAATGAAGTCTCTCTAGTCTTAGATATTGTTTCTATTACCTCGTTATCGCTAACTACTACAGAGTTTCGCTCTGCATCATAGTAATAGTTCTCGTCACTTATTATTCTAGAGATATTGTATGCTACCTCATAATTAGAAAACTCATAGTCTATAATAGTGCTCTGATATATGTCTTCGTATGAGTAAAGAATGCCATTTTTATAGTCTACAGAATATTTCCCGCTCATATCAAATGTTGTTTCAGAGTAATAGTATGACACTGTTATACTATTAGGCACAATATCATAAACGTATACTTGAGCATTCTCATAATCTATAGAGTATTCTCCTGTTGCATCTGGTGTCTCAGGGTAGGTCAACTCTTTTGTCGGATCAAAAATAGCATGATTCGAAAAAAATGGCCTAGGATCAGAAGACAATTCAATACCGGTAGTAGAGAAAGCTTTAAACTGAAAATTCGAATTGAGACTACCGCTACTAGGGACATCTTCATCAGATGCTTGTATTAAATTAGTAAGCTCAGCTATTCCATCTACATACGCTACTTCAGTAGTCAGTTTTCCGTTAGGATTATTGACTTCATGAATCTCTTCTTTAATGGCTATGCTACCTGGCTCAACATAGCTGTTAGCCAACTGTACCGTCTTAACATCTTGATCAATAGTTTCACCTGAAACTAGCGCAGTCGTATACGAGTCAGTAGCAATCTGTATCTGGTTTTTAAGTCCAGCACCATCAACAGAAGAATAGAATTCCCACTCATTATTGTCAAGCTTCGTTCTTGGCGTATACAAATATGAAATACTTGATGACGCAACATCATCAGCAGGCTTATGTGAATACATTATACCATCTCTATAGTTTATAGAGTAGTCCCCTTGATCTACTATTTCTGACTGACCATCAATATATGTCTTCTTTGTCTGGAATGTCGTAGAAGATTCATCTATAAACTCAAACGCTGAATCAACAGTTATATTATTGTTCTTAAGCCTGTGTATTGTGGCTCCTTTTTTTAATAACTCTCCGCTAACACTTTTTTCTTCGCCTATCTTGTATATAGCGAAGTTCGCTTTGTCTGCATCAGCATCAAAATTTATTTTAGATATCCTGTCCTTCTCTATCCATATTCTTTCTGGCTTAAAATTTATTTCTATTCTGCTACCGGATATAGGAACTGCGCCTTTTGTGCCATCGCCAAACCTAAGCAGGCCTAACTCGTAGTCTATTGTATAGTCTGTATCAGTACTAGTAGAAGATTCAAAGTCTGCTTCCCTATTCCAAATGCTTCCTCCAACCCATATCTGCTCAGTATTTCTTTCAAAGTTGCTCCATGGTAAAGAGAATTGCTGAGACGCCTCACCTGATGATACTCCTATCGTCTTCTTTCTTGAGTCGTTTCCAACAGAACCATATATAGGGTCTAACACCAATATTGCACTTGGTATTGGAGACTCTGAAAGCGTCATTAATAGTGGAGCCTTATCTGATACATTGAATGTCTCTGCAAGCTCTTTAGTTGTGCTAGACAAAACAGAAGACACTGATGAGAACTCCTTATCATTTCTCTTCAAATTAATCTTATATCTTATAAAGTCTACAGGTGCACTAGTATTAATAGAGTCTTCATCTACTGTATTGAAGTTCAGTATTTCAGATTTTCCAGCCACCTGTATATTTCTTGGCTGTATCTCATGCCATGTAATTCCGTCATCTGGAGATATAAAGTGAGTCACAGTTGCAAGCGCTGCCTCTTTTTCTTTGACTTCACTAGATTGTAATGACACTTTTTTTATCTCGCTTGGAGCATAGAATCTTTTTGAAACTATTTCACTCTCTTTCTCATATGTGCTACTGTATATCTCTATGTCCTTTATTCCTATCGCATATCTTATCTTTGTGCCAGAAGAAGTTTCTATAGGATAATAGTCGTACTGTCTAAGCACGATATGCAAGTACTTTATACTTCTTGGAAAGAACGAGAATACACCTTTACCCTTGTGCTTAGAAGACTTAGAAGACAACTCAAACTCATCTTCCTTTTTTTCATGAAGAAAATCTAACGCAAACTTTGATGTCTCTATTGCTGTCCAAGTTGAACCATCAATAGATGTTTCTATAACCTCTATCTTAACAGGATTTTTTGTACCAAAATTATTTGGATCTATTATGATATTATTTACTGCGCTTATTTCTTCTAGCTCAAGAACTATGTCTAATGTTACAGGCTCATTACGAGGAGTACTTTCATTAGTGACTGCCTCATATTCAAACCAGGTATCAGGATTAGAGTCTAATATCTTGTTTATATTGTCATTTGTATTAGCATCAATCTGATGATTGTTTCCAGGAGTCCCATTGCTTGCCTCATTTATCATTACCTTAGAGACTCGTCTGATAGGAGAGTCTTCATTATTCTTTGCTAATGTTATAGCTCCTGCAGAACCATTTAGACTTGCTTTAGTCGCATTCAAAAACGATATATCGCTTTCTATTTTTGACACATCATTGAAACTGTCAGCATAATATGTTATTCCTGCTGCCACACTATCGGTATATATACCGTAATCCAGTAGCATTGAATTGATTTGCCTTGCCTCTTTAGCTATTCTATCAGACTCTGACACAATATAATTGAATGACGACACTATGCTTTGCTCAAGATCATCTACGCTTTCAAACAAGATCTCAAGGTTAGCAAGAATATTTGTTAGGTTCTCATTGTAAAGATCTACATCTGGTAGTGCTCCTGCAAGAACATGTTTCTTTTTGCCTATAGGCCTGCCTAAACTTTTGTTAAATTCAGACAACATTGATGATGCATCTAATAGCGCATCTTCTACAGAAAAGAATTTTCCGGATTGCTGGGCATTATTTATCCTATCTGACACAGTATTTAACTGTATATCAAATAATTTTGATGGCTGTATTCTTGTATCTTTATTAAGCTCCATTTGCAAACCTCGTCTCATCTTTTAATGCAACAAGCATCTTATACTCATCTACAGATGGTGTCACATTTGAATCAAGAACATTTCTTCTCATTAGCGCTACAAGATAGATCTCTGATCTGGCTACAGAAAAAGCTGGCCTATCTAAAGTAAACTCTATCATATTATTATTATCCATAAAGATAGTTGCCGCGCTATTAATATATATCTCTCTTTTTGGCTCATACGATATAGTATATGTTGCAGAAACATCAAACACTACACCATTAGGAGGGTAGTGCAAAAACGTTATCTTAGTACCGTTCTCATTAATCTCATATATATCAGATACTGATGCATCCTCTCCTTCTACTCTTCCAGTTAAAGCTGTTTGATTCTCACTAAAATACACTAAGACTGAAGCTGTCTTTGCACGAAATCTCAAGATTGCTTCTCTGGATTCCTTATTAATAACCAGATATTCTTTTCTGATTGTAGAAGTTGTATTCGGCAATATATTAAACGTTTCTGTATCTATGAGAATGTCCGATGAATCATAGTTTTGTTTTCTAATAGAATACTCTACGCTTCCTTTAGGCAATATCGATGTGCCTGAATCTATGTATGTATACTCTTCGTTTGTATCTAGTGCCATAAGCACCGGTGTATCAACCTTCAAAGGCTTAGATACATATATCCCAGTATCAGTATACATTGCATTTCCAATTCTAATATTATCTAGGCCTATAATATAGGCGTATCCAGACACTTGAACTTGCTCGGCTTCGCCAGGTATATTAAGCAACTCTATAATTGGTTGATTTGGATCTTGATTATATAGAGCAGATGACAATGTTGTAACATCTATCTCAGCATCTCTAACCTTAACATCATACAGTGTTGATGCATCACTTGTGTAATATGTTGTTTCTACATGTGTTTTTTGAAGCAACCCGATTATAATTTTTCTAGCTGTGATCTTAGAAAAAGATATTCTTTTGTGCTCGTCAATAAGTATAGGATCAGATGTTCCGCTGATTTCAACTAGCTCATCATTGCTATTTATATAGGAGATGTAGCTAATATAGAAATCGTTGTACAGGATCGGATCTAGCTCTATGTGTGATACCTCTCTTAATCCATCCATCGTAACTGTTAATTCAACGCTTGCTCCTTCCGGTATGACTTTGTCTGCCATTATGGATGTTGCCCAATATGTTTCTGTCTCGTTGTCTGAAACATTGCTTAACTTAAACTCAGGAAAATCAACGTTAAAATATTGCGCATCTGAATTTGTCGTATACTCTATGTCTACATTGGTTATCACATAGTTTTCAGATCTCTCATATGGTAGAGTCATTGCTTTTGATATTACGTCCACTGCAGCATCATAGTTTTGACCAAGAACAGTCTTAGACCTTCTCTCGTAAAAAAGCTCTGCTGCGACTTTGCCTTCTGATCTTGCTAGTCTAAGCTCATCCTGGTTAGAGAAATCATTGTACTGAACCACAGAAAATCCTAGACCACTGTTAGCAAGAACCTCATTCTTTCTTATGTCAACTGTAAGTGATCTTATTGACAAGTCGATATCTTTTATTAGCTTGTCTCTTATTATTGCTCTATGGGCATTTGCTGTATCTGCTATCAAAGATATTTCATTAAGCAACGTATCTATGTCATCAGAGAATCTATCAAGCATGAAATTAAAAGATTCTGAATCTATTGTCTCTCCCTTGTCTCCAAGGAATAGCTTTGAAATCGGAATAGGCTTTCCTTGTGACAGTATAGTTGTTAGCTCTTGCAGCTTAGCCCTATACTCTTCAACAGTCTTGATAGCGCCACTATTACGTAACTCATTAAGCACAGACATTATCTGCTTGCCTTGTATTGCTGGGATACTCTGTATAAAACTATCTAGATATTTTGACATAATTTATATCTTATATGTTAGTGCTGTTGCAAACTGCCTAGTATATGCAGACAAGTCTGTGTACGTTAGTTCAGATGGAGCTACTATTTTAAATTTAACGGAAATAGATTGGTTTATAAGCATCTCTCCATTAAGTTGATCTGGCTCATGGCCTCCAACTACAGAGTCAATTGTTACTGGTATTGCATGTGTCTTATCACTGCCTTGAAGACTTTTAAACTTTGTCCATGCAGACCTAGTTGACACAGATGAAATAATTGCTGTATTTTCTTCGTCATCAGAAACAGTATCTGCCGGCAAAAACTCTCCAGTTGGATCACTAACTATTATACTATTGTCTTCAACTTTTACTATGATTGACACTGCATAGCTTGGAGAACCTATAATGGTTGATCCTTCAGAAAATGCAGACGCATCATCAACAGCCAAAACAGTATACTCGTCTGAAAATACTCCAAGATAATTCTGGTTTACGTAGACTCCTGCATCAGTTACGGATGACACTACAGCTGTGCCTGTGCCACCATTAGATACTGTCTCACCATCTTGAAAGGTTCCAGAAATTACAGTAACACATAGTGTTACATCGTCTGTGTCTATTGCAGATAGAGTTGCTGTTGCTCCAGAGGTTACTCCAGTTACCGTGTCATCAATGTTAAAATTAGCGATAATATTAACATGCAAAGATACGATAGAATCACTTCCCCATTCTAAAAGTTCTGCTAAATCTTTTTCTCTTGTAGATCCGCCAGTATACGAAGAATCATACTTTGCCGTATAAAAACCTACATTATATATCTTAGATGTGTTTGTATGCCTGATAAACAGTTGCGTCTCTAAAGACTCTGCTGTAGGACTTATGCCTTCACCAGCTACTTCCTCGTATACCACATCATCAGAAATCTGATATCCATTATGTGTATCCGACCATATAATTTCTACTGCCATACTATCTCCTTATGCAAATGGAATTGCGCTCCACGTTTCTGATTTAGGATATGCCACACTACCATTTGTCGCTGTGACATAAACATAATAAGTTCTATTGTTTATAAGAGAATCTACAGTATAACTCTCTGCTGAGATAGGACTAACATTGTGCTTAGTAAATGTGCCGTTACGTGAGCTACCAACATATACATCATATGTATAGCTTGCTCCTAAATCACTCCACGATAAGTCTATAACCGTATCTCCTGGTATAAATGATAACACATCTACCACATTTCCATAGTACCTCACAGCGACATATGTTCCTAGAGCTACATGTCTTTCTGCTATTTTTTGAACTTCTTCTTTTTCAAATGCTCCACCATAATCAGTTAGTATTGTATGTGGCAGCTTTACAAGAACCATTGAACTAGTGTTGTGAGGTTGTCCATCCCAATGTCCAATGTCCTCAAACCATTTTATCTCTGGATGATCTTCAGCAGCGTGCTCTATATCGTAATCTTCTCTCAATCCTCCGCCTTTCAATCTAATATCTACAGAAGAGAGATCGTCATTTTTATATGCATCTGTCGTACTTACTTCTCCAAGAAGAAGATAATGCGTAGATTGAGTGTCTTCTCCAGCAGTAGTGTATCTCTCTATGAAGTTATCAGTTCCTTTATCATAGTCTAATATTCCTTCTATGGATGTAGCAAGATCTATGTTCCCGTCTCCACCTCTTTGGCTGCAATAAACTATTTTTCCAATATCATCTACCTTAACGTAATACAGCGCTCTTTCTCTATCTGGATTTGTAGGACCCTCTGGAATAATATAAAACATATACTTATAGTCAGAAGAGCCAAAGTTGCTAATCGGATTAATATTTAAACTAGTCATTGCATAACTGTCTTCTGTATAGTAATATGTAGCTATTACTTTGTAACTAAACTTAAGCTGAGCGTTTAGTTTTATAAAGCCGCCCTTCTCATCAAAGCTATGTATAAGAGCATTGTCCCACTCTACATTATGCGCACCTTCAGAGTCCATAAATTGGGCCCCATCTTTTGATGCTATGGTTGACGTAGCATAGATTATATTATCATTTTCATCTTTTACTACTATGTCTACGTGTAGACTTTCACCTGAATGTATCCTTAAATTATTATCTGGCGTCTTAATTACTCCACCTACAAGTATGTCGCACTCTTGCTCTGCTACGAATCTATATGGCTCATAAGGACTGAACAACTGATCAGAAAACTCTGGAACATTATACCTATATAAGGTTCCGCCTATGTTTTTTATGAAGTCTCCATTTGCTGCTCTTACAAACCATATTCTATCTAATGCTTCAGCCTTCGGATACAATAAACTAATCGCTGATCCAGATTCATACTTTATAGCATAGCTTGCAGTTCCTGGTAGCGTTAAAGAGTATCCGCCGGTTGTGTCGTAGTTTAGTATGTATTTTTTTACACCTGGTTTTAGGTTTCCAAAAGTATCTATATCATCAAACCCAGCTTCACTATATATCTCTTCTGAATTAAGCATTACGTCAACACTTGTAGAGTCGTCTAGAATATATCTAGCATAGTATAACTCTAGCTCACCTGACACTTCATCATACGTATTCCTTAAGTTAGTATATAAAGAGTCTAAGCTTAGGTCTTTTGAAAATAAATTAGCATTTACCGGGACATAATTCTTGTCTAAAATATCACAGTCAACTACTTCTGAACCGTTATATGACCCTGGAACCTTGTGTACAAAGTACAACGGTTCTGCTGGCTTTGTTGGGTTAGAGTCAGTAAAAATATCAGAGACAAGAAACATCGTAGATATAATGTCGTCATATGTTGGACCTGAAAACACGATGTTTAATGTTGATATTGATCTTGATAAAGAGTTCTCGCTCATAAGATAGCTCTTATCTATAATAGATATATTATCTGCGATATCTTTTGCAGGTATATACAAGTACGATATCGGTATATCTGAGCCATCAATATTATTACTGACCCTTATATCAGATATATCTTTCCTTATGAGTTGACGAGTATCTATATCGTCAATCCTTTCTATTCCAGAGATATCAAATGAACTATTAAGTGTAGATATATTTATATGCATTATATATGTTCCGTATTCTTATTATAGTAAGATAGTCTTGTATAGTCCTTCCCCACCATCTCCTCCACCATAGTCTCCTGACACAGGAGTAGAAGTGCCGCCAGCTCCACCAGTAACATCTATTGTCGATCCTGCAGTGTCAATGCTATTCCCTATCAACACTACGCCTCCACCTCCACCTGCACCTGTTCCACCTACTTGTGAAGATGCATCTCTTCCATCCTCACCACTTACATCGATACTTCCTTCTATTATAATATTGCTAGCTTTTATTAGTACGAGTGCACCGCCTCTTTCACCCCAGTAAAAAGATGAAGCCTTAGATGCATTACCGCCTCCTCCAGCTCCACCTATAAAATGCAAAAATGGGTCGTCCTGAAATAGGTTTTGAGTTCCTATCGAAAAAGTATCGCCAGGATTTCCATTTCCACTAGTACTTCTATTGCCGCCACTAACCGTATCACTTGTAGTGTAGTCGGGGCTCGCATAATCTAATATATTAATAGTGGAGGATGCTCCAGAAGAGCCATTATTAATTCCACCTTGTGTCCTTCCTGCACCACCACCAGATCCACCAAGTTGGCCATAAGCAGCACCTTGAGTGTTGCTATAGCCTCCTCGTGATCCTACTCCAGACCCATCAATAGAACCTCCTGATTTAAGCCAAAATGTGCCACGACATAGAATAACTATAAAACCATATGTGCCTTTTCCGCTTGGATGATTAACAATATCATTAGGCACGGTTATACTTCCTCCGCTTTCTATTGTTAAGTTGTTATACATAGCCCAACCACCAAAACTCTGTGCGGATGAAATTGTAGTGTTAGCCACACCATGACCTAACCAGTAAGTCATCTTATAGTCATAGTATTGGTTTGACGAAGTTGTTGAATGACTGTGGAGCGATGTTGTACCTGCTCCAACCAGCTCATTTAGTTGGTCCCCTGTTGCTGTTATAACTGTGCCGCTATTAAGACTTTTATTTGTTAACGTCTGAGTATCACTAGTTCCAACTATTGTTCCTGATGGTGCATGCTGACCATCTAATGTATCTGCATCTAAACCATTACCAGACCCGGTATTCAATACTGCATTAGGAAACTTATCGCCAGCACTAAGAGGATAAAGGTTTCCATCCGTTGCTACTGATGATGCAGGGATATCGCTTGTACCATCATTTGCGTCGGTTACATATTGTGCCTGCTTACCAGTCAATGCATCTGGAATAGAGTTAAGACCAAGTGTCTCATATACTGTATCACCTGAATCTCTGAAGACTATCTCACCAGAAAGAGCCTTAATCATTATGTCTGGACCACCAGCATCATATATAAGAGGCTCTACCAATGTTTTGTTTTGAAGTGTCTGTTCGTCATCTACACCAACTATGGCGCTAATCACTCCGTGTGCAACAGCCGCATCTGATCCAAGTAAATCAGTATGACTTAAGAATTCGCTTAGATTATCATTGTGCTTGTGAGACATTAGATAGTTTCTCAAGTACTCTAGTGTCTTAGAGACTCTAGTTCCTGCACAGATAACAGAATACCTGTTTGGCTCTGATGCAGATATTGCTAGATCTACGCCTTCGACATAGAATGTTGCCAATGATGATCCTGGCGCTCCTATCTTCTTAAACGTCAGACCTTCAATTATACTGTTTGCTCTTTGTCCTCCGCCTCCAACATGATCCCATACATATATGTACCCTGCTGGAATCTCTGCATTATCTAAAAGAGAATCAAGTTCTCCTGGAATTAATAGTTGTTGTCCATAATTTTTACTTGGCCCATCTCCGTTAACAGTTGGCAATGTTATCTGGCTACCATCACCACTAACAATTACTGTACATCTTACTGTTTGTGCTGGGTCTGGCATTACATTGTATGTGGCACCTGAATAAGAATCTGCGACAGTCGTATAGTCGTAGGATGCTGTATGATCTGAGCCTGTAAGAGAGAACGTATGGACTAATCCATTTGCCTCTATAAAATAATCCCCGGTAGCGACTACGAGACCTAATGTAGTTACAAGCGTATCAAATACTCCAGTAGGATTAGCGAATACAATTTCAGCTTTTACAGCAGGATTGTCTGGAGCATTATTCAAAGCAAATATCTTTTTACCTTCTGGTACTGCTTCACCGGTAACAGATAGCTCATTGCCACCTAAAGAGTTAGGATTAAGACTAGACATGCTCCCTATTGCTCTTGCTATATTAGCAATGTGATTTGGATCAGAATCTAATGGTCCTCCAGTTTCAGAGCTTTGATTCCATACGTCTCCAATTGCTCTTTCAATAACATTCATGGCATTGGCAACCTGATCAAACGAGCTCTCTATTTTATTTGATGTTGGAGATTCACCGTCCTCAAACGTTATGTTTATCGGTGTCAACTCTTTTAATTTATCTGACATTATTTTCTCCTTACACGTTTATGTAGAATTGACTTCCTATCTGAGAACTCTCAATAGGATTGATAGTCAAGAACGTTCCAGTTCCTATGCTTGATGCAGCAAATGTATGCTCATCAGCCAACCTAAAACCATAATACACATAGTTGTTCAAATGATCTACAAATGTTCCTGTTAAGTGTAGAGGCATCTGAACTTTAATTCCAACAGGTATTGCTTGTACCGTTGACCTGTGCAATTCATTCTTACCTGTTATACTTATATCAATAAGTTTTCCAGTAGTGACCCTATATCCTAGGACATCTCCTCCAATTGGATCTAATTCAACAGGATACGTCAATGTATCGCCTGCAACTGTTGTTGGTCTTAAAGGAATATTCCCGCCAGTCTTAAAGTAATACTCATGCAACGGGTTATCTAATGCAGCTCTCGGGCTTCCAGCCTCTAGCCAATCTTGATACTTGTTTGGATCAACTGCATCGGGATCATAAGTGTAAACCATTACAAGCCTAGTACCACCTATTCCTGAGTCTTGCGTTTTTATTTGAAACAAGCTTACGTCTTCAGAACCAACAACACCATATACAGACTCGTCAAGAAACAGCTGCTTCTGATCTCCTGACAAGTTAGTAGTCTCCTGACTAACAGAATCCAAAGATGAGGATGACCCAGCAATTGCATATGCGTATCCATTAAAATCTGTTATTGAAGTAACAGGTCCGCTCTGTCCATTTAGATTGCCGAAGTCTCCAGATGCAATATCAAATGTTATCTCCACATCTGATATAGGCTGATTACTTATATTGAAAGCTCTAGCAGTTATCGTTGCATAATCTCCGCCTATATACATTGGACCGTATAGCCCTACACCTAATGACGGCTTATTAACTGTTACCTCTATTCTTGCTAAAAAGTTGTCTCGCTCTGATAGCAACAGGAACCCTCTATTAGTTCCAAGCCTTAATGGGTTAACATCTATATCAGAAAGCTTATCATCAGAACTAGATACAGGCTCGTACTCTATTCTTGCCGTCTTTTCATACGTTATGTATATCTTGCTTAAAAGAGGAGGAATAGCTCCATAATTATCTTCATCTCCGAAAAAGACGAAACCAGTATCGTAGTCAAGTTCAACTGACTTTTCACCAGGTGCCACATCCTCTATATTGCTAACTACTGTCCACTCTTCAAAGCTGTTATCAGATGTATTCAATACGTATATTTTTGCGCTATCCTTATTTAAAGGAAACAGCCCTGTTGTAAATATTAAATCTGGCTTTTCAGAACTTTCACCTATCAGTTCACATGACAAAACATCATCAAGAGTTGGGCTTCCAGAAGATGTTCCAACCCTTTCAATAAAGATCTTATTAAAGATAAACTTACTGTTGTCTCTGTCTATAATAAACTCGTTCTTTAATGTGTCTACATTTGCCCATATAATGTCGCCATTTGAGTCTTCAGTTGACAACACTTCTCCATCTTGGATCAGCCCAGAAAAAGTATTCCTTTGTCTGATTCTCGTATCAATTGAATGTATTCCTTCTACATCGCTTCTCATGTATACGTTTGCAGATACAGGTATAAAATCTTTTAGCTTAAGCTCATAGTTGTACACGTTTACGGTATTGCCATTTACATCTTCTGATTCTGACAACTTATCATTAATAGACTCGTGACTATACAAGTACCTTTCATTGTAATGCCTATAATAGTGTCCGTGATGGATTAACGGATTCCATTCGTAATTATTATTTACTCTTCTAAGCTCAACTCCATTGAACTTTAAGTCATCTCCATGGCCTATTCCAGACTGGAATCTGTCATAGTTGATTCCTCCTCTAGATGGATCCCATAGAACAGGAAAATAAGATGCCGCTTTTTCTTCGTCTCCACTAGGCCACACTCTTTCGTCCCAGTTGAATCCGCCTATTTCGCTTATATCAGCATACGGTGACAACTTTCCAGAATTAACTATAACCTGTCTTGTGTCAATGGTGATTGATCCTATTGCCATTATTTACCCCAGTATAAACCTTTCTTTTTCATTGATTCTCTGACCAAGTCAATATAGTCTGAGCTAGGCAGACTTCCATATTGTGTTCCATCAGGCGCTATATATTGATCTAAAAACCTGTCTTGCATAACAGGATCATTTACGTCTTTTATGATGGTTGTACTAGCTCTAAGAGTAAACGGTATGTCAATATACTTGTAGCTTATTGCTCCACTTCCAGAAGGGACTGACTTAACCGATACCTTTCCAGTAGCATAGTTTATATAGTAATCTCCTGGCTCCATTAAAGAGATGTTAGGGGACACTACCTTTCTGTAGAATACGCTAATGTCTGAGAAGCTAACAGTTCCTTCTATGATATTAGAGTACTGCAAATAGAATGTATTTGACGATGGTATGTCCTCGCTAAATACTTCTACACTACTATCCTGATGTGTCAAGACCAATGACTCCTCATATGCTTTCGTGTAATCTAACAGTGTTGCACTAAAGTATGTGCTAGCATTGATTGCAGTAACAACATCAGACAAGGTTCTCTGATACGTACTAGCATTCTTATTATACAATTCAATAGTCACATCAACAACCCCTGTTAAATAGTCTTCATATAACACTAGTGTTGCATGATCTACTTCTATCATAGGCACGTACCCTTCTGACACAGGAGTAGAATTAGTTATTGTTATTGCATCATATATGCTTAAGCCTAGTTCTCTGCTTATGCCATTCAGCAATCCAGAATAAGATGAGTTTGATTTATTTACTCCTACATCAAGCAGTCTTTGTTTGTATATTTTATTCGGCTCTCCTTTAAGTCTTGGAAGCCCTAACAAAACGCCATGCTCATCTAAGCTATTAAATATATTTTTTACTTTTTGTTCCATTAGTATGCCACGTCTATAGAGAAGTACTCTTCTCTTGTGTATAGTATTTTGCTTTCTATGTCTAGCATAGCTGTATCATAGTGTAGGTAAACTTTATGAACCACATCAGATGAGCTTGAGTCAAGGATGCACAGCTCATAATCAGAGTTAAACGCTATGCCTGTAACATTCGAGATACCATGTTCTAATTCTACTAACGGAGAGATCGTCCTTATAACAAGAATTCTTTTGTCAACGTCTACAGACCCATCAAGATATTCTATGCTTAGAGTCCACACATACTCTCCTGTGTCTGCAATCGTGTAGTCAAGTGCTCTGTGATAGAAGTTGTTTGGATCTGAGGTTTCATAAGGATTCTTATTCCATCCACTGTAGTCTCCGTCTATTATATATGCTTGCTCTACAAAGCTTCCACCACTATATACGAATGTTGCTCTGCTTCCATCAGGCTTTTCTAGATCCCACTTATACTTGATTATACGTTTAGTATTCCTTTGCCTTTCTGGCTTCAGTTCTACTGTATCTCCTTCTAATGCATACTCATTGTTTATGAATATGTATACTTCTGAGTCTGATGTTTTACCAGCAAGCTTACTATGGTCTATTGCAACTTGCCTTGTATCATAAGCGATTATCTTTGTATCAGTTAATACGAAGTATCTTGTTGCATCAGGTTGAATTGCTATATCAAGTATACCAGTTATGTCTGACTCTAATGAGTCTAGTAGCTTAACTTTATTAACTTCATGTTTAGTATCTATCCCTACTAATAGGTCTTGAACCGTACTTGCAGTAACTACTTTATATTTTATAAATGATTTTCCGCCAACTTCCTCATAACTAAGATATAGTGTTTTATCGGTATTAAACTCATCAATATATCTTTCGCTATCATATTGGTAATCGTCGTAGTTAAAGTTTATTGCATCTACTTTTATCGTTGCTGAACTTGGCCCAATATTAACCGTATGTATAGTTGATATTGTTCTCCACTCTTTAAGCGTAATTACTGTAGAATTGTATACAAATGGAATAATCTCTGTATCGTAAGTGCCTCTTCTGTTAGTTCCAGAAATCTTTATGTATCCTTGTTCTTTAGTATCAACATGAGAAAACTCTGTTCCATCTTGAATCGTAACAAAAAGATATCCTGGCTCATAGATATCGTTAAAAGAAGAAAACTCTTCTACTCCTATCTCAGACTCGCTCAACACGGTCTGGTAATTCAGAGTAACAGGATCAACTGTGAGTCTTGTTGGGACCGCATCATACCAGAAATCCTCTATTGAGTTTGTATCAGATATGTCTACTTGTGTCTGTGAATCTCCTTCGTTGATTACCACATTTATGGCTGGTTGCAAAAGCTTTGGGATTCTAAAATCAGAGTTATCATATTGAAACTCAAATCCTTGTCCTAATCTAGTCTCATATAAAACATCGACTTCTGAAAGACTAACTGTATTAATAAATCTGCCTCTCAGCGCTATGCCTGCCTTTTTTATTATATCGTCAAATTCAGATGCAGGTGCACCCATCAGCTGCTGAAAAAGGCTCTGCTTATCTTGCCTTGCGCGTGACCACGATGGCATATAGTTTGCAAACTTTTGTGTTATGTGTGAGTAGTAACTCAATTATACACTCCTAACAGTAATGGGTGACTGGATCGATTGTTCTACTATTACTCTTTCATCAGAGAATGCTATATAGTCACTGATTAGCGTTTGTCTTGTTCTGTTATCTGCTATTCTAGAGTCCCTATATATAAACAAGCTATCAAAAGGCTTGCCTGTTCTTCCTATGTTTTTAATTTCTTCGCTTATATTAAGTATTCTACTGACAAGTTCCTGATTAACAAACTCTTCGCCTATATCTAAATTATTAATATATGAAATTATCTCGTCTTCGACTAGCGCTTCAATGGCAGTTTTCTGGTCAGCTGTTATTGCAGAACGATAATTTATAGAGACTGACACTTCCATACCTACGTATTTTGGGGCACGTACCACTGCACTATTCCCGAGAGACTTCACTCTATCAATAATCTCCTGAACTTTATCAAGTAGTGCACTTGAAACAGTAGGGTAGATAGACTTAACATATACAGAAAAGCTACCTGAACCCCTATCATAAGGTACAACAGATACGTCTGCAACCCCTGCAACTCCAAGTGCTGCTAGTGTTATCGCTGTTAGATTTGCAGTTTCTGATCCTACTACAGCATTGCTTATTCTATATCTATAGTTTGTGTCTATCTCTCTATCAGTTCCTCCTGCAATACCACTAACATTTGTTACCTTAAGTGCGTCATTTTGATATCCTGTATACCCTGTAAAGTTATGAGTATTAATTGCGCCGGCACCAACTGACGCCCTAGATCCTGCGCTCCTACTTATAGCTGACGCATATACCTCAGTTGCTGTTGTGCCAAGCTCTACATCTTCATAGGTAATGTACTCTATTGTTGTAGTAATTCCTGCTATTGTAGACTCTGCTGCAAGCACTGTTCCCTTAGAGACTATTACCGGTACTCCACCAGTTATGTCGCCAAACGTTCCAGATATCACATAGAACTTTATGTTACCGTGTGATGCATCTGTATTTGCCTTTTGCGCTTCTTTTCTAACAACCCCAACCAGTTCACCGATTAAGTCTAGATTGTCTCCAGATGCAGTACGCACAAATGCTTCAGCAATCTCAAGATCGAAACTTTCAGCAAGTCTGCCATGCTCATTTGCCATGAGCTCAAGTATTGCTCTAGCTTTTCCACCAGGAGTTGTTTGAGTTATACCTGTAGTGTTGTTTAATATGTCTAATGAATTTTGGAGCGCAGTGTCTGCGTTATGGTAATTTGATATTGGCATCTGTTCTCCTAGTATACTGTAAGCTTATGATTGTCTATGTCGAGTAACAATGTAACCTGAACTTCGCTTGTGTATCCGTTCTCTGGAGTTGCATCAACATTGATCTCTAAAATGTACATTAATGCATCTTTTGCTACTGGAACATACTTAATATTAACATCTTCTGCACTAAGAAAGGCCCCTATAGTTAGGGCAGTCTTTATCTTTTCTTTTCCTATTTCTGCTGTTTCTCTTGTATTTGGTTCACCAATGATCTCGCTTAATCCTGCTCCAATCCAGCTATACATTGACCAATCTTGTAAGTCGCTTTTTACTCTATTGTATATTTCTTGCTTAAAAGATAATAGCAAATCAGATTCTGTAGAAGCTATGTCTCCAGTATTATCTAATGCAAAATCTCCAGCGCTATTAAAAAACAGGTCTATGTCGTCTTTTATTTGTGGCATAATTTCTCCTTATATTAGTAACGTAGAAAGTTGCGCAACCATAAATGTTATGTTTGCAACTCCATTAAGCGGTTGAGAACTGCTCAACACTGGCATTGGAGTAATTATAGTAGATGGAAGAGTACTTACAATAGAATCATTAAACGTCCACATTCCTGCTATTCTTATATCTGATGGTGAACATACAAAACTATGCTTACCTCCATGATATGTTCCATCTGGAGTCATCACAATAAAATTTTCTTTTGAGCCTTGCATAGACGCAGACTCCTCTGCTACTGTCATTCCAGCTTGTGCATCCATACTTGCTTTCCATACTTTTTTTCTAGCCATACTAATCTCCTGGGGGAAAAACTACAAATGATGTTTGTCCTATTTCTGTTGCTCCAGCTGCTGCTCCAGCTGGACGATCATTCTTATCTTCTGTAATCATGTAGGCCTTACCAAGCCACGGCTTATACCTATATACTATTTCTACTCTATCGCCTTCTTGTGGTTCACCAAATCTTAATGCGATATCTAATGGATCATCACCAAGATATATCCATGTGTTCTCGTCTCCTATTAGGCCAGAGTGTCCTGGATCTGCTGACTTCCCTTCGTATCTTACTTGCACAAGTGGTTGAGTCCAGTTCCCTTTTTTGTCTGTGAATATTTTGCTTATTCTTCCAAAGACTCTCTTTTCTTGAACAAGAAGACCTGTGCTTCCTGATTGCAGCTTTAATCTTTTTTCATTTCCTAGTTTGCCTTTATTCATATTTACTCCAATACCTCACTAAAGACTTCTGCTAGCCCTTCTTTTACATCTTCCCATGCATCTTCGACATCATCGAAAGCCTCACCGAACCTATCGCTATACGCCGACCACAACGTATTGTGTTTGAATCCTTCTATGCCAGCTACAAATGGAACCTTATTAACAACAAGAGGCTTAATAATAATTGGCTGGCGCTCTTGAGTTTCTTTGATATAAACTGATCCAATCCCATATAACACAAATGCACCAACTGCGAAGATGCCACGCTTGCCTACAGTTTTGTAAGCCACACCCAAGAGCCCCTTAAATCCTCCTCTAAGCTTTAGTGAAGCACCGCCTTTTGCTTTAAAATCAGTGACCTTGTTTAATAATGTAGACCCTGTTGCCGTAATCTTTGTTTTGGCACCAACTTTAGCTGCACCATATGCGTCCACTGTAGCCGTGCCTAGTCCTACTGACCTAATATAGTCTCTTCCCTGCCAATACTTAATTAAACCGGTCTCAGCCAAATCAACTACTTTACCTTTACCGTATAACGAGTATATGTATCCAGTTTTTGCTGCACTCTTTATTTTGTCTCCAGCAATTAGTCCTTTTAGAATACCTGTTTCAGTTGCGCCTTTTACTGCCTTTTCCACTACGCCTTTTGGTGTTGTACCTAACACTGCTCCTATTACATGGGGTGCAGCCTTTACACCTGCAAACCTTAATTTTGACCAAAGAGCACCAGCTCCTAAGTACTTCAGATAGTTTATCTCTCCCATTGCTTGTTGCAATGCCATAGTTGCATACTCATTTCCACTAACACAAAGATCTGGAATTATCTCTGTTATAAATCCAGTCTCACTAGAGAAATGATGAACAACTTGCTCTACTTCTACAGGACCATACATATCAGCTATGTCGTCAAAAACATGACACACATCATATGGTTTAATCTTTGGATTTCCTAGTACGGTAATGCTTCCAGTATACACGTCTTTTAGATGTCTTAGAAGTAATCCTTGTGCATATCTAGTAGCCATAAACTCTCCTTCACAGTTTGGCTGCTGAGAGAACAGTAGGTTTACATTCTCATCTCTAAGATCTTTATCAACTTTAAGAGTTTTCGTATTACCTGTCTTATAGTTAACGTTACCATACTCATCTATCTCTTTTACATCATCGACATATTGCACAGTTACTGCATTATAAACGTCTGCATTTACCTTTATATCGTTTGATATGATATTAATCTTATCCGCCAAATAAAAATGCTTTCTGAATGGAGTAAATCTGTCTCTAACTATACTTTTTCTTATATTGACAGCACTCTCATCTAGCTCTACTGGAATACCTGATATACCATCTCTCCTTCTGTTTTGATTAAGCAGTGTTATTGCTGTACTATGTCCAGGCACTTCTTTCCTAAGCGGAGAATTCTTTTGATACTCTTCTATTGTCTCAGGCCTACTCCAATGTCCCATATCTGGTACACCAAAAAACATCGACATCCTGTCGCCATATATTGTAGGCGAAGCAATCCATCCTGGATGTCTAAGCTCCATCTCCTTAAAGATGTCCCATATGGTAGTATGAAATATCTTGTAGTCAAGATTAACATATCTTTCTACCATTCCGGTAGCAAATCCATGCATAAAAAGACCTGCAGTTACAACTCCACCTGTAGCCGCTCCAGCAGTAATTTTAGCAGATGCTACTAGTAGACCGCCATCCCAAAATGCTGTCTTAAATCCTTGTTTAATGCCTTCTGCTATGTTTAGATCCCAAGCAGATCCTCCCCAATCAAAGAAATTGCTATCAGTTAAATACAACTCTATACTTGGAGGAAAAATATTATCATCTCTTGGATCTAGATTTGGACCATACAACGAGTTTCCTGCTGACGCTATCTCTTCTTTACCTGTAAGAATAATATTAGCAATAGCTGTTTTCTTTCTAGTTCCAAAATGAACAACTTCTGGAGATTGCATTATCTTAGCAAGCAATCCACCTGTTATTTTCTCAGGTTCTTTTTTTATTTCTTCAGGCTCTTCTACTCCCTTTATCTGACTAACAAGCTCTGTTGCATAACTCTGACATACAATTGTAACTGCATGTGTTCCTCCAACCTCTACTATCTGTCCATTAAAAACAGTCTCCAATTTTCTCGGGTCATTAGAGTATCCTAGTCTTACCTGTATTTTTTGTCCAGGTCTAAGTATTAATGCATCTATTGGATTCTCTGATAAAGACTCTTTGTCTGTTCCTCTTGTCTCATAGAACTTGTCATCATCACCAGCATTATATTTTGCAACACTAGTTAGTTTTTGATTCAAGTTAGACATTGTCAATATGCACAAGTCTGCAGGAACTTTTCTGCTCCTGATTATTTTAATATCATGTACAGCATTATACCCAAAAAAGTCATCAAAGCTTAATCTTGGAATCAAATGAAACTCTTCGTCTTCATCTTCTTCAATAAAGTATACCTTGTATGTTGGATAAGCCCTGTTCATTGTAAAGATTTCATCGTCATGCGCTTGATCAACTAGTGTGTCAAGCATACCTTTTAGTCCAGTTTGACTAAAATCATGAGACTTTACAAACTTTTCATTTATTTTAAAGTAGTCTGTCTTTGTACTGTTGCCGTACTCCTCTGGTCTCTCATGACCATTTGTAGCTGATTCTCCAGACCAAACATCTGCTGGTCTCCATTCTTTCTGTACTGTCTCCATTTTCATTGCTATCTCTAATGACTCTTCAGCATACTGCTTAGTATCATTAAGTAGCTCATTAAAATACTCAGTGTGATTGTCTTCGCTCCAGAAATAATAGTCTGGATCGGTGTCTATAGGCTCATTTGTTATTGTAGTTGGCAAATTCAAGTCTCTATAACACTCAGTTAAAGACTGTGTTCTGAGCTTGTTTATTTCTTTATCTACACTCTTAAATTGATCTAACTGAAAAATCCCGTTTCCAAACATACTCCAAAATTCATTAGATAATTTCTCATATATCTTTGCAGGTATTGCAATATTAATAGAGTCATCTGGTTCATAGTCCATAGCAGCTACACCTGCGCCTGCTGCACCTGGTTTTCTTTTTGCAACTATTTTTGGTTTCTTAGAGCTTATCAGATCTTTTACTTTTTTATCAAGGCCATAGATGCTACCCATATTATCAACATAACCGCTATGCACATCTTCGTTAGCAATGTAGTCGTTTAATATGTCTACTACATTGTTTATGTGCGACTCAAGAACAGGACTATAGTCTTTTATGTGTGGACCGTACTTACTCTTTACACCTTGTGTTCTAGTGCCTGGGCTAAAAGTTGCTTGGGCGCCTTCTACTACAATATCTGCCCAGGACTTTTTAGTGCCTCCATAATCAGCGTAGGCTTCTTGCCCAATAAATTTGCTCATTGTCCCATGCTCAAGATACCTGTCTATCAACGAGAATGCCTTAGTTTTTATCTGCTTATTGACCATAACATCTTCTCTAGAGAATCCTTCAGTAAACCACGGATCATACTGTGCAACACTAAAAACAAATATGTCCATATCTGGATTTCCAGGAACTGTTGATGATTCAGTATTATCTGTTAAACAATGCTCTAAACCAAAAAGTCTCGTAATCGGATTTACTATTGTGAGAACATTGTTATCTCTTATTCTTTTAAATTCGTTCTCATTATTATGTGCTGTGTTAAGCGCCAACTTTATATTGTCTATTTGGTCGTTTCTTAATCCTTCTAATGCAAATATTGCTTTAGTATGTTTGCCACCCATATACTGAGTAGTAGGGTATTCATGTCCGACTATAGGGATAGAAGTAATATTGTGCGTCAATGACACATTAACACTGGTAACTGCAAGCCTATCATTGCCTTGAACTATCGTCTGTGATGCCTGTATCTTCCATATGTTTCGTGCATTTGTAGGTAAGTAACCAGTGGACCTTTTCTGTTTAAGAAAATCAGTATACACTCTCATGTAGTCTTCATTGTCAAGCGCATTTTTCTTGTCGCTTATTAGTGATCCAATAGAATGGTTTTCCCTGATTATCTCTTCTACGTTCTTTTTACCAAGCTCTCCTGTGTAGCTAAAGTGCCATGGTCTATCTTTGTTTGGAGTAAAACTATTATCTTGTGCTATTGCAACAAATGACTTATATCTTTTGTCATTATAGTACTTACTCTTAAGTTCTGTTATCCCAGTAGCGCTGCCAATAGAGTGTAATATCAAATCAAATGCTAATCCAGCCATATGCTCATTCATAATAGCTTTATCTTCTGTCTCATCTGTATAAAAATCTATTCCGCCGGCAGGAATAAACATATTTGAAACAGGCATCCCTACTCCATACTTCCTTTTATAAAGCCTAGCAAGATGCTTAAAGGTACCAGTGGCATTTCTATGCATCTTTGAGCTAGGACCAATAATTCTAGTGTCGCTAGTATTAGAAGAGAACAATGTCTTTCCTATCTCTGCTACTTCACTTTCTGATAAGTGTCCAGCTGTTGGTGGCGTATCTCTCATGTAAGTATTATACGCTAGAGTTAAATCATTGTTTGCAGCAGTAATAGTTGGGATAGCATTTAGCACTCTTTGGAATCCCTTTTGATACAAGTTAGATTGAGTTGGGTCTATAACCTTTTGATACTTGTTTTTCTCATCAATTCTTGGTCCAGTAAGCTCATTTTTAAAAGAGAAGTCAGGAGAATAAGGAAGATAATTAAACAATGTCATATCAAAATTCGCGAACAACGATTCAGGTAGATCAGGCACCGTATAAACACTAAGGTTACTAAGTGTTACAGCAAGATTAGATGACTCTGTTACTTCTGATAATGCTGCATTGGATATATATCTACTGCTAATATGAGCAAATGGCGACACCTTAAAGTGCGCTATCAAATGTCTTAGTTTATTGTTGATCTCATTTGTATTTGGAAACGCCATTTCTGCAGACACTACAAATATAGATCTGCCTGAACGAGCCCCTGTCGGAGTACTCTGTCTAAGGACATGATTGTACGCATTCATATTTCTCTTATGAAGCTGTATTCTAGTTGTATTTGCAGTCAGATCAAGACCGTTTAATACGAAATCATATGTTGGATTATCAGCCATTCTTAGCCCTCTATTAGTCTATCTATCATTTCAGCGGTTATTGTCCTTGAATTGTCATTTATATTAACGTTAACATTAGAAGGCATTTTCATTCTTTCCATTATTTTTTGGCTTATCTCATTATAGTCTACATTTGCAGATTCCCTACCCCTAATTCTTACAACGCTTGACATAGGAGTTGTGTTTTGATCTACCATTGCCTTTGGCGTATGCTGCATAGCTTGTGGTGAACCTACTTGTCCAGCCTTTAATTGGCCTCCCTGTATACTCTCTGGATGTATATACTTAGGCTTAGCCTGAAAATTTAAGTCAGGTATAACCATCTCTCCTGCTGATCCTCGTGGAGGTCTTGATGGTGGTGCCATAATATTATGTCCGCCAAAAGGAGTCTCTTCTCTAGATTTTGCACCAAGATAAAAAAGTCCTCCCGCCAAAGCAGTTGCTGCTGCAACCATTGCTGTTCCTTTACCCATACCAGCAAATTGACCTTTCATCATAGTCTTCACATTAGCAGTAAGAGTTTCTACAGCAGAATATCCAGTTGCTCCTGATTTCATTGACAAAATAGGATCAGGCATCATAGCACCATGCATTGATCCGCCTGCTGCGTCTGCAGTTCTCAAGACTCGCATCGGATCACTTGCAAGCCTTAGTGCTGCTGCAGTAGTTGGTCCTTTGCGACCAATGTGCATAAATGCCTTTAGGTCTTCAGCTTTTACTGCTGAACCTTTCCTTGCCTTTAAAGATCTAGTAACTATTTCCTCGACATCTATTCCTTGTTCAGCAAGCTTACTCAAATCAAATCTTTTGCCTACCGCTTCAGATATTTGGCCTGCACCTTCTATTATGCCTTCAGGACTCCTGGCACCACGAATAGCTTTCATTATTCTTTGCGACTCTCCAATCATTGCTTTAGCTTCTGCTGGAGTCATGTGCTTTGCAGATATGATTTCCTGAGGAACATTTTCATACAATTGCTGTGCACCTGCTATTATTTTTTTATCTCCAGATGCAGCAGCGCTTTCAAGTATGTCTTCAAATGCAACATCTAATGCTCCTATTTCAGATGTAACTGCCATCTTTAACTGTTCTCCTAGCTGACTGAATTCAACTGCTGCGGCACCAGATACAGCTCCTCGTTTTGCTCTACTGAATATCGCTGCTGATTTTGCAAAGTCATCAAAGGTAGCAGTAAGCGTTTTGTGCTTTAGCATTTTTCTAGCAGTTTCTTGTTCCCTTTTATTCATGACTGTTGTGACTATTACATTATCTCCATCATAGTCTCCTCTCAGCACTTTCATGACAGACTCGCTAGCTTCAAGCTGATGACCAAGTTCGTCAAGCTTAGAATCGTATCTTAGTCTAATTGGAAACGCACCTGTCTTACCTGTTATTGGATGTCTAGCTACTAAACCTTCAACAGCTTCTCCTCTTAAAAAGGCTTCACGCTGAGACTTTACAAATGCCTTATCGGTTGAGTCTGCCCACATCTTTTCCATAATATTGCGGCTTGCTTTAACCTCTGCTTCTCTTTCAATCCATCTTCCTGCTTCAGCAGAAGGAAATGGCCCTATGAATCCTGTAGCCTGACTCTGAACTCTCGTGTAAACAAAACCAGGAGTCTTGGCTTTACCTGCCGTAGCTCTAGCATATTGCGTAGAAAGCTCAATATCAAGATTCTTCATTGCAGCAGTAACGTCTTTCGCTGATTCCTTAGTCATTACAGCAGAAAGAAGTTCTGAGTATCTTTTAAGTGTTGATAGAGCCTCTCTTTTGCCAGCTTCACCAGGACGCGTTCCCATTCCAGTTACTTCAGTTATTGACGGCAAATACATATGCTTCTTAAGACCGTATGTCTTTTGTTGCTCTTCTGTAAACTTTAGCAGCGTGCCTTCTTGACTCCATATTGTCTTGTCACTGGTTCGCCTAAGCATTGATCTATCAAGCTCCTGTGCACCAGCAAACTGTTGCTCTGTTAGCAGCTTAGAAAGGTTAGCGTCTCCAGCTACAGACAGCATTGCTTTTCTTAGTTCTGTTACAGCTCCGTATGACTTGCCCAGTCTTCTTTGGCCTACAATCTCTGCGACTCCTTCTCCTGTAGGTCCTCCTAAACCGGCCTTCCATATTGCTCTTGTCTCAAATGATCCTTTTACCATCTCATGAGCACCAAGCTCTCCACCTGGAACAACCTGAGCTATACCAAATGCAAATGGGTTCCTTTTAATATATTCTAGTTCTTTTTCACTGAAATCTATAGCTCCAGACAGTATTGCACTGGATTCTTCTTTTATCTCTTTAGCATATGTGCCAAATACCATTCCAAACTCAACACCAGTTAAGCCATGCTTTCTTGACAATGCTAATAGCTTACGCTCAACACCATATGCTTGGCCTTGTACGTCAGAAAGATACTGTAATGGATCATCAGTAAACGCATTATTAACACCAGCTTGACTAAGGATATGTCTTAGCCCTGTTGTCATTTGATATTTTCTGGCTCTAGGATCTTTAAATAGTGCCTCATAATGCGTAAAAGCTTCTGGCTTAATTCCTGTTCCTGAAACTTTTTGTGCATACTTAGCTAACATACTTGACTCTTGAGGCCTCAATACACTTTTTACTCCACCTTCTCCAAATACTTTTTGGGCTACGCCTCCTCTTACTTGTCTTTCTATCTCTACTGTTACGTAATCGGTGCCTGATGCCTTTTTTACACTCTTTATTATGTCTGTAATATCGTCACCAACGGTTTGAGATATTAGCTCATCTAAGTCTGATGTCTTTCCACCATATACAACCTCTCCTGCTGCAGTTGTTGTCTTTAGCAGCTCACGTCCCATACCTAGTCGTGCTCCTGCTGCCAACCTAACAGGTTTCCCTGTTGCTTGTGCTTCGACTATTTCTGGTGCCAAAGGAAGAATTCCAGAGCTCTCTAATATACGATACTTACGTGTTGACTGAGTATTAAGCATTTCTGTAATCGTATCTGAAACTGCTATCTCTCCTTCTCTAACGCCAAGGTCCATCATGTCAGGCATATACAGCATTGGCATATTAAGGTCTCTTATATTGGCCATCTGTATTGCAGCTTCAGCTGTTACTGTCTTTCTTATTCCTCTTGCCTTCTCAAACATTCTTACACTCTGTACTGCATCACTAGTAAGAGTTGTTTCAGGCCTTATAATATGAAGAGGTTTTCGCGCCCAACGTGTCTCTTCTCCAAAAGGAACAAGCTTAGTCAAATCTACACCACGCTGAAACGGATAGAACTGTCTACCACCTTCGGTTCTTATTATCTCTCCTTTTGGGCTATAGAATATGCCCGGTCTTGCTACTTGTTTCTCTATCCATGCTGGCAAATCTTCTGGAGCCATATCTTTTGGCAACTCTATATTGACTCTACTTGAACGCATTGTTTCCCAAACTCCAGAGACTCCAGTTTCAGGACCAGCAGGCATAGCTTGAGGAAAAAAGTCCCCATACAGTTTTCTCATGTCTTTTAGATTGTCTTTTCCTTCCGCCTTAAAATGATGTAATCCAGCATCCCACTTAGCAAGCAACCCATTCTTATTGACAAGGTCTTCTATAATGAACTCTCCAAAGTTTAATAATCTTCCCTTGGCTCCTTGACGCTCAAGAGTATCTACCTCTCCAAATATGTTAGATGCGAGAGAACTTACGGGCACACTAGAGGTCAATGGTATCTGCATTGTACGTCTTGCCCTATCAGCTCCAGTTGCCTTGCTTATTCCGAACTGCATGACTGGTGCACCTGCGATCTCTTTAATACTAAAACCAGTGCTTACATCAAACTTATCAGGAAAGTTTTTACCTACAAGCTCTGAAACTCTAGCATGTAGCTTAGTTGCATGTCCTTTGTGTGTGCTTCTATTAGTAATATCTAATACTTCTTCAGGTGCAAAGCTATATTCGGTTGTTAGTCTCTTAACGTCTAAGTCGTCAACCATTGCAACTTGAGACCTTACATTCTTCATCAAAGATGTCCTTCCCATTCTTTGGGAAAGATTCTCAAGCTTCTGAACAAGTTCTCCAGAACCAACTGATGGAAGCCCATCAACCTCTAGCAACCCTTCGTTTCTCATTAGGTCTTGTACATCTGCAACACCTAAATGCCTAAAGGTCTGCATTAAAGCATTACGAGTAGCATGCTCTAACTTGAAGCGCATATTCCTATCCCCTTTATTCTGAATCCTAATCAAGTCCTGAAGAATCTGCTGATTTACAGTCGTAGCTTTTACAAATGGCTCTTTGCTTCTAGGGTTAATCATGTTCTGAAGTCCCAGTCTGCCTTGACGAGACTTAAGCCTATATGGGTCTAAAGAATCTTCTACTGTCTTAAAGTTATACACGCCCTTAACATCACGAAGATGTTGCTTGAGACTTCTATTCTGTTTTTTTATCTTATTGTCTGACATTAAATCCAACCTTCCTTAACAGCGTTCTCGAATCCAACCTGCAATGAATCCCTTGTTATATCAAGATCTATTATGTTTTGCGGGTCCTTCTTTAGAAACTTATCTACAGTAATATTAACGTCTTCGACCCCGTAACTAGCTAAGATATCATGTAAAGCTGCTCTCATATCACCTGCTGACATATCACCTTCCATATGTGTGACCTGCTCGATTGCATCTTCATCTATGTATGGTTTGTATGGAAGAGTCTTTTCTCTTGACTCCCAAAGATTAAAGTCATGCACATCTTTTCCTTCATTCTTTACCACAACAAACTTAATATCCTCTAAGTCTGTCTGTGGATGAAACCCTACGAAATCATTCCTAGGCAATGGATGACTTTTAAAGTAGTCTTCCAGCAATCTCTCACGTTGAAAATCTGCATAGCTCATTGCTATATCTTCTGAGACATCATCTTCATAGTTTTTATAGGCAGCCATAGCAGACGGATCAACTGCTTGACCTTCAGATATTCTTCGCCTATGAAGCTCCTCAAGCATCTCATGTTGTTCAGTAGAGAGACTTCCTTTTATTTTTCTCTCAGCAAACAGCTGATTCATCATGTCAAGATTCCACCTAGCTTGAACCAAATGACGCTCATGCTTCGGCAACATGTCCATTATGAGCTCTCTCTCTGATTCTGTAGATGCACGTGCAAATGCATCGAAATAAGGCTTGTCTCTCTTTTGCATCGCAAGCAATCCGTTAAGAGGATTTCCATATGGATCAGCTCCAAATGCTGTCCTACGTCTTATCTTTTCGTACTCTTCAGCAGTCTCTGTATCACCTTGTGTAAGCGCCAGATTCTTAAGTCTTGTAAACTTAACATACTTTAGTTTGTCAAAGTATTCTTCTATCTCGTTTCTTTCTTTTATGTGTTGAGGTAGCTCTCTCACACCTGCATACTTATATCCTGCATAATGAAGCATTGGCCTCAAGAAGTTCTCCCATGGCCTATCCCAAAATGCAGCAGATGTTCCGTATGCCTCTGCAGCAGCATACTCTTCTACAGCAGTCCTTGTCTTAGTACCAAGAAACTTATGGAACGGAGAAAAAGGAGTCAGATATTCTGACGGATCATCAATAGCACGAATTCCAGTTTCCCAATATGCTCCAACTAGTTGCTCGAATGGATTATACGCAATCTGACCTGTTAGTTGTCCTGCAGACGCTTTATCATATTCAGCAAGCTCTGCTTCAAGCAGCATCCTATTTAGATTAACTCCTTCTCCAGTCCTGACTACAGCTCTTATTTCTGGCTTATCTGATTTTGTTTTAGAGTACTGCCTTAATATATCTCCAGACATCTCTATCTCTACCTGAGTTCCAGCAGCTACACCAAGACCTGCAAGCTCTCGTGATGCTCTCATTCTCCTTTGATTAGCCCTGATTCCTGCTTCTTGTTGTGTAAGCTCGTTGTTTTCTTTTATGGCCATTCTAGAGAATGCTGATTGGCTTGTCTTTAGTCCTGCCATGGCTATTGTGACACCAGGCATTTCTTCTATCTCAAACTTGCCAGGCTCTATCATCTTGGAAATAGTGACAGTTCTTGTCTCAGTTTCACGATCTATAAACTGCTTCTGTTCTCTGAATTCTTTAAATATTTTTTTCTGTTGCAACTGATCCTGAATCGTCTGATAAAGCTGCTCATCTCTTTCATTAAGAGTTCCTTGTTTACGCAGGCCTTGAACCATTTGCTTATAGAATTTAGTCTGAGGAGAATAAGGAGACACATCAGAAAGAATCTTATATCTCCACATTAGTGAATAGTTTTTTGGATCTATTCCCTCAAGCTCAGGATAAAGAGCTTCCATTCCTCTTCCCGGTAAGCGTAACTCTCCCTCTAGTATTTTGCCAAATGCAAAACCATGTTGAAAGTCAGGAGAAGGCTGGCCAGGTCCAGGCAACCATCCTGGCATTGTATTTTTTATTGGATTAAATAAATCTATGCCTCTACGTCTATGCGGATATAAACGTCTGAACAGCTCTGTTGAGAGCGCTCCACCACCAATTTGGAGGTCCCAGTAGGCTCTCTCTATTCCAGTGGCTCTACTGGCAGATTCTAGCCTCTCATACTGATCATAGAACTCCTCAGTACCGGTTAACATGCCTTTTGCTACAGTTAAACTATAGCCAGGTAGACCGAACATTTCTGTGAGCCTATAAGCCTGTTCACCAAATGCTTGTGTAGGACTGTATGGGTCTACAGGTATTCCTCTAGGAATCTCTCCAAGATCATATGCTGGTGTCTCACCAAATGGTCTAGGCAACCTTTTAACTTCCATCTGCCCAGGTCCATATCCATATCCTTCTAGCTCTCCTTTCATCTGTCCAATAGGAATAGACATCTGTCCTGGATCAGCTATACCTGGACCAAATCCTGCTGGTCCAAACGATGGTCCAACTTGTCTCATCCATTCTTCGGTATGCATCAGCTTGGAAGGCTTAATTACCTGTCCAATTGTTGCTGCAAGCATTGGCCCAATGAAAGGAACATCTTCAAATGCTGGAGCTGTTACTGGAAACGGGAACTCATAATAATGTTCTTTCTCCCACTTGTATGGATCCATTAAGTATCCAATAGGATTATATATTGGATCAGATAAGATCTTCTGTCCTTCACTTCCATATAGGGCTTTAACTTTTCCCCGCGATAAATAAGACGGAATGAAGTGCTTACGGAAATACTGTATGCGCCCGCCTTCATAAGGAGAATTGTGAACAAGAAATTCTCCTGCCACAAACAAATGATCTTCATCGTCTATCTCAAAATCATAAACTATATCATCATAATTATATGTCTCAACCTTTCTAATAACCGAAAACAGTCTTCCATCATAGATTTGCATAGATCTATTAGAACAGTTATTCTTAGTATAAAATCTTAATCTCCATTTTCCTTTAAAGTCATTCTCTTCTTTTGGGCCTATCCCACATAGCATACCTAAGTTAAGAGCCATTAGCCGCACATCTTCAAGCAAGTGTTTTCTAGAAGAGCTTATAATCATAGCAAACTTATCAAGATGCCCATCTCCTCTCCAATATCCTTCAATCAAGTCTTTCTTAAATGCATCTGGAGCATCTAAGAATATTCTTGGAATACACTTGTCATTAAGCTTATGATCATTATCATAGAATAATCCATAAAAAAGCTTTGCTAAAATACTACTGCATATTCTGACTATCCATGCACCTTCTATAGCTTTAGTAAAATTAGTCCTATGTTTAAAGGCAGGAGTTATATTAAAATATTTTTCACAAATCTCTACTATATCATCAACTATCCATTTCTCTGACACAGCATGTACAGTTTCTATAAACTGTGGAACTTTACCATCTCTAAAAGAAAGATTTCCTTCTGCTAAAAAATACCCAAATAGTCTTCCTATATCAGCATTTAAGACTATATCACTAGAGATAGAATGTTTTCCACTCCTTTGGTAGTTTTTTGTATGCCAATTCTTTTGAGCAGAGTAAATTTTACCGTATTGCTCTATAATAGGAAAATCTATAAAATCAGCAGCACTTATAGTCTCAACACTGTTTTTAAGTTTTCTAAAAGGAGTCTCTACAAAGTCTCCATATTTAATATTCCTAGCTTCTTCCTCTATCAATTCTCCTTTTCTAATGATTGGCACAATATGATTCCCTGTCAGGTCGGTAGTATTGTCTCTATCGAATGCAGAAGAAAAGCTATACATAGTTTCATTTGCATCTCTAGTATAGATGTCTATGACTTTGACTTTTCTATATCCTCTTCCAACTAAGATATCCCCTACTTTGATATCTTCTGCACTAATGCTATGGTCCATGAAAAGCTTGCAAGTAGTTGATTTCATTAAACATCTTCCGGCCTCCCACCAGCGACCTTTTCTTATTGCAACTTCTTTTTCACCAGAGTATATCGCTGCAAGCTCTTCCGATGTCTCAGTACCTGCTATTGCTCCAGGAAAGAACGGTGCTGCAAATGCTAATCCAAGAAGTCCACCTGTTCTCCTCAATGCACTAGAAAGATTTCTTTGTTTAAATCCTAGCTTCTTACCTATTCCAAAGAACGTATTATAGTTCTTTTCCTTAAACTTATTGGCAGCTATCAACGCAGCTTCAGCAGCGCCAACTCCTGGCCTCATTGCTTCACGTGCAGTATAGGCAAGTCTGGCTCCATATGCACCGAAGCCAAGCATTGCTCCTTTAAGTGGGAATGCAGATAAACCTAGTAAGCTTGTAGATCCTGGTGCTATCTCTTCCTGACGAGTTGCATACTCTTGCATGCCAGTGGCTTCCATAAGCTTGGCTTTCATGATCTTTGCTTGAGCATAACCACCAAGCACTGTTCCGCTTATCATGTTACCAGTTGCATAGTCAGCTAATTGAAATCCTTTCCATAGTGCTACAGCCGGCAACACTCTTCTTGTAAGGTAACGTCCTATAGTCTGATGTGCTACACCAGGCTTTATCTCTGGAAACACCTTGTTAAACGCTTTTGCTGCTAAAGAGCCTTGTACTTTTGGCCCAACTTTTGATTTTATTTTGTCAGCCAGATCACGCATTACTGGCAGCTCTGCTATCTCTGTAGGTGAAACTCTGAGAATCCTGTTGGTCATCTCAGTTGCACTTGTAAAGCCAAACCTAGCATAAGCGTGTGCTATATTTCTTCCACCTATAGGCAAGAACTCTTTAGTTGAGAACTTGAGATCGTCTGCACCTATTGCTCTGACATAGTTTTTAAAAAATTCCGCCTGACCAAGTTCCCTATATGTTCTGAGCTTACTAGCTCTACCAAGTACTGTAGCGCCTAGTCCTTGTTTTTTAGAAACGTCTGCACCAATCCTAAGCTTACCTTCACTGAGGACAAGACCTCTTGACAAGATGTCGTCTTTATGCTTAGTAAATACATCTTTACCTAGAAGCTTTCCAAGATACTTCTGTCTACTTGGGTCGTCCCAGAATTGGCCTCTCCATGTTGTTTGACCAGATGCAACTCTTTCTAGTGGACTAAGTGCTTCACTTACTCTAAACGTAGATAGGATTTGTGCAGGTGATGCCCGTTCAACGAATTTGGCTGCACCTATATATTTGTCCCATACCCTATCTTTCAGTGAGTATGCGACTCCTTTTTGTCCTGGTAATGGTATCGCTCCTGCTGCAAATACTGCTGCACCAACCATGCCTGCAGCTGCAAGTATAGATCTCTGTTCTCCTTCTGAGACAACAGGACGCTGAGGACCAGCTGCCCACATTGTGGGTTCAGTTGCAGGTGTACGATAATCTGTTTGAGTAACAGAAGTATTTTGATTTATTGGGAATCCAGGTATATCAGGTCTTGACATAATTCACAAAAAAATAAGGGGAGAAAACAACTACTTAGTCATGTTTCTCCCCAGGTTTAATTACTGAGCTCTTCTTCTATTCATGTTCCAGTCTCCTGGAGGAGGTCCTAAATCGCTTTTTGCAAGCTCTTTATTTGCTCTACCAAAGTCTATTGGTCCAGCTTTTATTTTCTTTGTAGATTTACCACTTATTTGTAATGGCTCACCAAGTATGCCTTGAGAAATCAAGATGCTCTCTGCTAATGCAAGCTTCTCAGAGACATCATCCCAGCTCATACTGTCTATATCGTCTGGCGTATATCCAGGAAATGCTTGACATATTAGAGCTGTTATTTGATTTGTTATTGATCCAACAAGCTCTCTTTTTTCCTCTAGCTTTTCATCTATACTCTCAATGCTTTGTGGACCAGACTCATGTAGTATGAGACCAGCTACTGTAAGAATATCTCCTGCATAAAACAAGTCTATTGCTCCTGTATATATGTCATCTAATACACAGTCTTTAAAGATCTTTTCTTCTATATGATAAGAAGGAATCCCGCCAGATTGGAGCGTACTGGTATACGATAAATATTCATTCCACGTAAGCAGTCGATATACTATCTCATGGCCAGCAGGAGAACTGTATTTGAATATGCGTTTATATTTGCATTTTGCATCTAAATACTGGTTCATTATCCATTACAGGTCTATAACCAGATTCATTGCTACCTGTGGCGGGATAAAGTTTGATCCCTCCATTATCTGTTGTGACAGAGTAGGAATTGTTCCGCCTTTTAATGTTGGTATATTTTCAGGCATAATCTTAGGCCAAAGAACACACTTATATAATAGTTGCTCATCAAAGAAGTTTGGATTTTGCGGATTCTCTGCTGCAGACTGTTGCAACATCTTATAGTCTTGCCAAGTAATTGGCCTCCATAAGAATGCTTCTTTCTCGGAAAACATAGACATTTTTACTTCATATGTAGTTTTCCAATGAGTCACTTGTTCTTGTGTTGGAGCGTTTGGGATGCTTGCAAGAATTGCATATGGATCAGGCGCCCCATCTTCCTCTAGTTCTGCTTCTAGTGCTGGTGCTTCTGTTTCTGGTGTTACTTCTTGTTCTGTCTCTTTGTTAGTATTTGGCATTTACTTCCTCCTTTAAAGGGTTTAACTTATTATATCATATTTTATTATTTTAAAACCCCTTATATAACATCTCTTGCAATGAAAGTGTATGCCTCCTGAATAGGTTCTCCACTTACTTCAACTAATTGAGACTGCCCTACAAGTTCAACCTGCCTTATTCTCCTAGCAGTGTGGTTTGATGATGCGTCATCTAGATTTCCAAACGTAAGAAATATATCAAAATTATCCATTAAATCTGGTCTACGCAATCCTTCTTCAAATGGACCTCTTGCTGCAGTGCTACCTCCTGGTCCCCATATCGCATCTTCAAACTTTTCAGCAATATTTTCAAACTGAGAATCTGGAAGGCTAGACAGATCTGACAAGTCTTTCATTGTCTCTGGCGTTACTCCCTTTTGTATTAGAGTCTCTATGTTTGCTTTAACTATTGGACTAGTTGAGGTTATCTTGTCTGCCTCATAATCTGGAGAAGAAGGAATAGGACTTTTTGATATACTATTTCTTACAATATGATCTAATACTATGTGCAGATAACCAGCTTCTTTAAAGTTGATTGTAAAATTACCAGTAACAATAGTTGTACCTTTTGCTACAAAATCCCAATGATGAGATGCATAGCCATATATTGGTCTCTTCTGTTGTTCCATTCTATACTGTATAGATGTTATTTCGTCTATTAATATGTCGCCGATATATAAGGATACATTAGCACCGGAAAAATGATCGTAGTCGTATTGTTGTTGACCAGGAACCATTCCTTGATTACTTGGTTTAGATCCATATTCTCTACTTGGTAATTTAGGTGGCATTAGAATTTAAGTCCCCCTTTTAAATAATTTTTCATTCTTTCTTCTGAGCTTTTTTTCATCATAAGATCGCTTGCTGAAAGAGCCATATCTGTTTGAAGTCTCTTAGATGTATCTGTATCTGGAAGCATAGGTCTAATATCTTGTGCTATGTATTGCACTACATTTTCTGTGAAGAAGTCCTCTATAGACATTGTAATACCTTCAGATATTATCTCAACCCCGTATATTACTAGTGAAGATGCGGCTCCATATTCGTTTGCAAAAGTTACAGTTACATCGAATCTTGGAAGCTGATCTATGAGAGGCGTAGACAAATCGCTACTTGTATCAGGAGCTATCCTTTTCATAAGATCATACAAGACTTGCTTATTGAACATCGTAAAGATCATAGTTCCACTTATTGTACGTGGGCCTCTTGTAAAACCTTTTGGATATCCCATTCCTATTGTTCTTACAGGATATTTTTCCCGATAAATAGAATAAGAAAGCGTCTGTATGTCTCCTAGGACTAGTGGCTTACTAGAGTGTTCAGTGTCATTCTCTTGTCCTGTTCCTTTTTCTTCACCTGCTTTATTAATAGGCAAGAAGTCTATTGGGATATGAACAATAGCTTTGATGTCTGCTCCACTATACACGTCGTATCCTGATGGAGCGTCTATGTCTTGCTGTAAGCTAGTCGCATATGCAGCAGATGAGATATTATTATTAGTATTTGCCATTGTCACCTACAAAAAAATAGCGGCCAGCCAATAAAGGCATGGCCGCTTTATAATTTAGATTAATTGATACGATTATATTATACTGGATCCCCTACGTTAGCAACAGGATTCTGTACAGTCCAAGGAGCTATACCACGGCACACATAAGTGTACTGTTGTTCTGAGACTATGTCATCAATGCTGACTCCATATCCTTCGTTAAGGATTTCAACGCCATAGATTCTCATAACTGAAACTGCACCATATTCGTTAGCTGCACTTAATGTTACATCGAAAGGCAACATTTGATCTGTGTACCAAGGTTTATCAGCTGCTTTCTGTGCACCTGATGTAGGGACACCTATCAGTTCGCCTTCTTGTACGTTGGTAAGCTGGGTTATTCCAGCAAGAGTCGTTGCTCCACCAATGCTTGATCCTGTTGGCTCATTCAATGAAGAAAAACCTGGAGGTCTTGGGTCATTTTTCTCGGCTGCAAACTTGAACCCACCCATCTCGTCAAGCAATGCATTCCTATCAAACATTGTGAATATTAGTGATCCTGCTATGCCTCTTTTACCTCTAGAAAAAGCTCTTGGATCAGGTGAGCCCATCGTATAAATAGGGGCCTTTTCTCTTGTAACAGAGTAACTTATGCCTTGCAAGGCGCCAATTACTTGGCTACCAAACACAGCAGTTATGTCTACTCCGCTAAAAGAGTTATATGCCTGTTCTGCCATTTTAAATTTCCTCCTTTATTAGATTAATGCGCTAAGCGACAATACTATAGTGATTTGTCTTAACTCGAATGCAGGGACAAGCTTAAGTTCTATTGTTGCATCACCTTGTATCTGTTGTACAGGCGTAGATGTAACAGACAAAACAAATCCTTGTATGTATCCTTCTCTCTGAAGTGACCCTAGTCCAGCATCAACTGCAGTTTCAAGCGCTGCCCTTCTCTGAGCTGTGTTTGCTTCTCCAACGAATGGATCGGCTACTGCTCTTACAACATCTATAGCATCTTTAACGATCCTCACTGTTGAAAGTCTAACGTAATCTGAACTCTGTCTTGCAGCAGTAGGAGCATCAGCAACAACGGTTCCCTTAGGTCTAAGAGCAAGCATTGTATACTTGGCGCCAGCAAGATTATCAAGCACAGTATTGTTTAAGCCATGTATTGCCCTTACAGAAGGGATTACCTTGTTAGTAGGTGCTGACTTAGACTCAAGAGACATAATCAGACCAGCATAGCTAGGTGCTCCGTTTGTGACATATCCGTTAACATTTGTTGTCCACTGGTTGGCAAGCCTTCCATAACTTGGAACAACTGATATGTATTTACCGATATCAACAAGCTCGTTATTCTGATCAGAGATTTCTGAACCACCTAAGTTTCCAGAATCAGTAGCAATAAAACCACCTTGTGCATCTCCACTTCTGTAGCCTGCTGATCCAGCCATAAACTTGTTTCCAAGAAGGCCTGATCCATTGTCTCCAGCATCATTTATAAGTCTGCTTCCGTCATCTAGTACAGTATACGTTGGAAGTGATCCAACCCAAATTGCAATGTCTTTTGGACTAAAGCTTGTTGGAGGAAGCATTCCTATTGTACCTATACATTCATTGTTATTTACTGACAAGTTGAAACAAAAGTTTGCCAACTGATAACCAAAATTGACCTCAATAAAGCTGCTAGCAGTTAGAGTATCTCCAGCTGCATTGGTTGTTGCTGATGCACTAGCTACAGATGGATAAATATTACACCCAGCATCAGTAGTAAACACATCTCCAAGATCACCCTGAGGATTAGATGGCAACCACCAGTAGAAATAATTCTCTCCTTGGTACTCTTCGATGTAAACTCTTCCAAGAACGTCCTTCTCACCATTTGTTACAGGATAGTCTGAAAGCGCAGCAAGACCAAGATCAGTTACGTCATCTGATGTCAAATCAACTATGTTTGTATCATCGACATATGCGTCCATAGGAATTACCATGTCGATTCTTTCGTTCTCAAGTGCCTTGTATGTATTATACAGATACTCGTAAAGCTTCATCCTTGATGGATCAGTACCGTCTGTTCCTGCTGTATATAGAGCTGTTATTCCAGAAAGAGCATCTACATCCTCAAGAGGAATTGCTCCTGTAGCAGAATCAGTACCTATTACTTCACCAAAAGTTCCGCCAAGAACAGAACCAGATACAATCACATCAAGTGTATCTATTTCGCTTCCAGACTCATTACTATATACTAAAAAGTCATCAGAAGCTCGCCATACTTTAAGTAGGCCGGCATCACCGTTCTCATTAAAATCAAAGTGAATGTTATATAGAGCTCCAGCAGTATTGTCTTTATCTGAAGTCTCTACGATATAGCCATAATCTCCAGTTGCTGCAAATGCTGTATTACCAACACCTTCAAGCTTAGCTGAAGTAGCTCCCATCCTATATATTCTTACATTTGTTGCACCGCCATCTTTGACCTCATACAGTCCTCTTACAAGAGTTCCGCTAAGTCCAAATTGCGCTACTGTGTCAGCAGTTCTTACTACTCTAGTTAGTTGGTCTCCGGCGCCTTGTGCTGATGTTCCCAATACAACTGTATTAGGTGCAGTTTCAGGCGTAAATATATCTAGACCACCATCGATTTTCTCACTGAAAACCCCAGGTAAATTTTCGAAAGCCATTATTTAAAGTCCTCCTTATTGGTTTATTAAGCTAAAATTTACTACTACTTGTTCAATCGCTTTTTCACTAACAACTGAGATTTCCTCAGTTCTTACAAAAAATTTAATCGATCTCCCAAACATTGTATACCCATCAGCTTCCACTGATGTTTCTTCTCCTCTTCCTAAATATAAAACACGTTGAACCCCAGAATACCTAAAAAACCAGAGATAGTTTGTCATAAAGTTCTCAAACCATAATGCTCTATCATCTGCTTCTTTGTTGGTTCTTCCATAGCATTTAAACTCAACCATGTTATCGTACCAGTATCCAAACGTGAGTTTTTTATATCCTGGATTATCTTCGTCTTCTAGTTCTTCACGAAATATTGGCCTATAATTTTTTACAGCTCCTCCACCAAAAGGCTCATTCTGACTAAAATCTCCTGGCTGTCGCTTCTTTAAACTATAAGTTATTATTTCATTTTTCATGCCCTTAAGACTATAGTCTCTTGTGAAATCGACTTTCATCTCATCGCTAACGTCTCCGACGTTTTCTACATGATCAATTGCTTCTTTTACTAGAGTGTAGAATCCCTCTATATTTTTTGATACTCCGGGAGTTCTAGACGCTCCTGTTTGCCTTAGAGCAGCAGATGTCATGTTTGAAACAACATGATTCACAGTAACTCTAGCTTGCTCTTCTAATAGTGCAGGGTTTAAGTTTTCTAATAATTCTGTCATTATTGTGGTCCCATATATCTTCTGTTCATTGGTGCTGCTACAACCCTATAGTAAGCAAGCTCACCATAGTCTTCTCTCAGCAAATCAACAGGAAGGATATTATAGATCTTTACTCTTTCTATTGGTGCAATAGTATTTCCATCATCATCAAACTTGACTGTTATAAGTTCGTCAAGACCAGATGGAGCTACATCATGATTAAAGTAAACCACTAAATTGTCATCAGCACCAGGTCTATGCCAGTATGCCTTGACAAACTCTTCATCCCAATAATACTTAGACCCAAGACAGTAAGGACAATATGTATCCTTATCAGCTTCATCAGTTATGTTGCTAACGCAAGCACATTTGATTGGGCTATTGTTTGAGTCAAGCCTAATTCTACGATAGATAATGTCTCTACCTTTAGGCGCTTCTACACCTGATCCAAACATAAACCTGTCCATTTCTGTTTGCAGATTTAAGTTTTTTTCAAATAAATCGAAAGCTCCCATTATGATCTAGGCTCCCAAGTATTTTTCCACCTATAATAGTGTGCTTCTTTTGTATTAGCAGCAGGAACTGATCCACTTTGCTTTTCCCATACTCTCCCAATCATTGGTCTATTAGGATCGTAAAGACCTTTAACTGCCATAGTAAAGTCTTTCTCGTTACCTCCATTCATAAGAAGAGGTTGCCACTTCTCTACGCAATCAGCAAGTCTATCTAGTATTCTTGGTAAATGTCCCGTATCATATTGGACTTCAAAGTCTCCAAGCTTCTTCTTAGATATTCCACCTTCCATAGATATTCCCTGTAAGAGTATCCCGGATGCTTCACATATCACAAAGTTTCTTTTTACCATATCAAAATATGCTTGATTGGTAATAGTCCCTGTATATGCCAGTACGTCAGCAATTCTACTTGCTTCAAATATAGCAAGGTTAATTGTGTCATCTGGTATACCTGATAAGAATCCACCTATATCTAGTCTAATCCTTCTTGGCGTCACGTATAAAGGAGTATAAGTAGTTGTAAAATAAAAAGAATAGTCGCCGCTTATAACGTTCCCATTCTCGTCTTTTAAACTACCTCCTATAGTAACAGTTACCGCATTATTTATAACCAAAGAATCTGTCATCGTTAATGTTACAGTTCCTCCTGTTACACTGCTAGTAAATGTTATTGTGCCAGCAGAAGGAATAGATGTATCACCATTAACAGACTCTGCGATAATTGATATTGCAGAATCAACAGTAGCATCATCAACGTTAACATTAAAATCTAATATTATTGTATCTGTTGCTATATCAAGGTTGGTTGCTCTATTAGCAGGTATGCTGCTCAGCAGCTTAAATGGGTCAGATACAACAGACGATACTGCTGGTGGTACAGACACTGCAGTTGAAGATACAGTAGGGACTTCAGATACACTTCCACTACCAGTTGTAAATTTCCATATATATGTTCCTACTAGAACTGTGGAATCTACCGCTGCTATAGGCGGAACTATATTGTCGTCTAAACCTTCATCTCCTGCAAGATATATGACATATTCTGTGTTGGGTGCAAATGGAGCAGTAGGGGTGAATGTGGCTTTTGTGCCATACTCTCCTCCTCCAAGATCTTCTTGTGAAAAAGAAACAACTCCACTTATATATTCATCTCCACCGAAGTCAAGAAGAACATTTTCAGGAGATGTATTCTCTATTACTCTTATACCAGGGGTAGACCAGGCAGAATCGTCTGGTCCAGATACCATGAATGTGGATGTAGTAATCGTTGCTTCATCCATTAATTGGTTGAAAACAACTGATATCTGAGTTTGAAGCGGAAGCCCTAAAGAAGCATCTAATGGATTAACTGATTCTATTTCTACTATAGCCATTCTTTAGCCGTCCTTTAAACTACATTTATCTCTACTTTTTCGCTGTCTTCGATATCGTCAACAACGAGCGATACTCCTCCTGTATTTTCTAACGCTTCTTTGACAGCTTTAATAACACTTTTTCTATTTAGCTTACTTTCTTCTACAGTTAGCATAGACTCAAGTTTTCTAAAACCAACATTTTTTCCTTGCTTTTTACACCATGCAACTATAGTTTTAGCGCTACCTTTAAGTTGTAGCTCTGCACTTTTCAAGATTCTGTCTAACTCTTTGTTTTTAGCAGAGGCATCATTAGAACTAATGTTAGTCTTACTGTCTGTTTCTACGTTAGTAACAGGTGTATCACCAGACTCTGTTTTAATCAATATTCTACGATTAATTGCATTTTGCAATACCGTTTTGTCTTCTTGACTAAGTGACTCTACATCAATCTCTTTAGGACCTGGGTCTTGAAAAGAAAAATGAATATCCTTGTGATACCAAAGTGTGGCTCTCTCTGAAAGCTGTAAATACATATTATTATCCTCCATGATTAAAGTGGTATAGTGGGCCCGAAGACCCACTAACCACTAGTATATCATAGACTATGTTTTACTAAACCCTCTTAGAGAGTTATAGCAGTGTCTCTTGCAAGCTCACCGATGCTTCCACTTACAGAGATTTGGCTCTGAGCAGGAAGTACGATCTCATTAGGTACAACCCTAATGTTCCTCATTACACCAATTGCCTGTCCTTCGTTAAGGATAGCCATGCCATACCTTTCACGAAGCTTGATCTTCCTGATATCAACAGAAGGATCATTAAACTCTTCTGTAGTAATATCTTCGTCAACTACAAGCACACCAAGCTCGGTAGAATCAAACATCATAATGTTTGTAAGCTTGTTCTTTGGATCATAATGAACGAATGGAGAAACAATTATCCTCATAGGTACATTGAAGTACGTAGGAAGAGTAGGTGCAGAGTTAATATTCTGCGGATACGCATTAAGCGGATCAGCTGATTCACCAGCAAGATTACCACCAGGCATAATGTTTTGGCCTGGGCTAACTCCAAGAGGATCAGTCCAGTTTGCTTTACCAGAAGGATTACCATTCCAAGTAGCGAAATAAGTACCGCCACCTGAAGCTAGAGCGAAAGCCCTAAGAGTAGGATCCTTGATAAACATTACCCACGTGAGTGGATGCATAAGCAGAGTGTTTGGGGTGAAACCTTGAGTTATGAGCTGGCCATAAGCATCAAAGATATCATCCATTGTGATAGAACCGTTTCCAGAACCATCAAGAGACCTACCTGATACAGTACCGAAGATAGAGTCTGTAGGATTAAGGTTGTCGTGAGTTGTTACACCCATGCTGTTGATATAGTTAAATATCTTGACTTCCTTATGCCTTGCGAGAGCTCTACCGGCTTCCCTCAGATGCATACCAATTACGTCGAACTGGCTGTACCTGATCATTTCGTCAGTTACCTGAACTGCGAGACCGGACTTACCAACGGTAGCCGTTACAGTGGCTCCTTCCCTTGCTAACCCTCTGATTGGGTATTCTTGACCTTCTGCGATATCAGCTGCTACCATTCCGCCAACGGCAGGGAATGTGATCGTTTGACCATAAGAGTAGTTGACACGTTGAAGTAAAGAAGTACCTACCAAAAGAGGTTCAGCAGCTTCCTTAACGATATTGCTGATGACCTTAGGAAGCAGGGTAGCTGCGTTTGGAGTTGACAGAGCATCTGTCATACTTACAGTTTTACCTGCTTGATCTCCAAAAGCACAACCGTTATTCTTCCAGAGCCATTGGTAACCGCTCAGGTCTTCTATGTTGAACTTTTTTGCCATTATTACTTTCCTCCTTTTTCTATTTTATTATCTGTTTATAAGGTTGATTCTAACAACTGCATTAGCAGCACCAGAATAACTAATGTTAGCTGGGACACCGCCATTGGCAGAACCAGGCATTTGCTGCTCTACACCAAGACCTGCATAAGCTGTCCTGACTTTCTCAAGAGCATCTTTAGGGAATCTAGTATCAACAGCCAGAATTTGACCAAGACACAGAGACCATACATCAGTTCCTTCTACCCACAAAGTGAGGTTAGAGTTTGCATCAGCTTTAACAAAATCACCTGGTGAAAGAATACCATTTGCACATGCATAGTTATTTGTGCTATTAGCAGTACCAGCATAGTGGTAGTATGCGATAGTATAGTCGGTATCGCCAGGTGCACCAGTTGCATACACAGAGCATATGCCAGTGTCGTAATCCATGAAGTAGTCGCCAGATGATATAATGTCATCAATGGTAGCAACCTCATTTACAAACCTTGTTGCAACATCAGCAGGAGCACCAACGCCTTCAGCGAAGACAAATGGGGTCCTAGTTGTATTCTTGGCAACCGGAAGATTGTCAATAGCAATAAAACTATAAACATTCTTTGAACCGTACTGAGAAGCATTATCAAGTGCCTCAGCAGTTTGAGCTGCAGGAACATAAGGAAGTTCAACATAGAAGTCACAAAGGACTGCTACTTGATGCTGAAGATTATGATTATGTTTCCTGTATTGAGATGGATTAAAACCATCACCACCGGCCCACTGCCAGTAGTTGTAAGGTGCAAATCCGATAGGTGCAGAAACCTGACCAACCTCAGTGTCACCCATATCAAGACCTCTACCCATGAAGTCAGAAACGGTAGATACTGCGAAAGTAGCAGCTGCTGCTAAAGCAGTACCAGTTCTAACATCAATTGTGCCTGCTGCAACATCGTCATCTGTGTATACAATGTTGTTTGTTTCTGTCCTGTATTGTGCAGGAACTACATTGCCATCAGCATCGAGAGCAACTGCTTTACCTGCTGATACAACGAACCACTCTTCGTAGTACTTATCAAACCTTAGAACAGGAAGCCAAGCCGCTGGCTTAAGCTCTTCTGCTGGACGGATACCTTCAGATATCTCGAAATCAGGTGTAATAGAACCTACGTGATCCCACTGCTTGTGGTTTCCTACGTATTGATTAAGTGCCATTATTTTTTTTCCTCCTTTAAATGTTTACTTGTTAAGTGCGTCTAAGCTAGCTGGTATTAGCTTCTTAGTTCTGCACTCATCTAAATATTTAGTAGCAGCTACTCCACCTTTTGCAAAAAGAATTGCGGTATAAGTATCTCCTACTGTTTTGATTGTTTCTGCATCATAGCTATCTTCGCCAGCTTGCAGAGACGGATCTCCTACTGTGCCTTCTGGGTTATTTGATGTTCCGTCATTAACCTTTTTAGCAATTTTAGAGAAATCTACTCCATCTGTTATACTATTAAACTGATCAGATAACTCAGAAGCTGTTTTTTTCTTTAAGTCTTCAACTTTTATTTCCTCTTCCCCTTTTAGTGCAGCAACATCAGAGATTACCTGAGACATTGACGTACTATAAGTGTCTAGAAGATCAGCATAGAGACAGTTAACTTCCTCTGTGTCCTTAAAGGCTTCTTTAAGCTCATTCCTTACTGCTGAAAGTTGATCGCTTGACTTAATAACTTTGTCCTCAAGCTCAGCAATAGATGTCTCACTTGCATCACAGCTCAAGCAATCGTCTACAAGCTCCCTCTCTTTCATTGCAACTAGAACTTTGTCGCTAAGAGCTTTGAGCTCTTCGTCAGACATATCAGCTATATCTGCAGCCTTTGTTGCTACTGGTTGCTTTTGATCACAAGCATAGACCTTCTCTTTCTTGTCTAGAGTCTTGTTGATTGCTTCTTTCAACTCATCAGACATGGTAGAGTCTGCGACATACTTTTTAGCTGCTCTGACATAGTCAAGATTAGGAACAGGAATGAATCCTTTAATTCCTTCTACCTTCTTATCAGCAGGCACGCAAAAAGACATCTTAGGCAAAGTCTTTCTTTTTTCTGGTGAGATTTTAGAATCACCAAGCTCAAGCTCGTCCATCACTTCTTCTACAGCATTGAATACTACAACTGGATCTAGAACCTGAATATCATCAACTGCATCGTTGGTGTCGTCTTCAGTGCTCTTGAACTTGCTTTCGATATCCTCTATTAGACCAAGTCTAGAATCCTTCTCTTCGTCTTTGAGTTTAGCGAGAGCTTCTTCGTCAGCATCAACAACACTTGTGATGAAGTCAACTAGTGCAACAACAGCAGCATCAAAATCCTCTTCTGTTGTATCACCAAGTTTTTCGTCTCCTATAACTGATAGCTGAGTAGTAGCAGCAAATTCAACGTACTCTTTGTTGATGCCTTCATTGGCAGCAACTATACGCTCAACACTTGCAATAACTATACTTTCGATATCAGCCTTAGAAGAGTCTTTAACTAACTTCTTCTCCATCGGCTTTGTTTCCTCCTTTTTATTGTCTTTTATTTTGAATGCGGCCTGCACCGTTTCATCCAAAACGTTAAATTTCTTATCATCTTTTTCAAGATACATATCGAGTATAATCGGCTTAACCGAACTCTTATGATCTTCACAGGCAACAGATTGTGTATGCATTGTATTACCGTCTGCACTAGAGATCTCTATTACTTTTGCATGAGGATCTGCTGGTGTAGATACAAATGATACTTCGTCATAAAACAGGTTTCCCGCGATTATAAAGGCTTGCTTGCCATCATACTCGTGTCCTGGGACATGATCGCACATTTCTCCACTATCTGTCCAATCTGTCTTACAAATAGAACAAACAGCAGCATCAGTTTCTGCTCCAATTGAAACAGTTAAATACCTGTTGTCTAATATTTTTTCTTTAGCTTCGCTATCAGTAATTGCAGCTATAATTTCTATGTATCCTACACCTTCATATGATGGGTCATCAAGTAATCCATCACTGATAAGCCTATCAATAAGAGCAACTTTTGTCTCAAATTGAACATGTGGATCCATGAAGTCTTTTAGGTAGCTGTCTTTTTTAGCTAAACCTGTAGATGTATCCATGTATGCTGCGTGCTTGATTCTTCCTACTGGGTCTCCATCATGAGAATTATGATGAAGTAAAACTGGTTTTCCGTAATTCTGAACAAAAGATAGTGCGCCTGTTCTCATCTTATCTGGCATATAGAAGCCATTGTTTCTAGTTATAATTCCAGCATGTGTTGCTGCAATCTTTACCATTAATGGAGCGCTATTTGCAGTATAGATCGAGTCTACGAAAAACTGTTTGTTTGCCGCAGGAACGTCTACTGGTGTTATAGTGAGCGAATCACTAAGTTTTACTTTAAATTTTTTGCTCATATTTTCTCCTATAATAAGGCAACAGTTCAGCCTTCATATGTAATATAAACCATCAACAGTGTAAAAATGCTAAAAAAAATTAAACTATATCACATTGACAGTTGTCATGTGCAATTGGCATATCGTCTAATCTTATGTTCGCCAACTGAATCTTGTTATCATCTTGCCTTTGACAGTCCTCGCAAGCTCCATTCTCAACTTGTACGCTAACTGTGTCCTGCCCGTTATTTCTGAGCCCTATTGCTTTGCCATACAGAAACGCCCTTCTTTGCTCTGTTCTCAATATAAAATCAAACCTGAACGCCAAAGACTTATACATCTTCTGAACGCTCTCTAAAGTATTGTCTTGCGCTTCAAAGCCTCTTACAATTTTCTTAACTGTGTTTATTATATTACGGACTCTATAGTTTGCAAACCCCTCTATTTGCTTATAACCAGATGACATTTCTACTTCGTATGGTTTTGTAATTGACTTTATACCTAATCTCATACTCTTGCCCATGAGACCTTGTAGCCTATCTACCATTCTTGTTTCTATCATACTGAGTAACTGTATTGCCCAGTCGATAGAGAATGTACCGGTAAGCTCTGATTGCTCTAAATCAGATATCAAGTCTTTAAACTCTTCTCTAAGCACACCATCACTCATAGCTAGTTTTGGAATAAATGAGCTCTTTTTCTTTTCTGGTCCACTCTTTGTTCCATGCTGATTGGATGGCTGCTGTTTAGCTTTTGCAGCATTACTTGCACCATTTGACTGTCCAAGAGACATATCTGATTCATACTTGATCATGGGCTTAGCTACTATCTCAAGATACATTCCTTCTCTTTCTGAATCAGCTATAGACTCTCTACCTATTGCATTTCTAAGCTCTGTTTCACTAATTGTATGACCTTGATATTGAAGCATGTTATGATTTTCACGTTTTATTTTTGAATCTATATCTATCTCATTAAACGCAAGATACACTTTGTTCTTTTCGTCAAGAGTGTCGAAATTAAAGTCCCCTTCAAGAAGAAGCTCTCTCAACATCGTTGTATTAAAAAAAGTTACAATAGTCTGCTGAAAGTCTTTTACCTCATCAATCATTGCTCCAGACATTGTCTCTGCTGTACTTCTATTGCTTGTGCCTCCTTCTCCAAGATCTACTGAGCTAATACCAAGTCCAGCTATTACTCTTTTCTTAAAGTGCTCAATATAACCTTCTGCTTTAATAGCTCTTGACTCAGCTCCAATAGCAGTTATCTCATGTCTATAAGATGTAACTATGCTGCCTTCTGATGGCATCATCTCAATCTCATCTCTAACGAGATCTACTTCTTTTTCACCGTCATTGTATGTTCTGTCTGGCTGTTCTTTCGTACCAACCTTATGATGAAACAGTGGAAATAGATGTTGATAAATTAAAAGCTCTATATTTTGCTCAATCCTTCTTAAAGCTCTTATGTCATCTATAACAGGTATAATGGTAGGTTTTCCAGTATTGAAACCTGGCCTTCTGTCATAATAGAAGTGGACCACATCTTCTGGATTGTATTCCTTAGTTCTACCATCAGGCATACTCTGACGATACTTTTCTATTTTACCAGTCTCTTTGTTTATTTTTACCTCTACTGTTTCTGCAGGTAATATGAAATACCCTGCTACTGGCTTTAGAGTTCTTCCGTTTGCATCTCTTCTAACCTTTCCTCCAGATGCCTTTTCATTTCTTGCCTTTAATAGAAACGCATTTGAAAGCCTAATTAGGTCTGACCCTATGCTTCTCATTAATGTCTGTGTAGGGACTCCTGATACATCTTGTATCTGAGCTAAACGCTTCTTTATATATTGAACCGTTTTCTTGTTAGGGCCTACAAAGTCATATCCTTCTTTGAACATTAAGCCAGTCTTCTTCTTAAATGCCTGACGCACCATGTTCTCTACATCTTCTATTCTACCTATTTCTGATAGATCGTATTCTGCAGGAACAAAAGAATCTCGCCCAAAACCGAATGTATATCCGAGTACAGGCGAATTGACTGGCTTCATTACTTTAACAGATGGTCTTACTGCGTCGCCTTGTTCTACAAGAACCTTAACAATAACCTTATCTTTTTTCTTATTATTACTATGCATTCGTTAGCTCACTAATCCATTTTTGTACTTTCTCAGAACTCGCACCTTCTGCACCATATAAACAGTCCTCGAATCTAATTGTGACTTGATCACCTATTGACGATATGTCTGTACCAGCTTCTAATGCACTCTTTGCTGCATCTGAAACTTCATCAGACGCCTGTATGCTTGTTTGTATTTCTACTATGTTTTCTATGATATTTCCTATCGGCCCAATATCGCCATCTGATACAATGACTCCATCGTCTCCTACTGATATCTTTAACTTTGTAGAAGGAGATATATAAGTATTAACAAAAACACTTAGCTCTTCAGCTGAAAAGTTTTTTCCATCACAAATATTACCAAGAGACTTAAACTGAATTAGCGCACTTATCAATCCAAGAACTCTTGTTATTCTAAGCTTAGCAGCAGAAAACTGTGCACTCTCGTAACTCTTATTAAACCAGTCTCCAAAAAAAGCGTTTATTTGCTGATCAAGCATATCAACCTTTTCTTCAAGAAAGTCTTTGCCTTCTGCAACAACTTCAGATATCCATATGGACGCTTCAGTTGTGACTTCAGAGAGTTCTCTTACTTCTAGCGTAGTCTGCTTGATATTTAACTTCTGTGCTTGATACCGCATAGAATCTATTACACACTCTATCACACCTAACACTAGCTGAGCATACTGATCAAACAGCCCTCTTAAGTCTATTAGTATAGGCTGAAATAATGCGTTAACCAATCCCATCATTATTGATGTTACATCTCCAATTTTAACAGTGTATTTTGTTAATAGAAAAGTTAGCAAAGACAATATTCTAACAAGATCTGGCACACACATAAAGTTAAGCGAATTCACTAATGAGCATATGTCGTCTAACACATCTTTGTTCGCAGTAAAGCTTAGCATGTTTTTCAGGTAATTTATTCTATTGACTATATCAGACTCTATCTGATCTTTAAAGTTGCCAGATATATTTACTTCAAATCCTGCCGTAACTCTACCATCACATGGAATACAGTCTGCGAGCAAAGTCTTTAACGCATCACCAAGATTGTTCTGTCCTGCCATAGTAAGAATTGTGTTTTTGATTTCTGCACCAAGAACGCTCCCATGAATGTCGCTTTTTGCTGTAGAAAATGAAGCGATATGATCTAGCCTATCTCCTATGGTCTTTCCAGCTCTACCAACTTCTGAGTCTATTGATGTTGTTACAGCATCTGCAGCATCGCTTATCTGTTCTCCAACTTGTGAAATTGCATCTTCTACACTGGTCTCAGACGCTTGCAATGCAGCATAACCTTTAACTGTATCTTCGAATCTTACTGCCTGAGTAAGCTGATCCCTTATGTTTCTAGCCATAGGGATATAGACGCTCTTCTCTTCTGTAGAAGATATTGCCCCTTTCTCATAAGCATCAGATATAGTCTGCAGAAGCTGCAATTTTTGTGCTTGCGCTAATCTCATTATTTTATTTTTGCTTTAGCGGTAGTTTTTGCAACTTTAAATTCTGCGTTAAAGGCAACATCAGATGCAGCAGTCTCAGCAAGCTTTGTGATCGAGTCTGGTGACTGAATCTCTGACTCTGTTCCAGCACTAATTACCTTTCCGGATCCAGTACCAACAAATGTTAACGCACCGTGACATATTGTGCAGTCTCCTCTGTGTCTAAAATCTTCTAGTATTCTGCTATACAGCTTAGTGTAAAGCTCGTCAACTAGCATATCCATAAACTGTCCATCATCAATATCTTTGTCAAGGTATTCCAGTAATGCCATTATTCACCTATTGAGTAAAAATTTCATCGCCAATTTCACTGTTGGCTTTAATTTGCTCTTCTATGACTTCTTTATACATATCGTATGTGATTTCGCTTGTAGTTACACCAAATACCTTTCTTATTGCTGATGCAAGATCTGGCCTTTCTACTGGATCAAACTTGTATGCATATCCGCTGCATTTATTATCTATTACAGTAGTCATCTTTTTAGTGACATCTATTATAGATTTATACTTATCAAGATACAGACTTACGTTGCCAGCTACTTCCTTCTCTTCTTTTTCTTTTAGCTTCGGATCAACCTGAATCACATCTGGAGAATCATAAACTATATCACTATGCTCAGAAAGAACCTTTCTGTCTTTTTTAGATATATCTTCTGGCATCTTATATAGTGTTCTCTGTATAACTAAGTCTTAATGATACGTCAAGCTTTAGCCCTACATGTATTCCTCTTGGTGATGTTATTCTATACCAAAATGGTTCGCTTCCTATGCCACTTAATTCATTTGGATCATCTGGAATTGAAACAGATGCTCCCGCCGTTATTGTAGCCCATTCAGCATCTGATGGCTGAAGATTTCCAAGACTAATCTTAATACTCCATCCAGACTGAATCCCCTCTATATCATTAGGATACTCTGTGTCAGCAAAATCAATTACAACATCAGTGTATTCTTTTGCAGCATCATCGTTTCTTACATATAAAAGAACATCTCTAGATTGCTCTACACGTCCATCATGAACTGTTGTAATTGGATTTGTCTGGTCGCCGTTAGATGAGTAAGCAGTCCATTCTCCACCATCTAAATCTACTACTTGAATTCCCATTAGATATTGCTCCTGCTAGGTCTTGAGTTTCTAGTTTTACTGATTCCTTTTCTAATCACTTTACTATTTACATTATTGTACCCTTTAATCATTCCTGGCAAACCCCTGCTAAGAATCATATCGCTCTCTATGGAAAATCTTTCTTGAGGTCTTGCTGCATCTCTTTTATTATCAGCTTGCTTTCTTCTGTAACTGTTCTCTATTACAAGCTCAATTGTTCCTGGCATAGGCGCTTTCTTAGAAGCTGGCATATCACCAAAAGAACCACCAAATGAAACTGCACTAATAACAAGTGATTGACCAAACTCTGTGTATTCCATTGTAAATGCAAGTAGCGCTAGTACCATAGCATCTAGCTCATGGTCTCCAACTCTCTTATTTCCCTGAGCATATACTGGCGCACCAGACTGAGTCCTTCTTTCAACTACGTAACCAAGCAACTCTTGCTCAAGTTCATCGTCATGTTTTGACAACTCTATTAGGTCGTGCTCAAAATACCTTACTGAGTTCTCTATCATGTATGGCTTAGCAGGCTTATTTTCCGTTATACCAGTCCTTATGTTTCTGGTTTCAAGAGTACCGCCAGCACTAATACCTTTTACATATCTAAGCATAGAATCAGGATGAGCTGCACCTACCTCACTAAGACTCTTTTCTCCAAACTGTTGAAGCAACTCTATTTGAGTCGTACCGAATCCAGCATCACAATAAATATGTGCACATTGCCAGTATTTATTTACTTCTCTTATTTTGTCTATTGCTATTAACTGAGTCCATCCAACTCTATCTACACAGTGTTTTGCTACAATTCTATATTTATTCTTAGCTGTGTCGTGCCCTATAATACAAATCTGCGTACCTATGGCTGTGTCGTTCCAGTCCACACCCATTGTATAGATCCATCCATCCATTCTTTTCTGTTCTTCATACTTGTATTCCGTTAAAGCCTTATCAACATACTGGTTCTGATAAACGCCTTCTACTTCTTCTCCAAACTCAGCAAGGATCTCGTGCTGATATCCGGCCTCTGTTCCAGCATCAAGCCTGGCATCCCTATCCATCTGATCATTCCAGAAAGGAAGAACTGTTGAAGGATAATGAAACTCTCTAAATCTTGAGTCATGGCACTGGTCATAGAAACGCTCTCTACGACCTGTTGGAGTACTACTAGTCCATAACGTAACATTTGGGTTAGTATAAAGAATCGCTCCAATAGCATTAAGGTCATCAGGATCAAGGTAATCGGCCTCGTCAAGATATAGTGCATCAGCAGAGTTATGAACAATAACATTATTTGCTATAAAATTATGTGTATCGCTAACCTCTATGTCATATGCTAACTCTTTCCCGATATAGAATATGGATTTAATTGTATCCAGAACGACATTATTGCTTTCAGACTTGTGATATTGGCTCTTAGTTTTATGTTTAACTAAATCAAAAACTTCAGCGCAAATCTCTTCTTTTCCATAAATATATCCTATATCAGACAAAAACCTTCTAACATAAAAGCCAGATCTAACTTTAACGATATATTGTTTAGCAGTATTATAGTGCTCCCATTTCTTATCTCTTTCTTGTATTTTTGATACAACTCCGAGTTCAGCTAGTAATTCTTGTAGCTCATGAGCCAACCGCTTAGATACTGTGCAATATCCGATCTCTACTTGTGGTCCTCTCTTTTGATTAGAGTAACAGCACCAGCCATCTGTTGCAAACAGTTTTCTTATGAATAGTTTTTTATTCTCTTTTGTGCTTGTTTTGATTATAGATGGGACGTGCTTATCGTATGAGAGTTTGTTTGCAACTTCATACTTTTCTAGAATGTCTAGAATGTGTTTATGTTTTATTTTAAGACCACTTACCCTGATATTTTTAGTGTTTTTCGTTTCTTTCTTATTTTGAATACCAAAATAAACGTCCTTTTTATCAAGAATGTTGGTAAAATCATTAAGAATTTTTACATTTTCATTTATAAAATCAATAGCACCACGATCAATTACCTTCTTACCACAGCTTCCATCACCTATCATATATGCTGCAAACGATATCTCATCTTCATCTAACGCATTAGCTTTCTCAAGATCATAGTCAACAACATAAGACAGATTATCTCCTACTCTCCAGTCTTTAAGGCTTTTCCATTCAAATTTATTCCCAGCCCTAACCACATTAGAATCATGTCTAGTACCAACTCTTCCATATAGTTCATGATCTTTGCTGCAACTTATTGATCTTCCTGACTCAAGTTTAACTTCAAACAGATCTTTTACATTTGACTCAAAAACATGACTAACTGTTCCAACCACTTTATTATTATACTCATCAACTGAAACAACTCTGTCTCCAACCATAATGTCTTTAATGTTCTTTGCTTTACCTGAAGCCATTAGTACTGCAGAATCGCACCTTAAGCACTGGCCTCTTACACCGTCTCCCTTAGATCCGCTTCTAGAACCAGAAGTAAACAGTTTTATAATAGATCCATTATGTAGCTCTATTTCTGCATAAGGAGTCTTAACATTTCTTTTGAGGGAATTTTTTAAATCATTAGAATCAAATATAAGCTCTATCAATCTGTCATAAATGACCTGAGCATGAGACTTCTGTGGGCATACAACAAGAATATCATGACCATTTCTAGTAGACGCATTGTACAATATGTTTATGCAAAGGGAATCTGTTTTTCCTGATCTACGACCAATTCGTGAAATTTTTCTTTTTGCATCACACCTAAGCATTGTAGCTTGATATTCTATGTCATCTCTAGATGTACGTGGGTGCCAATCAAGAACAGCAGCTGCCCATCCAATAGGATCAAGCAAAGAGTTTGCTGCTTTTGCTTGTGCATCAGTTAAGGTTTTGCCTGATTGCTTTGCAAGCTTATATGCTGCCGGAAATATACCGGTACAATCTGCATCGAAAGTTCCATCCTTCGATTTAGCCATTACCTTTTCTCTACAACGAAGACACTCTTCGCTTATGTTAGGATCATTAAAATCTGGCATATTATTTAAAGAATTCCCGCCGAAATAAAAAGTTTTATCATATTATCTATATCCGTAGTTAGAACGCATAGATGTGCTTCTATTGTTTGATTTTCCAAAGAGAGCTCTTGTTACTCTTGACATTGCATAACCAGCAGCTGCTCCTGCAATACCTCCGCCCATTCTTCCTCTAGGTAGTGCTATGCCTCCTGCTCTTAATGGGGTTGCTCTTCTAGCTGCTGCTAGACCAGTTCTTGCTCCTCTTGCTGCTCCTGCTCCAAAACCTCCAGCACGAGAAATACTTCTTAATGCACTTCCTCCATACCTTGCACCTAAATATGCTCCTCCTGCAGTCGTTGCAAATGATGTAGTACCTGGCGCATATCTACTTGCAGCCCCATAGCCACCTATACCTGCTGCTGCTACTCCTGCAGTCACTAAATTTGGATTTGGCATTTTGTTCTCCTCTACCTTATGTGTGAGTAATAAGCCTCGTTTCCTAATGCATTCCTAGCATTAAGATGGCTTCGTTGAACTTCTCTAAGAGACCTTTGTCTCATTGTATAAGCAGTCCCAAACGGATCATGGAAACCACCACCAGTTTCATACTGCTTTAATCTACGTCCATATTCCATAGCTTTCCTAGGCGCTGTTGTAACAAAGTCATACATTGCTCCTGTAACCGCTGCTGCTGCAAGAAATCCTGCACCTCCGCCTATTACAGTTCCAGCTCCTAATGCATATCTTGCGGCTATGATCCCAGATTTGGATCCTTTTTTAATAGCAGCTTTCTGAAAAGTTCCAACTCCAAGCCCAGTCATTGCTGCTTTTCCTAGTCCACCACCTACACGTGCTCCTGCTGCATATGCTGCTGCACCTATGGAATACTCAAAAGCTAGCTGACCAGGACTCATACCAGAATACAAACCAAGCCCAATACCAGCAAGACCCATCTTTGTGCCAAGCCCAAATTTAACTGATGCTGATGCTGATTTGTACCATTGTACAGGATTTAACCCTTTACCTATATTTTGACCAGGAGTAGAAATCCACCATTCTTTAAATGGCCCAATACTTTGTGCTCCTGATCTACTAGCTGTTTGCTGTACGGCCATTAACCTCTCCTAAGATTATTAAGAGACAATGTTAAATCTCCATTATCAGCAAACTGACCCGGTGTCATTCCTTTCCTATATTGTTCTCTAATGGCTGGATTAAATAGCATTGGCTCACTTGGCATAGTGCCTTCTGTACTTACTGATCTAGGATTTCTCATTGAATACGGTTCAAATATAGATTGATTAATAGCACTATATGCAGGCTTAACTACTCCATAGTATCCTGCTGCTCCTACCAATCCAGCTGTCGCTATGTTTTGAGCATTATGTACTGCTCGTGGTGCTGCTGCTGCTATAGATGCAGGCGCTCCTTTTACAGATGCAGCTGCTCCTTTTAACGTCGCTTTAGCTCTTGCTATTTTTCTTAATTGTGCAAACCCAAGTGCCATTAACTATACCCCATGCTAGCATGTCTTCTTCCACCGTTCTTTGCTGCTTGAAACATGTATTCTGTTTTATTTCCATCCATCATATTACTAATATTAACATTTTGTAACTGATTAAAGGTGGAAACTTCTTGATCATTATAGAACTGCTCTCTTTTATTAATAAAGTTTCCTAGTGCTCCTTTGACTCCTTTAACATCAAAACTATACTTATTGGTCGTAAATAAATCATTGACACGCTGTGCAGATACGCCTAGCTTAGTTGGGAGCTTTTCGGCATCTAATTGTCCTGTTGCTACTTCAAGATTTATCCTTTGTCTAACCCTATTTACTTTTGCCATAGTTTGCTTGAAAGCTTCTTCATCAGCTTCCCATTCGTAAACTATCTTCTGTGATGGATCGCTTCTCAAATGATATTCTATTTTTCCCATTCTTGATCCATTAAGAATAGCATAAGTATTAACCTGATCAAAGCTCTTTTGCAGTGGAAGACCTCTTGCCTTTACTTGTGCAAAAACTTTTGCTCCAACAGACTTAATATCTGAAACAGTATCATCTTTATAGATAACATCAGCATAACCAGCCAACCCATGTTTATCACTATATATGTACTTCTCTATCTGACTGACATTTTTGTCTTTAGCCATCTTCATGGCCTCAGCATATTCGTGAAATGCGGTTCCTACAGTAGCAGCTGTTTCTGGTTCTCTTTCTTCTAGTAGGTCTCCCCACATTGGATTAGGACCTTGTGGTGCTGTGAGCATCTCATATAGCTCTTCCTCTGACTTACCAAGATAACTCATACCTAGCAATTCGTGCTTCTTTACTCTGGTTGCTGCGCCATACATAAAGTATCCAGTTGCACCTATTCCTCCAGCAGCCAACAGTTTTCTCCATCCTGCCATATTAGCCCTCTGTTATATCTTTAGCTGCTTCTACTTGAGTCATTTCTATCTCGTCTTTTAATGATTCTAGCTCTGCTCTAAAGTTACTCATCTGAGATGACGGATCACCAGTATCTCTTGTCTTAAGTGCAGCAGCTCTCTTCCATTTCTCTTTCCTTGATCCAACCATACATTCTACAAGCTTCATCTTTCTAATCTTAAGTCGCTCTTTTATGTCCCATGCAGTATGCACAACAGTCTGATGATATGGTGCACCTAAATTAGTAACTCCAACGATATTGTTCTGAGTAAGGTCTTGTCCATCTTCTTTTGATAGTGCAATATTGCATCTCATCTCAAATATCTCTATCTCTGCAAGCTCATTTACCATTGTAAGATCTGTCATGTCTTGTGGGTTTACATTATACTCTTCTATAAATCTTTTTCTAAAAAAGGTAAGAAGCTCTACTTCTGGTAAGCATTGCCTGCCTACTGGTGGCTTACCCATCTCATATAGCGGGCATCTTTCTTTAAATTTACATTTATCTCCGGCACAAATCAAAGGGATTAGGCTTTGAACGCCAGTACTTGCTGCTTGCACATGTTTTCTGAGCCTGCCTGCTTCATCAGCAGTAAGTGTGATGTCGCTATAATTATCTAGGTTCATATCTAAAAAGCTAAAGAAGTCAGTCTTTTGTACAGAGCCATCTTCTTTTAGAAGTCTACCATCTAAGCTATACATGACATTTTTCTGATATCCCTTTGTTTCTCTGTCTTCTTTTTTCTTTATATTCTTTATTGTTTTAGATAAGGTTTCCATCTTATCTTCTTTTTTTTCTTTCATCAGTCTCCTATCTACCTATGCTCTTGCTAAGTACTTCTACCATCTTTCTTTTATGCTTCATATCATCATCAACATATTCAACGTAAATATCATCGACTATTTTGTATCCGCAGTGCTTTAGTTTGTCTATTACTAAGTCCCAAAACTCATGTGTATCTATATTATTTCCACTCTTAAACGGAAAGCCGATTGATTCCGCTAATTCATCAGACAATCTCTCACTATTTTTGTCTTTCATAAGATTGTCCGCTTCAAGTATCTTCCTTAACGAACCTCTCCATTCTTTTCCTGTGGGCTCTGATTCCATTATTTCTCCTTATAAAACGTGTCGTAAATATGCGATAACTGTTTTTGAATACCCTCAGCATAAAACGCTTCAAACAATTCTTTGGCTTTCATTGCATATCCGCAATCTTTACCATGTTCACTGTTTTCAGCAAACCACCTGTAGCGTTCTGTTTGGGCTTTATCTAATAAGAGCCTTAGCTCTTCTAGTTCTTCGATGAGATTTTTAGGCATGTTCCTCCAGATATAATATGCTAATAAACATTATACCATGGATTTATTTTGGCGCTATACCTATATTAAACAATTTGAAAAGAAGAATGAAGAAAAAAAGAAAGGCCCCAATAGGGGCCTTAGTTATTCATCGTTGTTTTTTGGAAGTAGTCCTCCCCAGACTGATGGCATGTCTGTAGGTGAGGTTGATGTTGATCCACCATCCGGTATTGGATAACTAGGAAGAAGAGGATCATAAGGAGCAATATCATTATATCCTCCTGGCAATGGTTGTGGCATTGTGTTAATTGGCCCACCAATCATTGTATTAGTGTTTATCCATTGTTGACCACGCATAGAATTTATCTCATCCTGCATCTGCCTTCTAATGATTTCTACAGTCTCTTCAACGTTTTTTATTCCATCAACATATTCTTCTAGTTCTGTCAGAAGAATCCTTTCTACTAGTTCAAGTTGATTTTGAACAAAATGTATGTTTCTCACGTCCTCAGCACATGCTTCTTTAACTAAGTCACTTATAAGCTTTAATGCTTCCTTCTTAATAGTATACTTATCACTAATGAAGCCTGACGCTGGTGCTATCTTTTTACGCTTAATACCTAAGATAGATCAAAGCTTCTTATTGTTGAAAATTCTCCCGCACATATTATTCTCCTTTCTCTTTCTCCTTTATGATGTCTAGCATCTTCTGAATAGATTCATCGCTTATAATTGATAGCCTCTTAACGGTATGAATGTCTATCTCATCGATAGCAGTATCATTAAGATAAAGGACAAGATTGTAGACCGGAACCAAAAAGTCCCTTATTTTTTCGCAGCATTCATCGTTCACTATATTCTCCTTATAATTTCTTCTTCATAGTCATTTTCATATGTTTCAAATACTATAGGAGCATACTGTTTAACTATGTCTAGCATTATCATAGCTGCACGCCTTATCTCCCACTGAGCATGTTTGTCGCCTCTCTCATTAAAGAAGTTCATCAACGAACGAAAGTTAAAAGTAGTATCAATAACCGTAGAACATGCATTAGGCAACACATACCGGGCGTCTTCTTTTCTAATCCCCAAATCAACAAGGTCAGTATACATTCTATTAATGGCTACCATGCCTTCTTCATATACTTCTAAAGCGTATTCATTACTCTTTATACTGTCTGGAGTAATGTAACTAAAATTACTCTCCTTAACATATCGTTGAGACTTTTGTGAATAAGAGGCTATCCTGTGTCTCACTAACTGATGTGTAAGACTTCTTGATACGTTACTAAACCTAAATGTAACTGTAGCATGCTCAAGAACAGAAGTATGTCCATTCTTTATTAGGTGTCTAATTAACTTTTCATGGGAGTCTTCAGTAACCTTGTCATAGCTCTCATAACATGTTCTTCCACAGCTCTCTATGACCTTTTCACAATTTGGAGTTACCATGATTAGCTGTACGTCTAACTTTTTATCTTCTGTCATCATTGTTCCTTTATAGATGAGGTTGTTTCTGTTTTTACAATATTAAACTTAACTGTGCCATTATTATCTACATAAAAAAACTCTTTTCTTAGGCAACCATAACAGAAATATTCATCTACAACCTTTAAGCCACCACAGAATGTACCAGTAACAAGTTTCACTGGTCTTAGTTTCGTTTCTAAGCTACCACATGCAGTACACTTGGCTACTGATTGTAGTATTGTTGATTGTTCTCCCATTATCTATCGTCTCCTGATCCTTGAAGTTTACCTCTTGCTTTACGTGACGCTAACTTTTCAAGGTTATATTTGGCTATATCGCTAAGCTTAACCTCGAAGACTCTTGCTGTTTCTGCCAAATACCACAAAACGTCAGAAAGCTCAGATTTTACTACATCTTTAGCCATCTCATATATCTCACCAGTTTCTTTGTCTCTATATGTTCCCTGGTGATCTCTAACTATCTTTTTAAGTTTACCAAGAACTTCTCCTGCTTCATTAGCCAGACCCATTGCTGGGTAGATATAATCAGCATCATTGTGTTTTCCGTCACTATCTACTACTATGATTTTAGGATAAATAGCTGTCTTTGCTGCTTCTTCCTGATATGTGTCAAAATTAATTTCGGCGCAAACTTCTTCCTCTGTAATGTCTCTTGTATTAGTCTTACCTTTCTTAATTATACTCATTATATCTTTTCCGCTTTTATTATGTATGTGGTTCCGTCTACTGTTACAATGCCACCAAAATAATCTGACCTTACTGTTAACCCTGATCCAGAAGAATCAGTAATTATATCTCTTAGTCCCAGTTGTTTTATAACGCTTAAAATACAATTTTCCAATAGACTCATACTGGCAGGATTTTCGTGCTTATCATCGCCAACACTAAATGTTGCACCAGGATTCTGCAAAGCTTTTCCAAGAGCTTCAAGTGCCATTCCTGTTGTCTTTCCGTATCTTCTTACTTCCATTATTTTATACTCTCCTTTTTAATCCCTTCACACATAATAGTTATCTCTTTCTTGGCTTGTGCTATCGTATCGAGCACATTGTCTATATCCTTAGCCTCCTTACAAGACTTATCAATAAACGCAACACATGTCTTCTCAAGAGTTGGGTAGTAAGTTGGATGCTCTTTTCTGTATTTTTCTCCAGTAACCTTATTAACAGCGTCTCTAAATTGAACTAAAGTCCAGTTATATGGATCATGTGATACACTGAAGTCCTTATTTATCTTTATCATTTCTTCTCCTCTGCCTTATCGGCTACTTCAATAGGGATAGTGTACTCTACCATAAATACTCCATCACTTATGCTTGTACTTATGATTTGGGCGGCGGTATATTTTTGAATATCATAAAGAAACGTATTAATAGACCCTTCTTCTTGACTAGCAAGCTCAAACACTTCTATCTGGGTAACTCTCTGTTTAATACTCTCGTTCATAGTCACTCCTATTTCTTTTAGTTTCACTATATCTATCATTATGCATATTTGTCATGTGGTCTTCTAGGATTTTTTCTGCTCTAAGCAATGTCCTTATATAGTCTTCCTCTTTCTCATAAATCGATATTACAACTTTATGACAGTAGGGACATATATGATATATTGTATTCTTCATGCATCTTCCTCGCGCAGCTATTGGCATAGCTTAGCATTGTAAGCAGCCCCTGTCGTAAAACATCGATTAAAAAAAACAACTCTGCCGTTAATCACAGGTTTTTAAAAAAATTAGACAACCCTCTTAAGTACGTGTTTTTTAATTATTCTCTTCTCGTTCTTCATCGCGTCAAGAATCTCTTGTCTTATCTTTTTTTCAATTCTCTTTGTTGCTTTTTCTTTCCATTCGTTATATAGTTGCTCATGGTTTTCAAAGGATATGTATCTATCTATTATTGGTGGGTCTTCTACAGCTACTGGAAAGTCACTTCTAGCACAAGTCCTACATCCTATTTCTGCAGTAGGTATTTCTTCTATAGTTGAGTGCTTACATCCATTACATTGTGGTGTTAGTGCTTGTATTGCTGATGGATATGCTGGCATCATAGATTCTCCTGGTGCTCTTGTTGCTAATGGGTTATCGTATAAAGGAGGATACTCTCTTGTTACACTGTTGTTTGTGGTTACACTTGATAAGTTTGAGCCGCGTGAATGAATACCTGCTCGTTCATTTGCGATTAAAGAAGCTAACTGTACATGTGTTTCTCTTTGTCTTTGGTGTTCTGGAGATCCAGGGTAATAGATTCCTGGTGTTATTGTTGCTGTTCTTGATAGACTTGGGTCTTCGTATCCTGGTGGTACAGATGGTTGTATACTTGTTTGCTGTGGTTGTGCACCTACAGACCATCTTCTTCTGGATTCTATGTTGTCTCTTAATGAAGTACTGTTCTTAGTAGGAAGTAATCCTGCTAGGCCTTGGTCTCTTAGTCTTATTACTATTGCTTTGAATGGGTTCATTGTTATTCTTTATATGGATATAGGGTATGTTCCTACTGGTACTGAGTAATGGACTGAGTACTTGCATTGGTCAGAAAGTGTCTGTATAGAAATAATATTCCCGCCAGACTCTCTTACTCTGTGTATGAACTCATTCATTTTAGCAGGATGACTTGCGTAAGAGTTTCCATTAGGATCATAGTAGTACTCAGTATAAGAATACTCGATCATTGTAACAAGCTCTTTCATCTCTACTTTAGGTTCAGGAACCGGCTCAGGTGCTGATATATGAGTATCGTACTCTTGTCTAAGAGAAGACCTCTCTTTAAGACCAAAAGCGCTATTCACAGCATGTCTATTAATGACAGGAACTGATGATTTAAAGTCATACTCTTCAGCATGATAACCATCTAAAGGACATTCTTCCCATATGTATCCAGTTTTTAATATATCCTCAAAGACTCTTCCAACTATGTCACCATCTGCATATGCGCTACACTGAGCCATAGTCGTATCATATACCGTGCCATCATGGTCATATTGACTACAATTAGGACACATATAGCAACTTATTACCTCAAACTTCTTACTCATCGTCTCTCCTATCACTACAAAACTCACAATTTGGGTCACTACATTTAGGCTCTAACCAAGTGTTGCATTCAGAACAGAAGTAGGCATCATGTGTCTCGCAGTACTCACCAAGAGAACTACACTTGTCACATCTGAGCACAGCAGTTGTATATAGCATTTCTGCATACTCTATCTCGTCTTCATGTGTGATTCTTGCTCTCTTTTCTTGCATAGTTTGTGCTTCATAGGTGTCTTTAAACTCGTTATCTTTCCATGGCTTACACATACTACAGCCGGCTCTGCTACTCTTTCTTTTTTCTCTCTTATGGTTTGCCATACCTTCCTAATTCCTTTTTAATTATCCTATTAATTTCGTCTTCTGTTAAACGAGATTTAACGGAGACGCCACAATCATCACACTTTAACGTGATTGACAACTCAAGACAATCAATGACTCCCCTAGTATTCTTATGTTCGCAATCGTCTATCATTAGTGAGTAGTATAGTCGTCTTCGTCTTCTTCGTAGTTTACTGTAGCAACAATCTCGTTAGTATCTGCATCAATAAGCCTTACAAGCTGATATTCAAACAACAAATCAGGGTTAGACGCATCTTCAATAAGAACGGATATCACAGGGTTAGTCATGGCTTCATCCACATCGTCCTGCACTACAGATGTTTCTACATAACCTTCTTGGTCACTAAGGTCACAATAATCTATTAGTTCTAGATCATCTAATCTATTCGGCATCTTCCTTGTCTCCTTCTTTAAACTCTGCTTCTGGTAATGGACAATCTGATGATATTAAATCATTCATGACTGCAAATGTTATATCTCTTAGATCTGTATCTTTAATCGACCTACACATATAGCTATTCTCGGTCAATTCATGTTGTCTTACATATGGACATACGGAACACTTAACTATTGGTATATATCTCATTAAACCTCTACTCCTATTGTATAAAATTCCATTTCTTTTTCAGTTAACGGTTCAGATTCAATCGCTCCAACAGGACCTTTTCCAAAATCTTTCATATATGGGCTTCCTGTTGCTCTGAACTTCCATATTCCATCTTTATTGGTTACAAAAGTATTTTGAACCTTAACTCCTTCTGGTTCCATCATTAGAAAGACATCTCCTTTTTTCAAGTCCATGAAATCTACTTCTGTCATATATATTCTTGGAGGATTTGGTACGCCTTCCATTACGTACACAGGTGCTGGATTACGGTTTAATTTATATGTAGTTCTACGTTGCTGACTATCGTCTATTGTACTGTCTTTACAATCGCTACACAATTCGTATACTACTGTTTTATCTTTAGACATACATCTACACTGTGAGATTACAGTATTACAATTAGAACAACGAGTTATTTGATGGCTATGCATAATTAACCCCAGGTCTTGTGTACTTCTGATATGCTTTCTATACCATCATAGTCACTTATCTCGTAATCTACATTATCAGGTATATCTACAACTTTTAGTTCTGCACAGTCTCCATTGGCTTCTTTGCCAAGTGCTTCTACTACTTCTATAAGGAGAGAGTCTGTTCTTTCTAAGCCTCCTGAGTACCAATATGTATCGTCACCTGGATATTCAGAAAAACTATCCCCGTGATCCTTGGTGTACGTACTTGTAAACATACTCGTATCATCAGACCCTACTTTCTCGTACAGCGCCTCTCCATCACTGTGCTTGTACTTAGTCTGCTTATACCTATAAAGCTTCATCTGAGACTTCTCTGCATATAGGTCTTCTGCCTTAGCACTCAAACCGAAACCGCCATAACATTTGTTTATAATTATCTTCATTACTTGCCTCCAATTTCCGCTGCTACTTTATATAGATCGTTAGATAAGTTACGTATACGACCACATTCATTGCCAAGATAACCACATGTACTTTGATCTATGTCAGACCCAAACATTGTATCACTAATATTCTTAACTATATCAGAAGTCCTAATAGCCATACAACGCAACTTGTTGGCTACTTCCTTATCTCTGCTGCTTATCTCAGGACACTTATATCCTTCCCTAGGAACAACTATCATATGTACATGGGTGTAACCTGGCTCTATTTTAATGGGTAGACTATTTTTGTTTAAACGCTTTAGGTCGCGGCTATTGAATATCGTCATATTATTGTCCTATATCCAATGGAACCTCATAAAAAAATAAATCCACAATTACTACACATACGCTCTATCATCTCTTCTGGTGCCGACATCCAACGCTGAGAGTTACCATCAGGCATATGAAAAAACTTTCCCTTTGGAAGAAACTTATCAGATATCTCCTCACATCTACACTTAATGCACTTCATATCTTTGCTGTACTTGTTCATCTAATTCCTCTCTAATTGTATTACTCTATTATAGCGGGGAAATTCGATTTTGTCAAGTGTTTTCTTATTCTATTTCCAATTATAAGTTTCTGAATTACCAAGGTGAACATTTACCCTAGCAGAAAGTACAGCAGAGCCCAAACAGCGTCTTACAGGCTCTTTCATCTCATGAACGTTACATACTATACATATACTCTCAAACGTCCTCATATGGAAGTCCTCGGGCTCTGAGAGCAGACTTATGGAGGAGTTTGTATTTCTATATATTAAGAATGTCCCATTCTGAGTTCCAATATAATCTGGAGCACTAAGACTCATAGGACGTGGCTCTGTTTCTAAGTAATGTATGACTTTATCGTATACAGTTCTTTTCTCACTAGGTAGACAAACAATTCCCACATTTTGATACTCATTAGGTGGAGCACATGATATAACCGCCTTATTCATCATTCTCGTAAATCTGTAATCTCTATTCGGTATCTTAACCACTATTTGACCTCATTATCAAAGATACTACACTTATAAGCACATGTATTTACTGCTGATATTATGCCGGAGCAAATATGCTCTTCCTCACAAAAAAGATAAGCATCTGAAAACACTTTCCCACTTATATCAGCATCAACACCAACGACTGATATCGAACTACCATTCTTATTCTCTACGCTTAACCATAACCAGTACACTCGTGCTGAACATCTGCATCTCTTAAAGCTTCTATAATATGGTCATATGTTGTAGTCCTATCAAGAAAATAAGTAACAACCACAATCTTTCTAACACAAGGCCAAGTGAAGTCATGTAGTATCTTCCTTAGCATTCTCTTTGCTCTATACTTTTGATTTGGTATACCGTTCTTCATTATATAACCTTACAAGCAATACACTCGCATTCCTTAGAAGGATTGTGCCACCACGTAACACATTGTAGGTCAAACGCGTTTACTTCGCCGGGGATTATTTCTTCTCTCGCTGTAATACCATGAATAGACATTATCTTCTCATTACCATATTCATCAGAACAAGATAATATAAGATCGGATTTAAAATTAAGATCCATAGCACTAATATATTCCTCTTCGTCTAACACAGCTATACTAGCTGTTTGACCTTCAACAGATATCGCCCTGATCTTGCCTATCTTAACGTCGCTCTGGTAAACATCCATATTTACCCCACTGAAACCATTGAAACTAAATTCATCTGCTGTATTACTCTTCATTTCTTTCTCCTTTAGTTTGATTATCTTAGTATAGCGACTTTATCTAGTTTTGTCAAGTTGTTTCTATTAGTTGTTAATTTTAGGCAATACTACGCCAAGAGGCTATCGTGATAAACTAGGAAGCGAGTGATTAAACCCAATTCCATTTACTTAGCCTCTAATAGATAAAATATATACTAACAGTTGTAAGAAAGAAAATATTTACTCGGATGTAGATTTTTTTTGCAAGTGTCCCACCACTTTCTAGTATCACGATGAAGCATCCTCATATCTATCTTGACTACTGCTCTAGTCTAACAGGGGTCGCTCTTCCACGGCATGGCTAGTGTTGTTCCGTTTCGAGGAGATGTTAATTCAACTCCTAAACCCTATTCTCCTTCTCTTGTAACAAGTTATCACTTCTTTCATATAGCTATAATCAATAACTTAAGTAAGTCATCGATCTGTATTACTGATAAGCCCAATGTAGGAGAAACTGTTTAAAACTACATTACTTTAATCATTACTCTATTATAGCGGGGGATTTTGTTTTTGTCAAGCTTTTTCTTGTTTTTTCATAAAGAAATATAACTTTTCAATATCTTCAAAAGATCCATTATTCTTCATTTGATTGGCTTTACAAGAAATAACCTGAACATTTTTAGGAACGTAGCCAATTGAGTTGTCTATTCTGTCTAAGGTTGGACTATTATCTCTAGGGCCCGAAACACCAGTCCTACTTGAAAAAATTTTAATCCCTAGTATCGGGCATACGTCTGGAATGATAACATGCTCTTCTAATATTGAGAATTCAAGCCCATTGGTCTTGGCTCTATGCTTTGCGCCTTTAAGCATTTTATAGGCCCTGTTTTTTCTCTGTGCTTTAAAGATAGAGACTCGTAATGCTCAAGATCTTTTTCTCTATGCTTTTTTGCTAAAGCGTTTGAGCATTCTTTGCATTTAGTTTGCTTCCCATGTTTTCCTCTTTTTAGCTTTGCGAATAAATCGAGTGTTTTAGTTTTTTTGCAACCTGTGCATTTCTTATGGGTAGGTATTTGTTCTTTTGGTTTATTTTTCTTCTTTTTCTTACGATATTGCTTTTGATACTCTTCAAGACATTTTTTACATGTGTATTGAAGCTTGTCTTTACTGTTGCTATTAAAACTGAATCCGCTTATGTCTTTGTCTTGTTTGCATATATTACAATGTTTAGTCATTTTAATCCTTCTTGTTGTTATTAGTATAACACACTTTAAAGAAAAAATGACTAAAAAATAAAATAAATCTAATAGGAAGGCTTGGTACAGGAAATAATATCCCGCCGCTACATATGTACGTGTAACGACGAGAAAGACTCTAAAATAGGTAAATTGAACTGAAAAATTTCTGAAAATTAATAAACAGTGATTGCTAGGTGATTCATAGTGATTAACGGATGTTTGACTGTAAACTGCTCACAGTCCCTGTACGTAGTACAGTGGCGCGAAGTGAATCATAAACCGTATGGATCAACATCTGTTGCTGTAAATTTGTAAGTTGCACCTTCATCATTAAACATGTCCACTTGTATTTTGCATCCTGTTATGATTCTTTTCCTGATACAATGCACGTGTTTTTATCAAGTGCAATTTTATTACCATCACAACGCTTATATGGAACTAAAAAAGAACCTGAAATTTCTTTTGTGATTTTCGTAGGTGATGTAGTTAGTGATACTGTCTTTTTTACATTCATTTTAAAGTCGTCTATGTCAACTGATAATGGTCCGTTTGCTACAAATGATTTCATTATGACTCCTTTTCTAATCCTTGTGCTATAAATTCAAACTCTGTGCCATATAACTTGATGTCTCTCGAAGTAATACGACATTCTGTGATAAGCCATCTATTTCCATGTACACAATCTATAATTGTGAATTCACTTGCCATATTCAAGTCTTTAGCATAGATTTTTACTAAAAATGATCCCGCGATTAATGCATCGTCTGTTACGGTTGTTTCTAAGTCTTCTATGTCTAGCGCATCGGGGCCTTTTACTAAGATTGTCATACTATACTCCTCTAAGCGTATGTATATTATAACAAGTGTTCGCCGATTTGTCAAGGGAAATCTAGTGTTTAGTCCTCTTTCTTCCACCTTTATCCATGGCTTTTGTTACTGAGTCTACTAGGCCATTAGAACAGAATGGTTTCTCGATGTAATCACATACTCCTCTTGCCAGTAAGCAAGTCTTACTCGCTGTTCCTGTCGCTGTAAGCACAACTATTGGTATATCGTTTATTGCATTCATTAATGCAGTCTTTTTTACAAAAGTGCAACCATCCATTCCTGGCATTTTAAGATCAAGAAGTATTGCGTCTAAATTCTCATTATGTGCAATCTCTATTGCTTCTTCTGCAGTATTTGTAGTGAGGACATTAAATCCTTTAGTCTCAAATAAGAATTTAAGCATTGCTAGTATTTGATCATCATCGTCAACTATTAACAGTGTGCTGTCTTCTTCAATCATCTGTATTCTCCTGGTTTGAATTGTACTCATAAGCAAGGTGCAAGTCATAGATGTAGAGCGATATTTAATATAAAAAGATTATTGGAAGATAATGCTAAACTATGTACGATTAACCAGGTATGAAGGTATTCCCTTTGTGTTCGTTTTTAGTTGCCGTGATTATCTGCAAGTTGTTTTCAACGTGTAATCCGCAAACCAATGGATGATGCATTGGTACGATATGATCGACATGAAAAGATACGTACCCAGCCTCTTTGTTTAGCCTACGCATCTCTCTGTAGATGAGTCTTATTGCTGTTGTGTCTCCCCCCAAGCTACTTTTGCTTCTTTGTGTCTACGTTTAATGCTTACTTTGTTCTCTTTTTTTCATGCTCTATGACGCTTTCTATAGTCGTCTTTGTTGTCTTGGTAGTGTTGAGATCGTTTCTTTCTTGTGCAATCTGTGCAGTAGTAGCTTAGGTGATCTGGAGACTGATAGTTTATATAAAACTCTTTAAAGGTTTTTTCTGTGTTGCAGTGCTTGCACAGTTTTGTTTTATCAGTAAGGATTAGCGTGTCATATAGTGTTCTTATGGCTGGTTTATCGATTTTCAATGTATGTCGTTTTCTTTCTTCTTGAGTTGATACTGCTTTACATGAAGAACAATATTTGTTTCTGCCTTTATTCAAGACTATATTGGTGCATTCTTTGTTTTTACATTGCCTGGTTGTAGGCACTAATAGCCTATCTGTATTTGTTTTGTATTTTTTTCTTGTTCTTCTCTTTTCTCTAACTATATCTGAACAATCAAAACACCAATATTGTTTTCCTCTATCTGTGTCTTTTAGTAATGAAAAGTGTCTTTTGGCTTTCATTTGTTTGCAAGAGTAACATTTTATTTTAGGTCTACGTTTTATGTCTGGGTTTAGCACGCCTTTTCTGTGTCTTATCGCTGCGTTGACGCAGTCCCGACATCTGCTATGAAATCCAGACTGCTCATGCTTAACAATCTCAAACAACTCTATTGGCTTTTCTATTTTACATTTAGTGCATACTTTAGATATTAAATCTACTGAATCATAGGTTAAATCTTTATTTTTTTTCTTATATTCCTCTCTTTTTTGTTTTGCATATTTAACGTTACACTCTTTGCACCACCATTCGCGTCCAGTCTTATTTTTTTCTGAACGCTTTCTGTTACCAAATTCTAATTTACCTTTATTAATCTTGCATCTTGGGCACACCATCGCTGTCTCCTTAAAATTAGTTCCAATATAACTATTATGTTATATATGCATTATAACACATTGTTAACACTAAAATACCTAAAAATAAGTATATAATTTTATAGTTCAATCCTACTGTTTTTCAGTATCAATCGTTTTGGAGTCTATAGATTTATATAGTGATTATGGTGTTCGGCAAGCGAGGCCCGGCCTTCGCTGAGAGAGGTTGAACATGGCAATTAAGCCTAAACGTAAACGATGGAGGTAGAGAGATGAAGAAGATAATAGAAGTAAAAGACAGCAAAGACTTTGAGTGTCCTGAGTGTAGTGGCGACATGCTAGATGATGGTACTACTACGCACTGTACTGTGTGTTGTCAAGTATTCAAGAGTAAGGACTTGATTGCAGTGGACACCATCTATGTCATGGAGGACAGTGACATGATCAAGGATGATAGTGGGATAGGCTATGAGCTACGTGAGCTCTTAGCTAAGATGTAAGTTAACCATAATGAACAAGGAGAGAGTCATGAAGAGAATCATAGTGAGAGTACCAGCTACACCTAAGAACAATGCAGTATCAGTAGATGTAGTACGCATGGCATACAATGCACTAACAGGTGATCCTACTACTAGGCTCACTAGTAAGACAGTACAGCCTACTGATATACAGGCATGGATAGATGCTGAGATGTGCACATGTGTAGATGTAGACAGTGTACGTGTAGCAATGCTTGAGCTTAGACGTGTACCTGGTGTATGTGTAGCATAACGCTAACCTTAACTAGAGAGGAGAGAGTACAATGAGAGATATGAAGAATGATAGGCTTACATGGAAGGATAAGCATGAGGACATGGTGTCCTTGGTTAAGACAGTAGCTGATGCTCTAGTGCTAGGTGCACTGGGCATAGTGCTGTGTATACTGTTCTTTTCATTAACCCCATATGCAGGAGCGTGATATGAAATACCTTATGTATCCAGTAGACTTCATGATAGGCGCATTGGGCGCACTGTACATAGTAACTGATCTACTGTTTGAGTATGCAGTAGAGGCATTCGAACTTAAACTTAAGCAACTGCTAGGGAGGTAGAGTCATGGTAGAAGTTAGTGTTATGGATAAAGAGTTCTTTTACTTCAACGATGTAGAGGAACTAAGGGCTGCTGAGTCATACCTCTTGGGTGTGCATGGCGGATACTTATATAAGGACATAAAGACTAAGGCTATAGATGCCTTGCCTGCTGGTAAAGAGGTAAACAGGTGGGAAGATGTACTGTAACGGCCTGCCTGAGCGTAATGTAGGGTTCTTGCCCTACGTGCATGAGATTCTCAGGATACTAGAGAGTGAGAGTTTGGCTATTGAGCCGATTCAATTAAACCTTAAACTAGAGGAGAGCGTCATGTGTGAGAGATGTATGAAGACTAGAGAGGAGCAGATAGAGTGGGATAAGACACATAAACTAAACGGAGGTAGAGAGATGAAGACTAAAGAGAGTAATCCTGTACAAGGCGATCCTCAGTTGTTTGAGGAAATAGAGAAGCAAGATCCTCGTGAAGTCTACGAAGAACCACAAAGTAGAAGTTTGCTGCATCATAAGGCAGGTGTATGTCCACAGTGTGAGGCAGACATGTATGTTGTGTCTACTAGCAAAGCATTCGGTAAGTCTAATCAGGCTTGTGAGTGTGAGCATTGTGGTTATGTTGAGAATAGATAAAGGCAATTCCGCCGAAATAAACTTTAACTTTTAATAAGGAGAGAGATCATGAAGAACAGAATAGAAGAGAAGGTAAGCGAGAACTATCTGCAGAGAACTACTGATGCAGATCCAAATATCAAGGTACGTCCAGATTGGATGTGTCGTAATGCTATCTTTGACTTGAGAGAGAAGGTTCTCTCAGGTGATCTCGATAGGACAGAGGATCTAGATGTGATCCAAGCTGTGTGCTTCAACATGAGTGACAAATATCTAGGGCCAGTACGTGGTCTAGGTGTAACCATTCATAAAGAAGAGGGAGTTGTGCTAGATCAGGCAACTCAATGGTCATTAGATCATCCTACTAGGCTCACAGGTGAGTCCTTAGAGAGAGACTATCTCGATGGACCAGACTGCATGCTCCAGAACGATTATGGAGAGTCAGCTATGGAGAGAATGGTATGGGAAAGAGATATCCGTATCAGGAACTTCTTCAGAGTGTCAGGTACTATCAAGAAGGCATTGACGCATAAGAACAAGCTACTGATGGCTAAGGTAGCAGCAAGGTTCTGGAAGAGATGCTTCAATCAGGATGATAAGCTCTGGCTCACAGTAGAACAGAAGTCAGCTATAGTCTGGTTACTGGATAAGCACTATAAAGAGTATCCTAAGGTAAAGAAGACGGCTTGGGGTCCAGTAGCAACAGATCTGAAGCATACTTTACTCGGACATCCTGATGATAGGAACAGAGCAGAGTGTGGTGTAGGTGATATCTATAGTGACAATGTAGAAGGTGGGATAAACCCAGAAACTCAGATGATACTAGCTGAGGAAATAGCTAACTAGAGTATAACGGGGAGTCAGCAATGGCTCCCCATAATTTAAGGAGGAGAGAATGGCTATTGTATGTAGAGAGTGTGGAGAAGAGATTAGTGCTCCAGGTGGAGATGTGTGTGGCAACTGTAGTGACGTAGTAATATATGTATGGCCAGATGGTTTATGGGTTGAAGCATATGAGTACTGCGAAACAGCTGATGCTTGGAGAGGTGATGATTTCCAACAGATAACAGTACCATTACGTGATGCAGAAGATATAGATGTTTACGTAGATGAATTAATGAATAAGTGATTCACCCTGTCTATCAGTGAGAGCTGGTAGATGGGCTTGCTTTACTTACTAGTGCCTTAAGACATCCGTGCTCTACATATTAAGGGGCCGTGTTATTCGCTCGCTTCGCTCGCTAAAGAATGTTGTTCTCTTTGTTCACTACTATTATATAAAACAAATCAAAATCAATAGCGCAAATCATATGTGATTCACTACGTTTCATCACTGTGTGTATAGCCGGGTACTATTTTAAGCGTTGCCTTAATAGATACGTGAGTACTATTTTTTCTCTCTTATATTAAATTTACTTTAACTCTATTTGGGAGAGATACAATGAACATACTAATATACACAGACGGAGCATGCTCTGGTAATCACAGTAAGGATATCGAAGGCTCAGGTGGTATAGGCATCGTAATGGCATGCTACAATGATAATGGAACATTACGCAAAGAGCGTCACATCTCAAAGTATGTTCCTAACGCTACAAACAACATAACAGAGCTACAGGCTGCTATTGAAGCAATCAAGGCTGTTGCTACTGGCACACCTATAACTGTTCATTCTGATTCGCAATATGTAGTAAAGGGAATCACCGAATGGATATCCAACTGGAAGAAGAAAGGTTGGAAAGGCTCTAACAGGAAGCCTGTTGCTAATAGAGAGCTATGGCAGGAACTTGATGAGTTAAACCATGATAAGATCACATGGGTTTGGCTTAAGGGCCACGATGGTCATCCCGAGCAAGAGATGGCTGATACTCTTGCTGTAGAGGCTGCTACTTCAGGAAAAGACAGTGATACAACAATAGCGTGAGTATTATTTTTTCTCTTATTTGAAATTTTTAATTTAATTTATTTAATTTGGGAGTACATGATGAGCGAAGAGACAAAGACAAAAGAAGAACAGAAGAAAGCCAACATCAAGAAGGTTGCATACGGTGTTGGTATGATGGGCGTGGCCGTTGTGGGTATATACACATTGGGCTTGATACCAGGGCTCATAGCAGGCATTGGAGCACACAAGGCAACTAAAACCGGCGACATTTAATTTAATTATACAATAGGAGAGAGCTATGTTTGGAATTGATTTGATGTTGGTTGGGTTTTTCGTAACTATTGGCGGTAAAGGTGCTATCGATACATATGATGGCGGCAAGCAGCTTATCAAGGGCATCACTCAGAGTGAGAAGGCTCATGACATGATGGACAAGGTACACAAAACGGTAGACAACACGCTCGATAGACATAAAGACGAGCACAAAGATAAATAAGCCTCCTCTGCTCCGACTCTGAAAAGGGTTGGAGCTTTTTTTAATTCAGGGTTATACGTTTGGCATATCTCGTGATTCACAAGGAGGATATCATGGGCATTAAAGTAGTAGCAATATCTGGTGATGATGATACTTCCATAAGTATGCAGATCAGCGATGAGACAATCATACTCGGTGAGAAGCCCACTGATGTAGGAACAGTAGAAATCGGCTATGTAGATATAACATGTAGTGAAGCAAGGAAGCTTGGACAGGAACTCATAGAACTATCTAATAAGATGAGCTGGCCAAATACTCTCGGTTAATCATACGTGATTCACATATGCAGAGGTGGTGAAACTGGTAAACACGCTGGCCTTGGCAGTGGTAAGCTCGCTACTTACTTTTGCAGGTTCGACTCCTGCCCTTTGCAACGTTAATCATACGTGACTATACAGCCGTTAAACTCTGAAACCTAGCTCCTAGTATTCATGTGATATTTAAAGCCCCTGAGTGGAGTATACGAGCCTTAGAGGATACAATTAGAAGGAGAAGATGATGCAAATATTCGATATAATATTCTTATCATGTATGTGCTTTGCAAGTGGGATAGCTCTTGGTATTCAAATAGGTGTCTCGCTTCATAAGGATGCGGCTATTAAATCAGGTCATAGTAGATACAATGAGATGACTGGTATATTTGAGTGGAAAGAGATAGATAAAAAAGAAGATAAAGGATGATTACTCGGAGGATATCATGCAAGAAGCGTTACTGACGATAATGGTAGCAATGTCAACAATAGCTATAAGCACTCCTATGTGGTTCATAGTAAGAGAACTACGAAAAATAAAAGAAAAAATAAGGTAAAAGTGATTAACCTCAGAGATTGGCTCTTATATACCGGTTTTATCATATAATTGTCGAAGGGGAGCCTATCTGTGTACAGGAAATTTCTATATATCCAGCTGTAAGCTATATGTATTCTCTATTATATAGTGAAGCTCTGGCGTAACACTCTGTTACTCTAACGCTAATCATTTAGGAGAACTATCATGTATAAGAATACTGTTGAGTACCATAATACAGATAGAAGCGGAACAATCATGACTATAAATGGTAACTTAGTTAATCATTTACCAGTGAATAATTCGCTCTTTACAGTAAATGGTAAAAACTATACTGTTGATAATATTGTACATGATTATACCTATGTTGATGGAGAACTTATTAGTATACATATATGGGTATATTGTACTGCACATTAATACTCTGACGTTAATCATGAGAACTTGTTCGAATGTTGGATGAGTTATAGTTACATTAATCATTTAATTGGAAAGTAAGATGAAAGATACTTGGAAACTATTTATATTATCAATCATGTTGTTTGTATGTTACTGCTTACTGGAAGTAAAGGGGTGTATATAATGCCACAGATACATAGGTCTCAACTTAGTAGATGGTATGCTAAAAGAGATAGAAAGAATCTATCAGTTGCTGATAAGAGACTGATGGATAGAACTGTTATAGTTATGTACATATGCATGGGTATAATTATAGGAGTTGTTATCTATGCTATATGTAGTATATATGCTATTACATGGTAAGCTATGATTTAAAAGATGCCCGGCAAAAATAAAGAACTCTGAGGTGTATCATGTTAGAAGAACAACAAATAGTAATGGATGCTTTACTTAAACAGAACAGTCCAGAGGCTATCATGAGAAGGATAAGATTCAATGAACCACTGTTAAAAGAAGATGGTTCTCTTCATCAGGTTATGTTGAAAATTGCAGGTAAACCTTATAGGTGTCACTGTGGTTGTAATGTATTTCACCATCCAGACAAAGAAAACTTAAGCCTCTATGAATGTAATAGCTGTAAAGCAGTATTTAGCTCTGAGTGAAACTCTGTCGTTAATCATTCTATTAGTTGCTGAGTAATAGTGATTAGTATTATATATTATCTTATACGTAATATAAGACTTAAAAATAAGCTTAAAAGGCTTATGATTTAAAAATGCCCGCCAAATAAAGAGGAATACTATGAAACCACAATATATTGACGATGTTACTGCTGAAGATACACTATCTCTCATGTGTTCCCAATCTGATTGTAATGGATACACGAAGCTATATGACCAGGAAGCGTTCAATGCTTCTGACAATATGGTTGTAATACCTATGAAATGTGTTAAATGTGGACATGAAGTCTGTATTAACATCGATGTAGTCGTGCCTAAGTAATACTCTTTCTGTTGACATAATAGAAGAGATATAATAAATTAAAAGTTTCCGGCCAATCACAAGGAGTCAATCATGGTACTACAGATAGGAGGATTTATAACAACGTTATCTCAAACACAGGTGATTATTATATGTATAGCTAGTGCACTTATTGTACACTTTTTAGATATCTTCTTGATAAATAAACATAAAAGAATTATAAGGGAAAACAAATGAAAAGATTTATGGAGTTTAGCTTACTACAAGGCATATTTATATGGATTGCTTCTAAAATCAGAAAAATAAAAAAGAAACTCAGAGGTTAATCATAGTATTTAAAATAGGAAACACTAGAACTAATAAACATCATGAAACAATAGTCACAGAACATGATACCAAAGAATAGCTTACGCTAACATGTGATCATATTGGTAAGCCATATATAGATCAATATGGAAGATCTTGGACAGTAACAAAAAACCATACACTTGAGCTTGTAACATCTTAATAATCATATTTAACCCCAGCGTTAATTATTTGTTATAGTTTTATAGATAGTGCTCATGTATTCTATTAGATGCTAAGTAGTATAGAGATGTTTATATGTTCTCTCTTTATAAAAGTCTTAGTAGTGATAAGTCCAAGATGTCTTGTTGGAGTAATGTATGGAGGAGGAATCGAACTCCATTAAAGCTATGATTTAAAAGATATCCCACCGGGATAAGGAGAATACTATGCATTGCAGAGAAATGGAGAGACTCACATTCTTAGAAAAAAGAGATGGTAAAGAAGGTACTATAGCATTTGCTAAGCAAGGGATAATCTCATATAGACGATCTGTACTTAAATCAAGAACGTTGTATAGAGACAAGATGATAGAAAGCTATTTATGCTTTAAGAAGTATTTGTCCTATCAGTCTATAAGGAGCTGAATTATGAAAGAGATACATATAAAAGTAACTACCGCTGGTGGCAAAGTAATAGACTCTAAATCCCAAGCACATAATGCTAAGGTTCAAAAAAGCTTTGAAGAGCTTGTTGAATCAATTCCTAATATGAATTATCTGACTCTTGTTACAGATACTGATAAGGCATACATATATGAAGAAACTCTTGCTAATAGTGTAATTGAGCTAGTTATATTTGATCCAGAAGAGGATAGGTGTTAAAGGTATCCCGCCAATTTACATGGGTATTATTCTCTCTCTATTGTAATTAAATTTATTTTTATTATAAGAGAGGTGTAGCCATGGTACGATTCATAGAAGAAGCACTCAGAAGCTATCAAACTTCAGGTGTGTGCATAGTAAATAATCCCAAAGAAAGCAATCTAAGAATCGAGACCATGAATGGTGAGATATTCATTCAGGTAAATAAAAGCGTGAACATAGGCGAGGTACTCGAACTATGCAGCGTTGATGTAGACTCAGCTGCTCATGAAATGGCTGAGATAGTTGCCAAGAAGATGTGTAACTTAA